CCAAGATGGTCGTCGAAAGGGCTGGAGCATAATGCCGACGTACAACTACGAGAATACAGAGACTGGAGAGACCTGGTCCGAGTACCGCAACATGGATCAGAGACTCGACGGCGTCGACGGCAAGAAGATCATCTTGGTCCTTTCTGCTCCGAAGCAGACCGATCCATCCCTGTCGACCAAGAAGGCTCAGGACTTCTACGACAAGGTCATCGCACCCAAGAAGCGATACCATCCAGGACTCAAGTGAGTTATAACAGAATTGCAAAAAGAGTATAACCCATGACTCAGGCACTCTATAGATTTGAATACGACTGTGGTCGATCAGGTGAACTCTGCGGCTTGTTTGTCGCTGAGAAGGACGAGATTGAAGCTCTCATCGGCAAGAGGATCTACTTCGGCGAAGTTCTTGGCAAGCACTCAGAGGTGGTCATCACCTTCGATGAAGAGTGCGTCGACATTCTGACTGAGGATCAGGACTTCATCTCGAAGTTCATCCAGTTCGGTCTGACCACGGGCTTCAACCCGATCGACTATGCTCCGGAAGATGAGGAAGATTGACCCAGAAGCTCTACCAGAGGACCGAGAACGAGGAAGGCCGTTTCTACTACTGCGGCGAACAGAACTTCTATCCCTCGGTCACCACCTTCCTGAACTACGTCCTGGACAAGTCCGATCTGGACTCCTGGAGGGCATGGGTTGGTGAGACGGAAGCAAACAGGATAACCAAGCAGTCCACGGATCGAGGAACAGAGCTCCATCACCTCTGCGAGCAGTATCTCCTCGGAACGCCGGTCGAGACCAAGTATCCGATGGTCAAGACGATGTTCAAGCAGCTCAAGCCTCACCTGGACAAGATCACCAACATCAAAGGGCTCGAACTGTCCCTCCACTCGGATAAGCTTCGACTCGCCGGAACAGCCGACTGCGTGGCAGACTACGAGGACGTTCCATCCATCATCGACTTCAAAAATTCTAACCAGCAGAAGTCGGAAGATGATATACTAGGTTACTTCATCCAGACTACACTGTATTCCGTAATGGTCAAAGAACGGCTGGGTCTCGATCACCTCCAACTTGTGATCTTGATGGCCTGCCAGACCGGAAGAACACTGGTCTTCAAAAAGAGAGTCAAGGACTATCTTCCGGTCTCTCTTGAACTTCTGAAAAAATTCTATCGAGAGAACAGTGGATTCAAAAACAAAATTTTCGTTTGATATCGAGAACCTCAAGATCGGATCAGGCGACGTCTCCTATGTGGAGATCATCTCCGAATACATCGAGAAGCACAACATCGATCCTTCAATCGTTCCGAGGCTCCTGACCGAGTCCCTGTTCCAGAAGATCAAGGCTGACTCAATCAAACTCAATCATATCGAAGTCATGGAAGACCACTACGTCATGGAAGATCTTCTTTGAGCTCACTCCAGAAGGCATTCGATTTTCAGGCCATCTACAACGGCCTGAGCCTCCACTTCAACAAGTCCTATGACTATGCGAAGTATGGTCCACTTAGGCGCAATCAGAACGCCGACAAGTTCGAGATGTCTCCAGATCGTTTCATCTACATCGGGTTCGTCAGACGCTTCGGCACCGAGGAGGCATTCGAGGAGTACCTCAAGCTCTACGGCTTCAGGACCGGCAAAGTCCCATACATTCGGAGCTTCGACAACAGAGACGTCGAAACCGAATTTAAGGACGTCTGGATGAAAATAAGGTACTCATTCGAGTACAATTTTGATATAATGCTAAATGAGATCTCCATTCAAGATTTGAAGACAGACGGACAATCGTGGCCGACTATCTTGGAGCGTCTCTATGACGGAAAGATCTATCCGTCCCAGTTCGCAGCACTGGATCGAACCTACAACCTGATGGCTAAGTACTCGAAAATATTTGAGCACGACCCACTTTTTCAGGACAACTACACGATATATAGCAAGTACAATTCAGTGACGAAAATCCCTGAATTTGACAAGCTTAAAACACTGATTAAAACAACTTTAAAGCCATCTTAAGAAAGGTACACTAGATGTCAAAGTTTTCGTTCGCGGACCTCAAGAAGCAGTCCAAGAATTCCGTCTCCTCCCTCCAGGAACGTCTCAAGTCCACAGAACGCAAGGGCTTCCAGAAAGACGAACGCTTTTGGGAACCGACCAAGGACGATAATGGCAACGCACTTGCCGTCATTCGTTTCCTCCCCGCCCCAGCTGGCGAAGAACTCTCCTATGTCACCTACTACTCGCACCGTTTCTCGCTCAACAACCGTTGGTACGTCGAACGCTCCCTGACGACCATCGGCAAGGACGACCCGCTCGGTGAAGCCAACAAGATCCTCTGGGATACCGGCGATGAGGCCAAGCGTGAGATCGTTCGCAAGCGCAAGCGTGGTCTGAACTACGTGGCCAACATTCTGGTCATCAAGGACACCAACGCTCCGGAGAACAACGGTAAGGTCTTCCTGTACCGCTTCGGTGCCAAGATCTTCGAGAAGATCAAGAACCTGGCTCAGCCGGAACTCGAAGAGGATACGCCGATCGACGTCTTCAACATCTTCGAAGGAGCCAACTTCCGTCTGAAGGTCAAGAAGCAGGGTGAATTCCCGAACTACGACGACTCCAAGTTCGAGAACCCGTCGCCTCTCGCAGGTGGCAAGGAAGCCGAGATGGAGAAGATCTGGAACCAGTGCTACTCGCTCGAGGCAGAAGTTGCCGAAAACAAGTTCAAGACCTACGAAGAGCTCAAGAAGAAGCTCGATTGGGTTCTGAGTGGTTCAGAATCTTCCGGCAAGACCGCCGACCAGAAGCTCCAGGACAAGATCAACGAATCGTCCAAGGACGATGACGACGATCTGAACGTCCTGGACGACAAGGTCTCCAAGCCGAAGCAGGAAAAGAAGAAGGATGACGATGATGACGATGACGGGATCGATCTGTCGTCCTTCAAGTTGGACGACGATGACGACGATCAGATCCCGTTCTGATCGTCCTTAGAACCTAGACGGGTTACCAAACCCACCATTCAGAAGGCTCCTTGTTCCAAATGAGGAGCCTTCCTGGTTTCTTGGATTAGGTGATCCAGCCAGATTGATGGATGCCTTGTTGTAGGATCCGGAGACCACGCTCTGATTGGTGGTTCTCGAGTAGTCGGCATTGGACGTATTGTTGTTCGTGGTCGAGTTCTCGATGGACTTCTCGTAGATCCTCATTGCCGCAGCTTCCTTAGCAATGGCACGAGGTTCGGACTCGATGTTCTGTGAGAAGTTGTCCATGGACTTGAGCATATCGTCGAAGTCGTGAGAAGGCTGAATCTCTACCTTGACCGGAGCTCCGGCCGCTGTCTCTCCATCCAGGATCTTGACGTCGTCCATTGAGGACTCGACTCTCGGAGGATTAGGCTGAGCCACACCCTCCTTTCCGAGCCAGTAGTCAAGGGTGAAGAACTTCTTGAAGTAAGCTTCGACAGAGTCCATGAAGTCCTTGATCGTATTGCGGATGGAGTCGATCTTCTCCTGGCCCCACTTGACCACAGCATCGAACGTGGCCTTGATGAACTCACCGATCTTGACCGGGAGCTCCGTGAAGAACCACTTGACTGCGTCTACGACCTGATTGAACTTGTTCCATGCCCAGTCCGTCACGTTCTGAATGACCTGGGCGATCTTCTCGCCTCCGAAGTATCCCAAAAGACCTCCGAAGACTGCACCGATCAGGCCTCCGAGGAGGGTGCCGACCACCGGTACGACAGAACCAATACCAGCTCCGATGAGAGCCCACTTGCCTGCGTTCTGAAGCATTCCCATGACGCCGCTGTTCAGGCCTCCGAGGAGACCACCGAGCATTCCGGCGATGTTGCCTACACCCCAGGCATCTGCTGAGAACCAGCCACCGATTGCGTCCTTGACTGCCAGATAGAGTCCAGTCGCCAGGGCTGCAATCGGGAATGCCTTTGCAATGAGATTACCGACAGTTCCAAGCGCTCCGAGAACCGTTGACTTGAGGATGCCGATCAGGCTGTTCATCCCGACCAAGGTCCAGACGCCGAAATCGTTGATGAGTCCAGAGATCCATCCGCCAGCCTTCTTGGACAGCTCCACCACTCTATCCTTGGCTCCACCGAGCTTGGAGGCAATATTGCTTGAGTTCTCCTTTCGGAGGTCCTCTTCTCTATTATCCTTATTGCTTTCAGTGAACTTCTGGAAGGCCTCATAGAGACTAGAGATGGCCTCCGAGATGCGCTCCAAGAGAGGGATCTGCTTGGTGATTGCAGTCTCGTCCTCTCCGACATTGATCTTGTTCGGGAAGGATACTAGGCCACCGCCACCTTCTGGATTATCGCCGGTCTTTCCACCAATGAAAGTATTGAGGAAACCTCCGAGCTTCTCAAAGAGGCCTTCCATCTTAGCAGTGATATCAGGAGTATCGCTCTTAGGAGCGTCCTCAATTTCCGGCTTTCTATCTTCCGGGTTGTCAACTCTTGATTTCTCCTCTCCTTCGGAATACTTTTCGGCACCGAGGACTCTCTTCAAAAACGAGTTCTTGAAGTAGCCTTCGACTTCCATCTTTTGGTCTGCTAGGGTCTTGCCGAGGAACTTGTCCTTCGCAGAGTCCTTGACGACCTCGATGGCGTTCTTGAGCATCTCTTCACGGTTCTTTGTGAAGGCCAAGAACTTACCGAGGATGCCGGATCTGAACTGATCGGAGAACAAGGCAGACTGTTCATTGAGGACCTTGAGCTTCTCCTGCTTCTTGGCGTCTTCCTTGTCCTGACGAATGGCCTTGACGATCTGACCCTGTTCCTTACGGCGGTCGACCTTGTCCTTGGCTCTCTGCTTATCGGCCTGCTGCTTGGCAAGGATCTTTTCTTCCTTGCGGGTCTTGATGTCTTCTTTTCGCTGCTGATCGTCGCGGGCGTTCTGCGCCTCAATCTGTTCCTGAGGCGTGTATGCGACGACCGTCTTGACGTCTTCCCCTTCCGGGGCCTTCAATACTGGTGGGGCGAATGTTACCACTTATCTCTCGTCTGTATCCGCTTGGGCCTCAGGCGGAGGTGCCATGTGAGGTCCATCGGGTTCTATCGTATCTTCTTCCGTATCTATCCCTACACCGGACCTTTTGGCGGACACGTCGTCCCACGTAGAGAAGCCAATGTAGGCGCCAAGGACGGCGCCTGAGAGCATGAAGAAAGTATTGATGATGCCTTCATAGGCCTGGACAGAAGGAGTATAGAGGACGATGTACATGATCATCAGGTGATCAAATACGAAAGTGATCCATGCCATCCATCGACGGTTCTTCCATCGACGGGCAATGTCACTCACCTTTTCTGTTTGGCCCTTGCGGCCTCTTTTTCTTGCAGATGCTGCTGCAGTAGGATCAGATGGGCTTCGAGCTCCCATGGTCTTAGGCTTTCGTAGTGATCGTATGACCAAGAATATTCAGCGTTCATCAGAAATCGAAGCTTGATGAATGTTGCCAGGGAGCTGTGCCCCAGCATTACATAAAAAAATCCTTGAAATCCTTCAAGATAATGGTCTTTTCAGTTCCATCTTTGAGATGGTAGGTGAGTGGCAATTCGAGTCTCGGAATGTTCTGGATGAATTCACCGAGCTTCTTGAGGGTGCTCTTCTCGAGAGTCAGGAGCCAGGCGGTGAGTTCTTTGTCCGGAACTTCTGAGATGTCGGTGTACTTGTCTCCGACCTGAATGTTGTCCAGGCAGAGACGAATCTTGGCATCATCCGAGACCTTCTTGTAGTCGGCCAGATCGGAAAAGGTCGGATACTTGAGATTGAGGAAGACCTCCCCGGATCCGTCTTCGGACTGACCTAGCAGGACTCTCTTGTCCGGACGACTCTTGGTCAACTCGGCCTTGGACAGATCGATGTGGATGTTGATCTTCTCTTCTGTCTCAGGATCCTTGATGACCACTTCGACGTCCGATCCAACCGAGACGATGCGAGAGCGGAGAAGCAGGTTCTCGACTTCGAAGGTCGGAAGCTTCTCGACATCACCCTTTCGAACGATGGACTTCAGGACCTCAATGACCGTCTGGACGATGAGATCATCATCACCTGATTCCTTGGCCTCCAGGAGGACCTTCTCCTGACCTCCGGTGAACTGGGCAAACAGGATCTTCTGTCCTTCCAGAGTCGTATAGGTGTGGATGGTCGACGTAATCTTAGGTAGGTTCATCATATTGTTCTCACTTCACCAATCTATAGTTTCGGTAGTACAGTGACACCTGGATCTCGGAGATCGAGTCCGTAGTATCGTGACTCACTGTGATAGAATTGATAGGTCCCGGCCATACTTCGTACATATGGTACGTGGCTAGTACTTTTCCGTTTCTGTTCAACTGAGAGACTTCAGCCGATCCGATGAAGTCTTCGTACCAGCCGAGGGTATTCGTAGTCTCATTATATATCAGCTTCTGCCACTCCTCGAAGAAGCGCTTCTCCCGAAGGTCTCCGGAGCATCTGAAGGTAACAGGGAGAGGCTGATAGGAAGTATTGAATGGGAGCTGAGTTGGGATATAGCCACCGTTCACATTCTGTTGTGCGTCGATGGCTCTCCCAGGCAGTTCGGTAGACAGGACGTTATTGCAGAGTTGTTCGAGGGTCGTCGAGCCAATCTGAAGTCCTTCCGGAGGAAAGATCTCCAGAGCAAAGAGGTTCGGACGAGCGAAGCCCTTGGACTTAACGAGAGTTTCGAGGAACTGGGATGGCTTGATCAATCAGGGAGTCCGAGGAGTTTTGACGTGCGACCTGAGAGCGATCTCACACCCTTATCTATCAGTAGGTTCTTGACCTGCATCCAGGAATCCCAGAAGGTTTCGCCTTCTGACCAGAACTCCGAGTCCGAATAGTGACACAGAACAGGATCCATCGGAACTCCGGCCAGAACTACCGAGTCCGAGTTCAATCTCTCAAGGGCGTACTTGACGGCGAAGAGACCAGAGGATCCGGAGTTGGCTGTGTTCGGGAACAGATAGTCCAGAGTGTCATCCACCTGGTAACGGATCTCGTTTCCTAGGAGATTGACCTTTCGATCGAATGAGACAACCACGCACTCCTCCGGAAGAGGCTCACGCAGTTCAGTCTCCCATTCAGGCAGGCGCTCCGGATGTAGGGTTACCCAGTGGGTTGCGGACGGATACATCAGGATGGCTTTGTTCACCGCGATGACGTAATCGAAGTCCTTGATGTCCACTCGAGCCATGTCCTGGAGGACATTACCGGCTGATCCGATTACGAGGGTTTTAGTCATTTTATGCTGCTCTCTTCATGATATTCTTGAAAGTTGTTTCGAGAGGTGTCTTGTCAACAATCCTCAGGGTCGATGCCTTATAGGCAATGTAGACGTCGTGACGAGTGGCCATGCTCATGTTGGCTCCTCCGTTGTAGCGTAGGGAATCGTATCCCATCTTGATCAGGTAGTCTCTGGCTTTTGCGGATCCACCGAGGGCCTTGTCCAGTCCCTTGAAGATCTGGTCTCCTGAGATCTTGAGTCGTCCGGAGGTCAGCTTGGCTTTGACCTCATACGGAGAATCAGAGAACTTGATGAGGCCAGCACCACGGGCGAACTCGTCCACCTTCTGGGAAGGGATGAAGTCCACTAGATCGTCTCCGGTGATCTCCATGTCCACGTCGAAGGTTTTCTTGAAGTTCGCATCGATCGTATAGACCGTGGGTTCGAGACCAGCTCCAGTTTGTCTCTTCATTCCGGCCTTGGCATAGGTTACAGCCACATCAAAGGAAGTGGTCAGATACGCGAGACCGCCTCCGTAGTAATCGTTTGGAGAGCGAGACAACTCTTGTCGAAAGTGATCGAAGTCTAGTGGGGAACCGTGGTAGAGCTTCATGCCAACGCCCTCTTGACCCCTTCAGAAACTTTACGCTTGTGTTCTTCAGACAAAGGCTTTCCTTTGTGAATCATACCGAGCTTTCTTTTATGCTCTTCAGTCATAGGAGCTCTATTCTTCGCTGCTTCTGATATGCGTCGTCTGGTCTCTTCTGAAAAGACTCGTTTCTTGAGATTAGCAACATGTTCTGGACTCTTAGCTTTGCCTTTTAGAGCCATGGAGATTTTGTATCTTGCGATTCGAGTCAAAGGCATTCCTTTTGGCCTGCCTCCTAGTCCGCCAGCTTTGAGGTTGTAGCAAAGAAGATCTGTTTCCCACAAATCTCCTATCAACTCCTTTTCCTTTTCTGCATTGGCTTCTGGAGAATCAGTGAAGGCTAGAATTTCTCTTTTGAAATTCTCTTCTCCATACTTCTTGATCGCTTCCAAAAGAATTTTACCAGAGCCCAGATACTTCTTGTTGAGATACTTCGTAGTACACTTGCCAATGTAGTAACGACCGTTCTCTAGATTGGTGGTCTTGTACACAAAATGAAACATTAACTTCTCTTTGTTGCTCGCTCTGTTTCGCGCCACACACGCTGTTTGCTGGCCTTGACGAAGGTTTCGATTGGTAGGTATGCAACCCTCTTCCAGTTCTCAGCTGGAACACGAACCAGCTTGGATCGCATGTGGTCGAACAGATAGGACTTGAGGGCCGGCTTGCAGATGCCGTACTTCGACATGCTCTTGACCATCTGGTAGTTGATCTGAGCCTTGGTCTTGTGATCCCACTTCTTTGCGGTGATCGTGTCCAGGAGGGCATTGATCAACTGGATGCGTAGACGGTACGGAAGGTAGTGGGTGTTGATCCCGAACAGACCGTTCTCTCGAATGTCCAGAAGGATGAAGAGAGGTGCCGTGTCGTAGTAAGGAAGGGTATCCTTGTGCTTCGGATCGTACCTCATGAAGTAGATCTGACCGGGGATCAGATTGACTGTGGAGCGCCTGTTCTGGAGGAGCAGGTTGGGATCGAGATCTCCGGATCCGACGTTGTTCTGCTGGGTTCCACGAAGAGTCCCGATGAACCACTTGATGGCGTCTCTCTGGACTTCCTTCTCACGGAATCGTTCCCTTCGGGTATTGACGGATGCTATTCTTTTTGCCATGATCTAGCGTATTTATCGATGTACACGGAGGATGTAAATATGATAAGATCGCTAGATGAATTATGAAAATCAGATCTCTCTCGTCCAGGCCTATCTCACACAACTTTCCGGATTTCTAGGCTTCCAAGAGGAAGAGTTCCGAACCCTCATCACCCGAATTCACAATCGACACCTTCAGTATCCTGGAGGCAAGATCTGCATCACGGGCGTCGGGAAGAACGCTTCCTTGGCCATGAAGGCGTCAGAAACCTTTGCATCTCTCGGTCTCCGATCGGCGTATCTGAATACGAGCCACCTCTCCCACGGAGACTTCGGCTTCATCGGAGACGAGGACATCGTTATCCATCTGTCCAGATCCGGGCAGACCATCGAGATGCTCTCGGCTGCTGCCCACCTGGACAAGATCAAGCCGAATGTGGTTCAGGTACTCCTGACCTGTCAGCCGATCGAATTCTTTCTGAACTCCTTCAACCATCGCATCTTCGATTGGATCATCTACACCGGCAAGGTCACCGAGATCGATCTCCATGCCCTGGCCCCGACCACATCCACCACAATTCTCTTGACTCTTCTGGATTTGATCGGAACCCAACTTTCTGAAAAAATTGGGTTTACACGAGAAGACTTTCTGAAGTATCATCCAGGTGGAGCATTGGGAGCAATGCTCAGAGAGGAAGCAGCTTGAGCAGAATAGCAGTCATCGTCGGGGCAGGCTTGGCAACACGCCTCCACCCAATCTCTTCGGTCATTCCAAAAGTCCTGGTCAATTGGTACAACGACCCAGCACTTAAGTATCAGATTTCAATATACAAAAGCGTCCTCAAGGCCAATGAGGTCTGGGTCGTTGTACCAAAGCATCAGCTGGCCATGGTCGAAGGATACCTCGAGGACAATGGCTTCGTGGATCAGGGAGTCTATGCCATCGGCGTGGACAAGCCACTCGGCTCGGCCTATGCGATCAATGAGCTCAATCGAGTCAGGAACCTGGACGGCGAGAACGTTGTCTTCAACTGGTCCGATGTGATCGCCTTCCCTTCAGGGCAGACAAAGCTCTTCACTGACAAGACGTTCTGGAAGAAGAATGCGGTCTACACCCACGGCAATGAGTCTCGATACTTCTTCAAGGAAGGCGAGATGCACAACGTAGGAAAGACCGGAGGCAACGTCATCGGCGTCTTCCAGTTCAAGAACTTCAAGTGCATCGACTCTGAAGGCGATCTCGTCGAGGTCTATGATCTAGACAAACACATCGAAGAGCCTCTCGGAATGGTGGTCGACATCGGAGACATGGTCAAGCTCAAGAAGGTCCACAACCATGAACAGGTCTCGAGGAGCTTCAATACGGTCGAGATCCACGCGGACTATGTGGTCAAGACTGCTCTAACCGAACCGGCCATCGAACTCCAGAAGAACGAGGTCGCCTGGTACGAAGAAATGGCCAAGTACCAAACTCTCTCGAACATAGTTCGACCGGCCAAGCTCCTCGGCGTCTACGGAGAAGACAACGTCATCGCTCTCGAGAAGATAGAAGGACGCCCGCTGGCCTCCTTCCAGAGCGAGCCAATGATCAAGTCCTATGTCCACGACCTCTTGACATACACTCGGAACAATTCGCTCTCCATAGAGATGGACTTGGACCAGATTCAGAGGGATTATCAGAAGGAGTTCGTGGACAAGGTCATCGTCCGCAATCACTCGATCCGATATCTGATCGACCAGTTCGAGCACATCAAGGTCATCAACGGCCTTCGGATCGACATGACCGAGATGGGTCTCATCTGCGAGACGTTCGAACAGATCTCCAAGTTCCTCCCGACCGAGTATCATCTGATCCACGGAGATCCGAACTTCTCAAACATCATCGTCCAGCCGGACGAGACCCTGGCTCTGATCGATCCAAGAGGCTACTTCGGTTCGACCAAGCTCTTCGGTCCCAAGGACTACGACATCGCCAAGTACATGTATGCTTGTTCCGGATACGACAAGTTCAATAGTCAGCCGGACTGGGCAGGGTTCAGAGTCGAAGGTGAATATGCCTTTGTGGACATCGAGCCGAAGCTGCCCAATTGGGACACGTCCTTGTTCTTCGATCGTCAGCACAAGCTCATGGTCGGAGTGATCTGGATGGCCCTTGCCGGCTACTTCAAGAACAACCCATACAAGAGCCTTGCAGCCTACATGTACGGCACCTACCTGATGAGGAAGAATCTGTGATCTTTTGCTTTGATGTGGATGACACCATCGTCCATTGGAACCCAAACCGAGACTACGCCAACTTCGCTCCTGACAAGGAGATGGTTCGGATCATCAATGGCCTCTATGAGGACGGGCACTACATTAAGCTCTTCACTGCCAGAGGCATGAACTCGGTGGGTCCGGACGGAATCAAGGAGGCGATCATCCCTCCGCTCCTCGAGAACCTGGCCAAGATCGGACTCAAGTACCACGAGCTCCTGACCCACAAGCCGACCTACGATATGATCATCGACGACAAGGCTATGGACCCATGGGCGTTCAAAGAACTGTACCATCGAGGCGAGCTTGATGTTATAATTGAAGAAATCGAAAGTGAGAAACCAAATAGATGAGAACCATATACGCATCCACCTTTGCAAATGCCTTCAAGATGGCGAACACCCACGCCATCCTGACTCCGGACTTTGTCTCAGAGACCAGGATCGGAAAGGCCTATGAGATCCTGAACCTCGGCATTGTGGTCAACGATCCGAGAACGTTCGTGTTCAATCAGGATCCGGAGATCAATCGCATCTCGTACAAGTATGCAGAGGATTTCTGGAGCTTCATGATTTCCGGCGGAACCGATGCCCAGGAGGCATTCAAGGCCTATCCGCAGGTCTCCAAGTTCCTGGATAAGCCGAAGTCCACTGAGCTCCCGGCAAACTTCAACACCTTCTACGGGCCGAGGATTGCGGAGCAGTACCCGATGATGTTCGATGAGATGGTTCGTTCTCCGAACACCAGACGTGCTGTGATCACAATTCTGGATGGAGGCGACGCAGCCCTCCTGGACAAGGATGAGACTCTCGAATACCCGTGCACGATCTCGTATTCCTTCCAGATCAGAAACAAGACTCTGTTCATGTCCACTGTGATGCGATCCCAAAATCTGGCGACCGTATTCCAGCTCGACATCTACCTTCAAGGCAAGCTCCTCAAAAAGCTGGCCGACGAACTGGACGAGGCTGGAGTCGAGATCGAGAGGACACACTGGACTGGCTTCCTTCAGAACGCTCACGTCTTCGAGAGAGATGAAGCATACGTCAACACCTTTAGACCAGCCTCAGAGCCGCTAGGACTCCGCCTGTGAGCACCCTACACGTTCCGATATACTCTATGCGTTCCTATGAGACGAATCTCTACGACGTCTCAAAGGACGGCAATTTTCAAGTCCACCTTCATCGGATGAAGAGGGATGATTTCATCGTCATCCCGGAGAACTCCATCGGCATCGATGTGTTCGTAGCCTTTGGCCTGATCAGGTGGGATCGGATCATCAAGGCCAAGTACGGTCTGAACGCCTATGAGAATCGGAAGAGCTTCTGGGACCTGAACCCGGGACTCCAGATCCCGGAAGGTGTGGATCGGATCGTGACCAATATGACTGGTTGTCCAATCGATCTTCCGATCGTCTACTACCTCGAGATCACCTCCCATCCTCTGATCTCTCGTCCGTACGTAGACGAGTTCCTGGCTCGAGATGTAGCGTCCATCAACAGCGGAAGGACGGAGCAGGCGCAAGTCTTCAACACCTGGCAGAAAGACAGACTGACTCACATAGGAGCTGATCCTGAGAAGATCGTGGTCAATCAGAAGGTGGTCAACACCGAAGTCCTATCGAGCCTTGTTCCAAGGACTCTTCAGATCCAGAGACTTGCATCGAATGAGATCTTCTTCCCATTTCGGATTTCAGATCCGTGCTACCGTTTCGAGAAGGCCCAGAGCCTCGCAGTCCGTATGGGCAAGAAGCTGGTGGTCACCGACCCGAATGAGAGCCTGGCTGACGATCGCTTCGTCCGGAAGATCAAGCCGTCCAAGTATGAGTACTATGCCATCCTCATGTCTCGTCCGACCATCATCTACCTCGAGGACCCGGAATTCTGCTTCCATCCAGGTCTCGGCGAACTGATATTTTTTGGCTGCGACATCGTTTCTCCGTTCAACATTCCAACCATAAGTGATATACTGTTCTCATGACAACAAAGCCAATTCTCATTATCTTCGAAGGCGCCGATGCCTCCGGAAAGACCTCCACCGCTCGTGAACTCTGCAAGAACGATCCATTTCGCTTGATCGATCTTCCGAAGAAGACCATTTTCCTGGATGCCACCAAGAAGAGGCAGAAGATGGTCATCGACGATCCTCAGAGTCTGACTCTGTTCCTCAAGATCCTGGAAGTCCTCCCGAAGGTGGACGGTGAAGTCTGGGTCATGGATCGTTCGATCCACTCGAACCTGATCTACGGGTGCAAGGACATTCAGCTGACCTATGATGCCATCAGTCAAATGAACAACATTTTCGACATTCGTCTCTACCTCCTGGATCGAGACTTTGTGGCAGTGGACTTCGAGGACGACAACCTCGCCATGAAGAAGGATCGCTTCAACGGTGTCATCCAGGCCTATCGTGATTACGGAAAATCCGATTGGCTTTCCGGCGAAAAAATATTCCGCACACGGCTCGTTTATGATGGTGTTTTTGACAACCTGAAGCAAGAACAACTCATAAATAGCATTATGCTGTCCATATAAGAAGAACAACAACGCGACCCCAATTTGAGGCCGCGGGAAACTCTGTGTCTAGAGTTCTCTGCGGCCTCTTTCTGTCTCTGTAACAAGGAATCTGATGACAATATTTGACGAACAAGTGTCCCGTAAACCGGACAACTACCCCTGGACTCAACAGCTTATTGAGGCCATCGAAGATACCTTCTGGACTCCCAAGAAGTTCACCTTCAAATCCGACTTCTCTCAATTCAAGAAGATGCCGGAAAAAGAAAAGCAGATGATCGTCCGAGCCCTCACCGCAATTGGTCAGGTTGAAGTGGACGTCAAGAAGTTCTGGGCCAAGATCGGAGACGTTCTCCCTCACCCATCCATCTACGATCTAGGATATACCTTTGCCCACGTGGAGTCGATCCACAATCGAGCATACGAAAAGCTCCTGGAAGTCCTCAATCTCGGCAAGGCATTCGAAGAAAACCTGAACGTTCCGGTATTCGGAGACCGAGTCAAGTACCTCCGCAAGCACATCACCAAGGTCTACAAGAACGATCGCAAGCAGTTCATCTACGCCCTGATCCTGTTCACCCTCTTCGTAGAAAACGTTTCGCTGTTTTCCCAATTCTACATCATCCTCTGGTACCATCGCAATCGCAAGAACATCCTCAAGGATACAGCGAACCAGGTCCAGTACACCCGGAATGAAGAGCAGCTTCATGCTCTGGCCGGAATGAGGATCATCAACACCATTCGTTCGGAACTGCCTGAGCTGTTCGACGAGGACCTGGAGTCCAAAGTTGCTCATGAGGCCTGGGAAGCATTCAAGGCCGAGTCAGCCATCGTGGACTGGATCCTTGGAGACTTCAGCGAAGAAGGCCTCAATGCAGAAGTTCTCAAAAACTTCATCGGCGATCGTATCAACGAGAGCCTGGTCGGCATTGGGTTCCAGCCGCTCATCAAGACCAACGACAATCTATCAAACGATGCCCAGTGGTTCCGTGAGGAGCTCCTCGGCTACAACATGACAGACTTCTTCTTCAAGGAAGACGTCAACTATACTTCGAAGGGCAAGGGCTTTTCCGAAGACGATCTGGAGTTCTAATGACTACAAAATACAAAGACTGGTATTGGCTCAATAAGGACTCACGGAAGTTTCTTGCAAATGGCTACCTCAAGGAGGGTCAGTCCGCAGAGGAAAGAATCTGGGAGATCGCCAGGGCAGCCGAGAAATACCTCAAGATCGACGGATGGGCCGACAAGTTCGTAGGCTACATGGCCAAGGGCTGGATCTCTCTGGCCACCCCGGTCTGGATCAACTACGGCAACGATCGCGGGCTTCCTATCTCCTGCAACGGAACCTACATGGGGGACTCGGTAGACTCGATCCTCAAGGCTATTGCCGAAATCGGTCAGATGACCAAGCTCGGTGCAGGTACTTCCCTGGTTGCGAGCGACGTCCGCAGGAGGGGTTCCGAGATCTCGACTGGTGGAACTGCAGATGGACCGGTTCACTACTTCGAGCCGATCCAATCCATCGTCCAGAACATCTCTCAAGGTTCGGCTCGTCGTGGGAATTGCGCTGTCTACCTCTCGGTCGAACATCCGGACGTCAAGGAGTTCTTGAACCTCAGGGAGGAGTTCTCTCCGATCCATCACCTGTCCTTTGGTGTGACCATCACCGATCAGTGGATGGAAGACATGATGGCCGGAGACAAGGACAAGAGAAAGATCTGGGTTCGTATCATCCAGCGTCGCTTTGAGACTGGCTTCCCGTACATCATCTTCCTGGACACGGCCAACAAGAACACCTTCCAGGGCTATATGGACAAGGGCCTCAAAATCCATGCGTCCAATCTCTGCACCGAGATCTTCCAGCCTTCGTCCGAAGAAGAGTCCTTCGCCTGCTGCCTCTCGTCCTTGAATGCTCTTCACTACGAAGAGTGGAAGCATACTGACCTCGTCCAGACGGCAACCCAGTTCCTGGATGCTGTGATGGAAGAGTACATCATCAAGACAACCGGGAAGCTGTTCATGGAGAGGGCAAATCGCTTCGCTCGACGCCATCGTGCTCTCGGTCTCGGCATCCTCGGCTGGCACTCCTATCTCCAGTCCAAGATGATTCCTTTCGCCTCCCTCGCAGCCAAGATCGAGAATGCGATCATCTTCAGACACCTGGACGAAGAGTCCCTCAAGGCCTCCCAGGACCTAGCAGTTCGCTTCGGTGAACCGGAAGTCTGTAAGGGCTATGGAGTCAGAAACACCCTGAGGATCGCCATCGCTCCAACCACCAGCTCGTCCTTCATCCTTGGTCAGGTGTCTCCATCCATCGAGCCTCTGAACTCGAACTACTTCGTCAAGGATCTGGCAAAGAGCAAGTCCACCTACCGGAACCCTCACCTCGAGGAACTCCTTGAGTCCAAGGGTAAGGACACCAGAGACGTATGGGATCAGATCCTTGTTGCCGGTGGTTCCGTCCAAGGCCTTGACTTCCTGGACGAACACGAGAAGGACGTCTTCAAGACCTTCGGTGAAATTCCTCAGATCGAGATCATCACCCAGGCAGCACAGCGTCAGAGGTCAATCGATCAAGGTCAGTCGACCAATCTTATGATCCATCCGGACACCCCTCTGAACGACGTGTCCAAACTCCTCGTCGAAGCCTGGAAGCTCGGATGCAAGTCCCTCTACTATCAGAGGTCAACCAACCCGGCCCAGGAGCTCTCGAGAGATCTACTTTCCTGCAAGGCGTGTGAAGCATGAGCAACATCGGATATACAGTCTACACCAAGGACGGATGTCCTCACTGCGAGAAGGCAAAGGACCTTCTCGACTTCCTCGGTGAGGACTTTGAGATCATCAACACCAAGCATCCGGAATATCGAGACGATCTCTTCTATCAGCTCGAATACATGGGAATTCCTAAGCCCTGGACCCTACCTCAGATCTGGGGTCCGGACGGCTACATCCCCGGTGGTTTCCTAGGACTAGAGAAGCATTTGGCATAAATAGGTTTATGTCATTCAAGCAATTTCTCCTAACAGAAGCAGTTTTCGACGTCTCCAAATTCTCCAAGGTCCTTGGTCTTCTTGAGAAGGTCATAGCCCGTAGAGTGGGTCCAATCTACCGATATGGTGGCGACCAAGGATCGGTGATCCTTCAGTCGACCTCCGGAACAGGTATGGGAGTGCTCTACACCTACAAGGCTCAGTCTGCATTCAGATTGAACTACGTTCGTGATGGTTCGGCCTTCCGTTTCGCCTCGGTGGACATTTGGAACAAGTTCGGTCTCAAGAACTTCATCAAGGCAGTTTCTCCGGACTATCAAGTTCAGATTCCTGAAGAGATCAACATCGTGCAGATTGCCGATGCCCTAGGCTCCATCCTTGGCTCCCCAGGAGTTGGTTCTGAAGTGATCATCGTTGAGTCCAAAGACACCATCATCTACGATCAGCTTCTGACCGAAAAGCAGAGAGTCGAACTTCCGGCCTTCATCGACCTGGCTCGCAAGGACTTCCCAAGCAAGCTTTCGGCCATGACTCTCGCAGACATCAAGGCCATCTCCGACAAGTATGATGTCACGATCCCTTCGATCATCTGGGGAATGAAGGCTGGTCGAGGCACCTGGAACCTGCTTGGAGAAGTTCCACAGGGATCCACTGTGACCACGGACGATGGATCAAAGATCCCTTCCAACAAGGCCACTGACCTTCTCCTGATCACCAGAGGCGAAGACGGCAAGTTCTACAAGATGACTCCAGCCGATCTTCCGAATTCTTCTCAGGGCAAGGAGATTGCTCGTCAGATCACATCCGTGATGGCATCGACCCAGGCCAAGGGAGACATCCAGCCGACTCACCTCCTGTTCCAGGACCTTGAGGATCTCGTCACCCTCGTTGCCTCCGGCAAGCGTCCGTCCCTGATGATCGTCGGTGGACCTGGCATCGGTAAGACTCACACCGTCCTGGAGACGATTAAGAGCTGCGGACTCCAGCCGAGATCTGACTATGTGATCGCCAAGGGCAAGGTCACTCCTGCTGCCCTCTATCGTACCCTGTTCATCAACTACGACAAGCTGATCGTGTTCGATGATACAGACTCCATCTGGAGAGACGAAGATGCGGTCAACATTCTCAAGGCTGCTCTGGACTCTTATGCCGTTCGTACGGTGTCCTGGTTCTCGTCCTCGACGACCAACCTCTCTGCCTTCTCCAAGGACGATGCGGACTCCTACGTCCTGAGAACCAGATTGGCTCTGATGGACGATCCGACTTCGACCGTCAAGCTCCCGAATGAGTTCTCGTTCACCGGACAGGTCATCTTCATCTCGAACCTTCCGAAGAGCAAGCTGGACACGGCCGTCATGTCTCGTTCTCTGACCATCGACATGACCCTGACTCAGCAGCAGGTCCTGGACAGAATGGCCTCGATCCTTTCCAATCTGGGATCTCCGAACCAGTCCATGGACGAGAAGCTCGAAGTCTTCAACTTCTTCAAGGACGAAGTCATGAGCGGTAACACCTCATCCTTCGGCGAAGTCAACATGAGAACCCTGATCGCCGGAATGGACATTCGCTCGTCCGGTAATCCTAACTGGAAGCGATTGATTAAGTACATCTAAATGTCAGAAAAACTAATAAGCAAGTCCCTAAGCATCCTAGAAAATATCCAGGAGGCCGCTGCAATTCCTGGCACTATTGTCTGGAAGAATGCTGGATTTCCTGGGGACGATAAGGTTCACAAAAAGGCTATTGACCTTCTATACAAAGAGGGTCAAGTAGTTTCTAGTCAGCAGAAGTCTGGATCCTCAGTAAGCTATGCTGAAAAGAACATCCACTACAGACTAAACGGCTATGATTACTACGTGACCATATCCGCCGATGTCAACTTGATCCAGGCCAATCAAAAGGCCTTGGACTATCTGAAGCAAGTAAGTAAATGAACCTCACAGCAGGCTATACGCAAGCCCTCATCGACTCGAGCAAGGCACACGGACTCCTCAGGAACCAGTGTGCCTATGTTCTTGCAACTACCTACCACGAGACCGGCGCCACCATGAAGCCGGTCATCGAAGCCAACTGGCTTTCTGAAGACTGGCGAAAGCATCACCTTCGCTACTACCCATGGTATGGTCGTGGCTTCGTCCAGCTGACCTGGGAAGCCAACTATGCCAAGGCTGAAAAGGAACTAGGCAAGCCGATCCATCAGAACCCGGCTCTCGCCCTGGATCCCGTGATCGCAGCCGACATTGCGGTGATCGGAATGAAGGAAGGCTGGTTCTCTGGAAAGAAGCTCTCGGACTATATCGACCTCAACGGGTCGGACTTCCTCCACGCTCGTCGCATCATCAATATCATGGACAAGGCCGAGCTGATCGAAGGATATGCCAAGTGGTACGACGGCGCTCTCAAGGCCGTCTGGACAGACTAATGTTCACTTCGTAAGTCCTTAAGTGACTTTATGACTAACCTGTTATACAAAATGGTCGCCGGACTCAATCAAGAATCCGGCGACTATTTTCACTTTATGCTACTCGATGTTGCCGAACGGTTCAGTGTCCGCCGTTATTCCCAACGCAATCATTTACTCCAGGATTGCATTCGGCCTGAACTTGTCCGACCCCAACAACGAACAAGATCAGCACGGCTGTAATTATACGCACATACTTCATAATCAAGTTCTCCATTTTTATTTTTCTAGTTTCGAGTATGCACTAAAGACAGTGAAGGGACCTTACGGTCCCTTCACTGATTCGGGAAGACCAACTGATAACCTGATGAATCTTCCGGAATTCCGGATGTCGAGATGATGTAGACCTCAGCTCCGAGCGTGAGAGCTATGAGGGCGATAATGAACCAGATCAGGATGTTGATCCGGGCGTCCATCTCAGAAGAAGTCCCGGTAGAACTGCTCCCGATCCTGTGGTCGAAGGGTCTTGTCGACCTTGTCCTTCCAGAGACGCGTCGCATCCGCTGGAAAGAACTTGGCGAGCTTCTTGATCCGATCGAGCTGATCCATCCCTCGCTTCCAGGTCGGACCGTAGTCCGAGAAGGAGAAGGTCAGATCATGAGATCGGATAGCGTGCTCCAGCTGTTCGATGATAGGAGACGGAGCGTCCTTGGCGAAATTGAAGGAATCATCCTGGATGATGTTCTGAGTTCCGACGACCTTCCCCTCCCACTTGGATGTCCAGGGCATCTCGACCATCTCGACTTGATTGGTCTCAAGGGTGAAAGGATTCGTGTGGTATCGAATTTCCATTAACGTCCTCCTCTTGGTTTACCGAGCTGCTTTCTCTTCTCGATCCCTTACGAGATCGTATGCATCACCAAGCGTCAGAAAAAGATTGGTGATTTCGGTGACGTCCACTTTGATCCCGGCAGCTTTGAACTGCTCGATTATGGGGATCACCGGTCCACCCAGGAGGGTCATCAGGATCCGAATTTCCTTGGTGGTCAGGACGAGCTCTTTCATGGTATTCCCTCTCAGGTCTGGTCTAACACATTTCTGGGCTGGTGTAAACTGGGCTTTTAGACTCCGAGGGCTTCGTAGTCCATGACCCAGGCGTACCGGGTGGACGGGCTCTGGGCGACCCAAGCCTCACAGAACTTGATGGCGGCGGTGATGGAACCGTCCAAGGTTCCGGCTCGGGATGAGGCGAGGAGTCCCCAGTTCTGGAGACCGGAGTCGTAGCGGACTGAGTATCCGTAGTTGGACTTGACGATTTGGGCTCCGAGGAACCCGTTCCTGGCAACCTTCTCCTGGAACTTGGAGAGGGACTCGGAGTCGAAGTTTCCGTCCTTCTTCGGGATCGCGTTCTGCTTCAGATGCTGGATGAGGTTGTAGGTATCTTCACCGGCAACGATCTTGATGGTCATGTCGAAGAAACTCCGTGGATGTTGGAGTTACTCTAAACCTTCAGGAGGGGATGTAAATACGGAAAATGAGAAAAAGGCGACTTACGCCGCCTTTTGTCCACCGTCACCTTCGTTGTCGTTCTCCCAGAGCCTCTTGACCTTGAACTGGTCTCGGTTCCTGAGGATGTGGTCGGAGCAGTGAGTTGCTGCCCAACCGTCCGGCTTGACCAGAGGATCAGTGGAGCAGACGCCACGGATGTAGCCGATGGCCTCATTGACCACGATCGAGGAGTTGTGCTTCTTATCGGGATTGATGTCCAGGTGGACCTCGATCTCGATCTTCGGCATGACCTCGGCGAGCTTGAGGTAGAGCTCGGCAGTCTTGTAGACTTCGTTCATCAGACGCATGCGAGGCTTGCTCTTCTGCTGATCGTAGTCGCGCTCGACCTGGATCTCGGCGAAGACCTTGCAGCCATTCCGACCGTTCAGATGAACAACCACGACCAGGGCGTATTCGGCGAACCAGGCTCCACCCTTCTTGAACTTGAGGGAGTCGCACCCGATGTAGAGCTTGGTTCCGTCGGAGTACTTGTCGACGAAGTCCTTGATCTCGTGTGGGTCTATCCTGTACTTTTCTTTGTCGGTCATGATTAGCACTTTCCTAGTATGTTCATTGCTTCCTGTCCCTGGATGTGGGTCATCTTCTGTGGGGAGTCTCCCTTATACACAGACGGATAACCTCTGGACAAGATTTTTGAGCGAATCTTCGAAGGAAGCAGGCTCAAAAATTCGGCTGTGTTCTTCCTGGACTCCGCTTTGGCGTCCTCGGAATAGACCACCTCCTGACCTGCGGTCTTGATCCTGTACGGAGCATGGAACCCAAGATCGGCACTCGGAGTGGCACAAACGTTGCTCGAGGAGAGAGAAGAGACCAAGTACATGCAGGCGGAGTAGCATACTCCATCGATCACGACTCGGGTTCCGTTCCGACGATATTCTGCGGCACGTTCCTTGTAGGTGGTCAGGACCCCACCATAATCACCGGCGATGACCTTGTCGTTCTTGAGAGGAACGTAGACGTAACCAACGTCCGTGGTTCCAGACGTGGTCGAGCAACCGGAAACTGCACCGGCTACTAGAAGAGCGACTATGGCTTTCGCGATCTTGTTCATTTCAAGGATTCCCTCAAAAACTCATTTCTCACTCTTATATACACCATCCTTCGGAACAAATAAATACCTCATGGACACCTCAACCACACTTTTTTACGATAAGCCGCAGCAATTCGGAACATTCACCAGATCCGATAATGCCAAGCTGGTCTTCGCCCGCATCCCGACATTTGAGTTTCAGATCCAAAGGTTCACTCTTCCAGCGGTAGGCCTCGGGACTGTCGGACTCAAGGGAAGGACCGGAAGCTTCTCCAGGCCCGGAGAGAACCTGGAGTTCGAGAAGCCGCTCGCTCTCGAGATCATCCTGGACGAGAACTATCGGGCCCTCCAGGAAATCTGGAACTGGCTGTCGCTCATTGCCGATCCGGAGATCGATCCAAATCGAGATTTCGAGCAGATCACCTCGGACGCCAGGATTGTAATCCTGAACAATGAGAAGACCGAGGAGGTAGGAACCTTCAACTTCGCTCACTGCTATCCGATCTCCATGGGGTCCCTGTCCTATGCGAACAACGATCCGAATCCAGGCAACCTCAAGTTCAATGCGAACTTCGACTATTCGACCTACAAGCCTGACTTCACCAAGAAGACGGTCTGCGACATTTAAGTAGCAGATCCTCGTCTGGGATGGTAGAATGTAACCATGTCAGAAGAAGAACAGTCCATCACCGATAAGATCATGGTCTTCTGGGAAGCCGACTCCAAGCTGGATCGGTACAATCTCAGTCAAGAAGCCGTGAACATCTCCAAGCTTCACTTCAAATACCTAAACCTCATGAAGCAGACCAACGCCCAGTTGGCCAAGCTCAAGAGGCGCAAGGACAAGATGTTCCTCGAGAAGTCTCTCTTCTATAATGGGAAGGGTGACCCGGACGAGTATCGCGAGAAGAACTTCCACCTCAAGGTTCAGAAGTCCGATCTGGATGTCTACATCAAAGCGGATGACGACTACGCCAAGGTCCTGGAAAAGATCTCGGAGTACGACTCCCTCAAGGAACTCTTGACCTCGATACTCTGGATGATCCGAGACAGGAAGGATCACATCAAGTCAGCCATTGAGTGGGATAGGTTCACCTCTGGAAACGGCTGACCTAGAGGACGATACATATGAGGTGGAACAGGTTCAACTCAAGAAGTTGAATGAGACTTATGTGTACGTGAATGCCTCGTCCTCCCTGTGTCAGACGATCTCCGAGCATTTCTCATTCTTCGCAGAAGGATACAAGTGGCATCCAAAGGTCAAGTCCCGGATGTGGGACGGCCGTATTCGGCTGTTCAACTCACGCTTCAACACCCTTCCACTCGGCCTTGCTCCTCAGCTTGAAGAACTCCTGAACGAAGCCGGATGTGAGATAGAGAAGACCGGGTTCCCGGACGATGTAGATCCTGTGTCTCTCGAAGCAGATTTCGATCGCTTCTATTCTGGGCTAGTTCTCCCACCGGAGATAGAGCTCAGGGATTATCAGAAGGCGGCGGTCCTAGAGTCCCTGAGGACGAGGAGAGCGATCGTAATATCTCCTACTGGTTCCGGCAAGTCCTTCATTCTCTACCTGATCCTGAGGTACGGGCTGTCCAGGGCCCTGTTTCGCAAGACTCTTCTTGTGGTTCCGACCATCAACCTGGTCACTCAGATGTACAAGGACTTCGGAGAGTACTCGGCCAAGGATCCTGGCTTCGACGTGGACAAGATGTGCCATCAGATCTACGGCGGCAAGGACAAGGACGCGGTCAAGAAGATCAACATCACCACCTGGCAGTCCATGGACCAGATCAAAGGCCTCAAGTTCTTTGAGCAGTTCGACGGAACTTTCGTCGATGAGGTCCATCTGGCCGAGTCCAAGGGAATCACCAGGATCGTCGAAGGGTCCGTGAACGCTCTCTATAAGATCGGCACCACCGGGACTCTCAAGGAATCCAAGATGAACCCTCTGGCCTTGGTCGGCCTGTTCGGTGAGTTGATCTACACCAAAAGGACTCATGAGCTCATGGAGGAAGGACTCCTGTCCAACACTCCGATCGTGGCCATGATTCTCGGATACCCGGAAGGCGATCGGAAGACGTTCTGGCAGGCAGTCAAGGAACTCAAGAAGAAGCAGCAGAACCAGAAGGTCTTCGCCCTCGAACTCAAGTTCCTGATCATGCATCGTCGCAGAAATCAGGTCATCATCAAGCTCTGTCAGAAGCTCAAGACCACCAACACCCTGATCCTCTTCAGGAACATTGAGCACATCGACAAGATCGAGAAGATCCTGACTCAGGCCGGCATCGACGTCCAGAGGATGTCCTCGACCATGAGCGCCGAGGAGAGAGATGCGATCAGGGCCTATGTGGAGTCACACTCAGGCGTCGTCGTTCTGTCGACCTATCAGCTCTTTCAGCTCGGCATCAACATCAGGAACCTGCACAACGGGATCCTGGCTGCTCCGGCAAAAGGACGCATCAGAATTCTTCAGTCCCTCGGAAGACTACTTCGTCCTTCGAGAGATGGAAAATCAGGTTACCTTTTCGATCTGATCGATGATATAAAGGTTGGAGAGAATGCTAATCACACGTGGACTCACGGTCTGATGCGTCTCAAGTACTACACCGAAGAAAAACTCAAGATAATTTACAAGAAGGTCTCACTATGAAGCAGAACGCCACCGCCTATATGATCCTGATCGATATGGGAGTCTCTGGAATCGTCAAGGGAATTGCCTACGGATCGGATCTCCAGAAAGACATGAATGATCCAAACGTCCTGGCTCTCGATGTCTCCTTCTTCCGTGGACTTCAGACGAATGGTTCACAAATGGGGTACTATGACATTTTTCTGTTTACATCCGAAGAAAATCAGAGTATTCAGAAAAACCGAGTGATTGGAGTCGCTCAACTGAGCACGACTCATGCAGTGGCCTTTATGGACTATCTCAACAGAACCACGAATTTCGCAAAGGCCAAGGAACTCCCGTACTTTGAGAATAATCACCTCTTCGAACCAAAGAATTGAGCTGACATGTCAAAGAAGAAAACGAGACCCGCAAGCGTCAAGATGCTTGGGATGGGTGAAGCTCCGGCCGATCTGGATTTCACCGAATCAACGGGTGCGGAAATCGCTAAAGCCTACAATTGGTACAATTATGTCTACTCCCAAAAGGATGCCCGGACCTATCTCGAGAAGAACAATCGCAAGATTGAATGGACCGAAGTACCCCACAGCCGACAGAACCTGACCTACGCCTGGATCGGGATGATGATCGATGTGAACTGCATTTTCCCGGACTTCATCCTCAAGAAGATGCGGAAGTACTTCGCCGAGCTCGAGCGGGACTTTCCGAAGTCCAAGAAGAAGCCGGAGCCGGTGGTTGCGGCCGTGGTCGAGGAGATCGTTCCTCTCTATAAGGAGCGCAAGCACGTCGCTGACTTCGACGACATCGAGGACATGATCTTCCGGAACGGGGACTACAAAGCAGCGGAAGCGACCTTCGCCACCTTCTCTGCCTCGATCCCGAAGTATGCTGCTCAGGAACTCAAGGACCTGATCGGACCGCGTCTCGAGGAACTCAAGAGCCGAGATCGGGACGTCAAGGAAGCCTTCTCTCACATGACGGTCAAGGACAAGAGAGCCATGATCGATTTCTACGAGTCCTGTCTGAACACCCTGGACTTCATCCACGCGGCCAAGAAGATCCTGTCTCCGAGGAAGAAGAAAGCGGTTCCGGTCGACAAGAAACTCAAGCACCTCCGCTTCAAGAAGACCGATCAAGACCTGTCCCTCGCCTCGATCGATCCGGAGAAGATGCTCGGAGCCAATGTGCTCTGGACCTTCAACTCCAAGTATCGTGAGCTGACCAGGTTCGAGTCCAAGGCAGGGTTCGACCTCAAGGGAACCACCCTCCAGAATGTGGACAAGTCCGAGCGCAAGAGGATCCGAAAGCCGGAAATCATGAAGAACTTCTTCGGAACGACCAAAGCAGCCATGGACCGACTGTTTGAAGAGATCAAGACCACTCCGAGCGTTCACAACTGCCGGATCAACGAGGAGACTCTCCTCATGAAGGTCTTCTGAACTTTTCAGTGTCCTTTCCTCTCAAGAAGAGATAGTATCAGATCATGCCAATTCTAGTCGACTTCTCACAAATCTCTCTCGCCGGCATCGCTGCCGAGAAAGCTGCGAACCCGAACGTTCCTCTGGAACCGGCGCTCGCCAAGCACTTCATCATCAACTCCCTTCGAATGAACACCATGAAGTTCAAGGGACAATACGGTAAGGTCTACCTCTGTGTGGACTCCACCTCCTGGAGGAAGTCCTACTTTCCTCTCTACAAGGCTCGAAGGGCCGAGGACAGGAAGGACGACGAGGAGTTCTGGAAGCTGGTCTATCAGACGGTCAAGGAGACCGCGGACCTGCTGGACGAGTTCTCTCCGTATCCGGTGATCCGGGTGCCTGGAGCAGAAGCAGACGACATCATCGCCTGGCTGACTCGCAAGTTTGCCGCTCCTGACTCCGCCGATGACGACTTCGGTGGTTTCGGTCAGGAGACAGCAAAGCCTGAGAAGGTCCTGATCCTCTCCGGAGACAAGGACTTCCAGCAGCTCCAGATCCTTCCGAACGTGGATCAGTACTCTCCGACCCTCAAGAAGAACCTGAAGTGCAAAGACCCTCGTGGATTCTTCATGGAGCACATCGCTCGTGGAGACGCCGGAGATGGAGTCCCGAATGTCCTCTCTGCCGACAACTGCCTGATCGACAAGATCCGTCAGACTCCGATCATGGAGAAATTCGTCACCGAGTTCAAGGCCGGCTTCGAGAACCCGGAGACCATCGAGGTCAAGAAGATCTCCAAGGAACTCTTCCTTCAGAGGTTCGATCGAAACAAGAAGCTGATCGATCTGATCCACGGAATTCCGAAGGACGTGGAAGCCTCCATCGAAGAGGTGTATATAAGAGAGACCGAAACTCCGAGGGGCAACCTCGAAACCCTGCGTCAAGCCTTCATCGCAAACAGAATGAAGAACATGCTCGATGTGATTGGGGACTTTAGAAACAAGTAAAAGGAAGATACGTGAAGAAATCACTACCAGAAGTTTTCGATGCCATCGCTAAGGCAGAGACGATCCAGGAAAAGACCAAGATCATCAATGAGGAATACTCGGTGTCCCTCGCCGGATGCCTGAAGATGCTCTTCGACCCATCCATCAAGTTCGAACTCCCGGCCGGCCTTCCGGTGGACTACAAGTTCAACACCCACCCGTACGGTTCGCTCGAGAAGATGATCCGTTCAATTCCACCGCTGGTCACCCTCGAAGCCGGCCCGAAGCTCGAGAAGTCCTGGCTCCGTATTCTCCAGCCGCTGTCCAAGGAAGAGGTCATCCTCATCACTGCTCTGAAGGACAAGGATCTGGAAATCGGCCTCACTTTCGCCGACGTCCAGAAGATCTTTCCGGCTCTCTTCCCCGAACTTTCTGCAGAGGATATTGAAGCTCTTCAGAAGAAGGGCAAAGCCTCTTCCAAGGCTGGAGTGGACGATCAGGGATCCGTACCTGCTAAACCACGTGTGATCAAGCCTGGTGACTACGATCCAGAAGCTGATGTGGTCAAGGTCGCCAAGATCGACGAGACCGAAACCTTCGGCGACGAGGACGTGAAGTCTGAGGTCGTTATCTCCATCCCGAATGTGGATGAAGAGACGGCAGCCATCATCGAAAAGGCCGAAGAAGAATTCAAGAAGCCGGCCAAGAAAGCTTCAGCCAAAAAGGGCTAATCACCTTGAAAGTCATGTACTTCTCGGACCTGCATGTCTCCGGACTGGAGCAGCAGGTCCTTCAAGCTCGCCTCTTCAAACAGGCAGCTGACGAAAAGCCAGATCTGATTCTGAATGCCGGGGACTTCTCGAACATCTACAACCCGGACTTCATCCTGGCCTTGGAGGACCTCGGTCCGTATGTCAAGGTCATGGGCAATCACGACTTCTATCAGAATTGGCATACGACTCCAGAGGACTGGGGTGTCGAAGAGACGACGATCGGAGATTTCCTTGTCGTCTCGGCCACCCTCTGGACGAACTACTTCGGAGAGACTCCCAAGGAGATCGACGAGTACAAGTTCCTGAACGACAAGAACTACATCAAGGACTGGAACGCCCAGAGAGCCCTGAACTGCTTCAAGACCCAGTTCACTGAAATTCGTAGAATTGTCAGCACCAACTGGAACAAGAGGATCATCCTCCTGACGCACCACGGTCTGTCCAAGCAATCTATCTCTCCAAGATTCGCTGGTGGTCCCCTGAACGGCTCCTTCGTCAACGATCTGGACGATTGGATCCTTCAGTGTCCGAACATCGAAGTCGCAATCCACGGTCACGTTCATCAGTCATTCGACTACATGATCGGCTCGACCAGGATCCTCTGTCATCCGCGAGGCTATCCGCGTGAAGACAACTACTCAGGCTACCACGCGAAGTTCATCGACCTATGATCATCGTCAAGAGTGTCCACACCCAGAAGTATCGTCAAGAGAATGGGACCTGGGGTTTCTCAATCGAGAAGGCGATGAAGTTCGATCCGACCTATCGCCATCTCGTCTATTATAGAGAGAACCCGATTTACTACGAAGTCATCGAAATTCCCGATCTCTAAAAAAATTCGACATTCTTCAATTTTTCTGTTTACAAGCTTTCCATCTTAGAGTAGAGTGTCATTATCGAAAAGTTGAAACGATCCGAAAAAATCCTCCTGGAAATCTGAAGATCGTCATATATAGACCACATGCTCACGTATCCCCCCTCGCTACGAACGAGGACAAAGGTAACTGGATAGGTAGATGCAGGTTCGAAGCCTGTCGTGAGCTCCAAATTTTAACTGAAACCGAAAAAAGAGTTTCAGACGACCGAAAAACGTGATAGGATAAAGATCCGAGTGCATAAACAGGGTGTAAGAGATAAGATCATCGGTGGACCTTGGAAGTCCGCAAAGTTGGAGCGTTACCAACCATCCTGACCAATACGACCTTGAGACCAACTGGGCTCGGTCAGAAATCCTTCTCCGGAAGGTACGAGCCTAAGAAAGCTCGGGTTCTTAGACAATTGAAGATTGTCCTTTACAGGTATCCGGCAGTAAGAGTCGGACTCCAAAGAAGGTATACGAGTCGTTCTGGAGGTGGACTTACCCACTTAACTCCAAGCGTAAAGGGTCCGGTCCTTTCAAAACGTGGACCCATCGAATTTTCTGCTGCCCTTTAACCGAGGCCATTCTGACCAAATATCGGTTTAGTCGTTTTGCTCGAAAGAGCAATATTCCTATCGGACTGGCATAGTGAAAGTCTCCGGCTGTTAACCGGAAGGCCATCGAAAGGTGGGGCAGGGGCGGTACCTGCGATAGGAGCCAATTACTGCGGATATGGTATAGTGACTGTGCCTCGGCCTTCCAAGCCGTTGAGGTGGGTTTGATCCCCACTATCCGCTCCAAATACAATGACCCGTGTTGCCACCGAGCGGTAATCATTGTTGTCTCTTCGGCTATCGGTGGCACCAATTCAAGAATTGGGGATGGGGTGAGATACCCGGGGAATCCTTGCAAGATTCCAGCCTAGTGGGAGCGTTACCCACCTTCTCCACCAAATAAGCCTGAGTACGCAAAGAGGCAAAGCGGCCTCCCTCAAAAAGAGGTGTATGAGGTTTCGAATACCTCCTTAGGCACCATTAAGAAGAGATTGTTACCCTCTTCGAACAAGGAAGGTTGGACGGCAATCCACTCGGGCCTTGTTGACTCGCAGACGATTATGCCGGTCTTGCCGGATCGGTCTTTGTCTGAGAACCTTCGTCTAGTGGATAGGACGCTCTCGTGCAGAGGGAAACACAGGGTTCGATTCCTTGCAGGTTCGTCGAGAAGAATTCATACTTCCTTAGCTCAGAGGCAGAGCAGCGGTGTTACATACCGAAGGTCGAGATCTCGGAATTCTCAGGAAGTACCATATTTGCTCTCATATTTCATTAGTAGAATAGCTCTTTGGTAAGGAGCAGAGATAGGAGCGTAACCTATTGAGAGCACCAAGTTTGGCCCTTTAGCTTAAAGGCACAAAGCGCTCCCGTTGAGGGAGAGGATCTTTCCTTGCAAGGGAGAGGGGCCACCATTCTCAGGGTCAGTCGGCCGACGGAATCGCTTTCATGAGGTGATTCGCCCTGATACCAACAACCGGAATATTGCGGGGTAGAGGAGCCCGGTTCCTTGCTGGCCTCATAAGCCGGAGACGCTGGTTCAAACCCAGCCCCCGCAACCAAAAGACCTGAGCCGCGTCATAGGTCTCTAACAATGCTACGGCTGGCGAGGTGCAAGGCCTCGATCAATTCATGCTTCCTAAGCATTAAAAGCGATGTGCGCCTTTCGTAAGGGTGAGAAGTCAGAGCGTTACTGACAGGAAGCTCCAATCAAGGAGAGGAACTACTCGGTGGTCTGATCGGTGATCAAGACGGAGCCTCTCCTTCCTATCTGCCCACAACGCCTTTATTAGATGAGGTCCGGTCCTGTAAACCGGTGAAGCGGGAGCGTTACCCGATGTGGGCTCCAAACGAATTGCTCTGATATCCCAATTGGTAGAGGAAGCGGACTGAGATGCCGTACAGTGAGGGTTCGACTCCCTCTCAGAGCACCAAAATATGGGCTTATACGCAAATTGGCAAAGCGGCTACGCTTAGAACGTAGTGGTTGTGGGTTCAACTCCCTCTAGGCCTACCAATTAGAATACGCGATGATGTTGGGACATGAGAGGCCCTTATAAAGCCTTTAGCGGTAGATGACCGTTCTTGACTGGGATCGAAACCCAGATCGCGTACCAAAACGAACATGCTAGAGTGACGGTAATGGTAACCGGCTGGGTTGTGTCCCCGGAATTGAGAGTTCGAGCCTCTCCTCTAGTTCCAATTAATGCTCTATGGGTCAGTTAGTAAAGACGCCTGGTCGACATCCAGGAGGCACCAGGCGCGATACCTGGATAGAGCACCATAATATGCCAGTAGACTCAGCTAGTGACGAGGCGCGGCCGATAACCGTGTATAGCTAGGAGCGTAACCTAGTACTGGTACCAATTTGACAGAGAAAGGAAATTCAATCATGTCAGACTTCAACAATAAGTCGGGATTGGAATTCGTGGATATCTCTTCGGAGGAATGGCGCGAATACAAGTTCGTAGGCGAAACTATCAGGATCGAGGAGCCTCTCTGGCTCAACGTCTCCAAGTCAGGTGGTCATCGTCTCTTCGATGCCTTTGGCATCTCTCACTACATCCCGTCTGGTTGGAAGGGATTGAAGTGGAAGGCCAAGGAAGGTCAGCCTCACTTCGTGAAGTGAACATACGGGTATGGTGTAATGGCCTAGCACAAACGTCTCCAAAACGTTTAGAGTCAGTTCGAATCTGGCTTCCCGTGCCAAATCAGAGATGCCCGACAAGGGCAGGGAGATGGGTTCTCCCAGTAGGATGCAGACGGGTGTAAGTCCCGGAACGATTGAGTTCGACTCTCATTCGTGCAGAATGCAAAATCCTTCATATGGGCCCCGCAAGTAAGAATCGGAAGTCCGGTTGCCTGGCTGTAAACCAGGTCCCTATGCGGCAAGGCGTGCGATACGTCCCGGGGCCCACCATATTCCAACGCACCGTGATTGCGCTATAGACCCACGGTGGATAAACATAAGGTCAGACGAAAGTCTGTCGGTCTGCAAAAGGTTAAGCTCTTAATTGCTTCGCGGAGAAACATGGTCATTTCTCCACTTTTTCAGTTTACATGCCTTCACAAGCATGATAGACTAACACAGTAAGCTCTGTTCTAACTTCTTCTCTTCAAGACGGCTACGGTCCAATGTGGCTGCGGTCCAATATGGCTGCCGCTCTTCGTGAGGGAGGGGAAAGATGTAGGTCCTCACCCTCCATCCGGTATCTCGAAGAGAGAGGTTTGAACAGAGCTTAATGGGGATGGGACCCTCTGGGAAGGGTGCTCCGTTGTCTGCGGAATAGTTGCGGTTTCGAATACCGTCATCCTCGCCATTGTGGAGTAGCTTAATGGAGAGCGCCGTCCCGTTGTGGGACGGAGGTGCTGGCTCACACCCAGCCTCTGCAGCCAATTTGCTCCTCGGAGCCTAGGTCTGTCACCAAGCGGAGGTGACAGCGTAAGTCAGGCATACACTCCTGAGCCTCTCTTTATTAACCGGCTGTCTTCTAATGGCCTAGGAAGCCTCCCTTTCAAGGAGTCCAATGTGGGTTCGAATCCCATCAGCCGGACCAATTATCCTCTTGTAGCTCAACCGGACAGAGCTCGGCACTCCTAACGCCAAGGTTGAAGGTTCGAATCCTTTCAAGAGGACCAAGATTACCCGCTGTAGTTTAGTGGTCAAGAATGCTACCCTCTCAAGGTAGGCGACTCGGGTTCAAATCCCGATGGCGGGACCAAAACATGGAAGACTAACCGGTCGAGGATCGGACCTGCCTTGAAAGCAGTGGGCACGTGCTAGTACCACGTGTGGGGAGCGTGACCTCAGTCTTCCGCCAATTGGAAGGTAAACCAGACGGGGTTCTGGACCTGCTTCGAAAGCAGTGAGCACCCTCACGGGTGTGGGGATCGAGACCTCTGCCTTCCGCCATTGAATATGGACACGGAGTTTCATCCTGCCCAGTCCGGGTCGTGATGAAACTTAATGGATAGAAGCTGTCGACCTCTATGGTGAGTGAGAACCTCACAGTGTCCGCCAAATATGGAAGATGAACCAGACAGGGTGCTGGGCTCGCTTGGAAAGCGATGCGTACGTGCTAAGACCACGTATGGGACTCGGGCTCTCCGTCTTCCGCCATAATTCGACCTAATCCACGAGCAACGGGACAACGTGGACTAACTTAACATGGACTGCTGGTAAAACCGATAAATTCTCTCCCGAGACGTGCAGGACTAAGAGGTCGAATACTAACATGCGGCTTAAGCTAATCTGGTGAAAGCGCTGGTTTGAAAAACCAGGGAGCTTGGATCGAAACCAAGAAGTCGCACCAAAACAACGCGTGTATGGCGTAGAGGAAACGTGCCTGGCTTCCAACCAGGAGTCCAGAGTTCGAGTCTCTGTACCCGCACCAAAACATCCCTCTGGATCAAGTGGTCGAACGGCTCTCATAAGGCTGATTCTCCAGGAGCGTTACCCGGCAGAGGGACCAATTTGAAATAAGGAACATAGAATGGCATGGTATAACGAAACACAGGCTCAGGCCCAGAGAACCATAGATCGTGAAGATCGGATAACCACCTGGGTTCTTCAAAACCTTCGTCCAGGAATGCGAGTCCGCTTTGCCGGTTCGAGATCCAACAAGGGATCGGCCTACTGGAGAGAGGTTCTCGAGGTCGTCCAGATGGATCGATTTGCCGAAGTCTCCTATAAGAATCCGGACTACATCGAATTCGAAGCAGACATCTCCTTCCGTCCATACGGTGAGAACCGCGAGAAGTACTACGAAGAGTACAACAGACAGCTGGCTGAATTTCGGAAGATCCATCCAGACGATAGGTCCTTCATCAGGATCTCTCGCACTGTGTCTCAAGTCAAGGTCGTTTCGAAGAACGTTTCGGCCAATCCAAGACCCCACGAGTCCGTGATCGTGGCAGAAAACCAAGCTGAGTCCCTCTCTGAAGTCTTCATCGACGACAAGTGGGTCAAGGCGAAAGACCTGAAGTAAGGTCATATTCATCCGTAGTTTAACTGGTAGAACGCCGTCCTCTGAAGTCGGAGAATCTAGGTTCGAATCCTAGTGGATGATCCAATTTTTCAGTTTACATCTCCTCCTGATGTGTTAGTATGCTTCTAACAAATGGAGATAGATATGCTGAAGATTACCTCAGAAGTTCGTTCCAGGAATTTCTCCCATCTTCAAGTTGGTGGAGTCTATCGTGGAAAGATGCTGATGTCTCGCGCTCTCGTCGAAGGTGGTGCGCTCCTCAACTGGTGCAAGATCCTTCCGAACAAGAAGCTCGAAACGCTCTGAGGACAATCAATCTCTAAATGTACCTGTGTAGCCGAGTTGGTCGAAGGCGCCGGACTCTTAATCCGGATCCGTAAGGACGTCGAAGGTTCGAATCCTTCCAGGTACTCCAAATTATAGGCGTGGTGTCGGACCGGCAACGAACTGGCCTGCAAAGCCAAGGTCTCAGCAATGAGAGTGAGTTCAATTCTCACCCACGCCTCCATATCCACCTGTCCTACCTAGCTCGGGAGATGCATCAGCTAGGTGGCTTTAAGGTGTGACCTACCAGAAAACAATGCGCCACGCAACGCATTGTGACCGTACTCGGACTCCGTGGTCATCTGGTTCATTCTAGAAAACAGGCAGTCGGGCCCTAAGAAAGGAACGGCAAACGGAGTCGATCGAATTTCGGAATACTAGGTATTCCAAATCATCAATTCTAATTTCTACCTCTTTGGTATAGTATAAGACAGTACCAAATCGAAAGGAAGAAACATGAATTTGATGCGTAAGTATAGGGCCTGGAAAGTTTACAGACACACCGTCAGCGAACTTGCAAGCCTATCCAACAGAGAACTATCGGACATCGGAATTGCAAGAGCTGACATTTCGGCAATTGCTCGTTCTGCGTCCTAATCGACAAGCGCTCGTACCGGTCCGGGTTTCTACCCCGCAGTAACCGTAATCGGAGGAGATTGCATCAATGGGGGTTCGACTCCCTCCGAGCGCGCCATATGGAAGAAGTGAAATGACTCAGAATGAATTGGACTGCGAAGCCGTAGTCGAGGAATACAGAAAGCTGATTGGAGCTACGAAGGTCCATGTTGACTACGTTCCAGGCGTGGACCCTCAAGTCCTTCGCGAAAATCTTCTCGGTGTTCAGTCTCAGTTCGACGAGTTGCATTCCTATCCAATCGAGCTCCAACTCAGGGCTGAGATCGCTCAGCTCGAAGGAAGACTCTCGAGACTGGGAAAGCTGGCTCAGGTCGACTTCAGAACTGCCTTCGATGAACCGGAAGGAGTCCGGGAACTGAGGCACAAGATCTTCACGGAGACGGACATCATCTCCACGAATTTGAGTGAGTCACTCGCCTTCTGCAGGGCTCACTCCAAGTAACATGTACCGGTAGTCAAGCGGTCGACGACGTCGGACTTTTAATCCGATTCCGAAAGGACACCGCGAGTTCGAATCTCGCCCGGTACTCCAATTTCAAAGGAAGCAAATGATCAACTCAGATCTAGGCCAGCCAAAGCAGAAATTCGAAGACACCTTCTCAGCCGAGACGGTTCTGATGGAAACCTACTTTCCGAAGTATCACTTCGTGGCTTTGGTGGATCCGAAGACCGGACTCCCGAATGGGCAGGTCTGGAAAGCTCCAGCCGCAGTCTGGGATAAGATCCAGAAGCTTCTCGAAGACAAGAAACATTCTCCGATCGTCTAATTGGCAGGACCCCTGGCATTGAACCAGGTCAACGTAGGTTCGAGACCTACTCGGAGATCCAAATTTGAGTGGTTCGTAGCGTCAACTGTGGAGCTTAGGTTCCCTGGGTAAAATCTGAAAGATCGATCCACATTGTGCCGATCGGGGATGGTTCCCACTCAAGTACTAACAAAGGATCGTTATGAAGCAGGATTGGAAGATATTCGCCACCATGGTGAAGAGATCGGTCTACGAAAGACCAGTGATGATAAAGCCTGCCCTCTATGAGACACGCGAACTCCCGAAATCCAAGTGGAGATCCTGCGGAGTCTGCGGAGGAACCGGATCATATCTGGAGTCCGCTGATGCGCATCGTTCCGAGGGTTGGGTTCCCTGCTCCTGTGGAGATGGAACCATCAGACGTGAGACCGTGATGGTCAGGAAGCCCGTGTATCGTGCCAAGGCTGTGACCAAGAAGACAAAAGGAAGGTAAACCGGACGGGGCTCCGGGACCGCCTGCTAAGCGTATCGCACCTCGGGAAGAGGTGTTCGGATCGAGACCGATGCCTTCCGCCATTCTCGTAAAGGACAATCGTCAACAACTGCGTGTGTAGTATAGAGGTTATTATCTTGGAGCGCCACTCCAGGGACGAGGGTTCGAGTCCCTCCACCCGCACCATTATCGTACCGAACTTGCTCGAGATCATTACTCGGGCCTTGAATCGTCCGGTCTATAGATATCCGCATGAAGAAGAATCTCAAGGAGCAGAAGCTCCGCAAGTCCCCGACAGGCCTCGAGAGAAACGAGAAGAAGCCAGCCCACATGGCGATCAATCCGTCAATCAAGATAGGTGAAGGGAAGTATGACGAGTCTTTCTCTGCATTCCTCCGTTCCAAATTCACGAAGTACTAAATGCCTGGCTCATTCGCGAGGTTCATGAATGAGATGGCCTACATCGGACAGGCCAAGAAGGCTTGGAACTCCCTGTCCGACGAGGCTAAGGATGCAATCTCCTCCTGGGAAAGATCTCAGTGGGTCGGAGGTGCTCTAGAGAACTCCATTCGGAACAACGATGCGATAGCCAAGGAGATAGAGTCGGTCTTTGCTCCTATTCGAAAGACTCTAGGTTCGACCATTCGTCTGTATCGAGGCGAGACAGTAGGATCCAAGTTCAACGCGGCCAATAAGTTCCTGTCCTCGTGGACGGACGATCGAAAAGTTGCCGAAGGTTTTGCAGGTCTGAGAACCGCGAACGGTGAGAAGGATCTGATCCACACCCCGATCACGGACGCCGAAATCGCCAAGGCCTATAAGGACTATCAGAAATTCGGCTTCGTCAAGTTTCGAAGCAAGATCTACAAGAAGAACGACAAGCATCCGGAGCTCAAGAACCCAGACTACTACGACATCTATTCTCTCAACAGGTCATACGTCACGGATGGAGACGATCTAGTCCACTCCCTGAAGCAGGACCAAGAATGGATCACTCACATCAACAAAACCAAGACCGACCAGGCCGTGATCCTCGATAAGATCGTCAAGACCTCCCAGATCATCTGGATCACCAACAACCTCGGTTCGAAAGAATTCATCGTCCGAAACCTGAATTAACCTTTAGTTAACCCGTTCAAATTATACTGGTCTCATCAACGGAGATCAAGACCATGTTCAAGAAGATCCTCATCGTCATCGCCATCATCGCCTGGGGACTCCTCGCGGTTCAGGTGACCAACTACCTCCACCAGCTTGATAGAGAGCTTTCGTACCTCGATGTCTGACTTTATCCCAAACGAAATACTGACTGCCTGGAAGACCGAGGGATGGAGCCTGGTGGGCTCCCGTCGTGAGAAAGATGGAACAGTCTATCACTCGATGCTCGGTCCAGGCGGCCTCTACAGAATCATGACTCTCGATCAGATCCTGACTCCTCCGGCCCAATTCGGAGATATGGGGCCTGAAAATGTGAATGAGTCGGATCCCGTCCATTCCTGGTGATTTTTCAGTTTACATTTCCTAGAATCAGTTTAGAGTGCTTCTTATCAAATCAGTGAGGGATGCAGATCAATGACTAACTACGTTCGCTACATCGAGACTTCGGAAGCCAATTTTCATGCCCTCATCGAAATGTACCGTGGGACCGAAGTCGTGATTCGTGCGACCAAGCAGGGTGATGCAGTCCGGATTGAAGGTCCTCTGACCCGCAAGCCGGAGATCGACGGTCTCGTCGAGAAGTACGACACCAGCGTAGGCTGGTGATCGTTTAATTCCACGACTCCTCTGGTGGGCCTTCAATGCACCGCGGGTGTGATGCCTGCCTATGAAGCTCCTGCAGGAGTGGAGGTGGACGGCCGGTTCTGATCCGTAAATGCTAGCAAAAAGCGGTGATGAATTGAAAGAAGGTCCTCCAGAGGAGTCGTGGAATAGATAAAGTTCGATAGTCGTATAATGTCGACTTGAGAGGTGTCAAGACGCGGGTGCAACTCCCGCCACCTCCACCAAAAGCAGTGTCATGACCACGGTAGGTCTATATCGACGGATGTAGGGAACTGGTCCTCTGAACACTGTTTCTGATGGGGGTGAACTAGGCTCGATTGGCACAGGTAGAGAAGAACGCGACTAGGCATGGCAAGTACCTTCATCACGGCCAAAACTGTAAATGCAAACGACAACGTTTCATACGAAGGCGTAGCCCTAGCGGCGTAACCTTCAGGGGTATGGGCTCCACCTTTTTACCCAACGGGCCCACTTTTCCAGTGTACGTAACCTTGGAAAAAAGGTAGAAACATTCTGTTACCAACCATCACATCAAAATGGGCTTTACGGGGACTTGGATGCATACTTCTGCGGCTGTTATAGAGGGCGTTGACTGCCCTCACTTCTTCCTTGACTACAATCCTATCGGCTTCTACGAGATGACCTACGACGACGACGAGGGGCGCTGCGTGCGCACACGGGTCTTCATAGACTCCTTTGATTCCATCTCCTCAGCAAATTGGATCTCCCTCGGTCGGAACTTCATCCGGACTGCCCTGCTTCCGGACAAGCCGACCCTTCACTGAAAATTAACCTTCCAAAATTTTTTGCACCTCCGGGGTTTACAATCCCGGGGGACGCATTATATTATGAATTGTGAATATGTGAGTAGCCTATCATCATCAACCAGTAAGGAGTAATGATCATGAACGCACTGACTCAGCACAATTCGAACCGCAAGACCTCTCGCTCTCAGAAGGAGCCTGCCCGGAAGTTCGTCTTCGAGCCGACCAAGAACACGGTCTCGAATGCCATGCTTCTCTCGGTCCATGGAGTCGAACCCCTCGTCGGAATGGGTGCCACCCTCTGCTACTACAAGGACCGACATGCCGCGACCATCGTCGAGGTCACCGAGTTCAAGAACGTCTCGATGATCCGGGTCCAGGAAGACGTCGCCAAGCGAACGGACAAGAACGGTCCGAGCTTCGACCAGCACTACGACTATCAAGCGAACCCGAACGGTCGAGCCTACACCTACCGCTTCAAGAACGGTCGCTGGGTCGGAGCCCAGATCAACGAAAACGGTCGAGTCGTCACCGCCCGGAACTTCCCCGCCCTGGTCATCGGTGTTCGAGATCAATTCTACGACTTCTCCGCCAGGTAACGGGAAGCGGAGAAGTCCCTTCAAAGGAGAGAACCTTTCGGTTCTCTCCTTTTTGCTGTTTACATCCCGAGGAATCAGTATAGAGTGGAAAACATAAGAAATGCACTGGAGTTACGGAAATGAGAAACCAGCAGCACTTTTCAAATCGCACGGAAGCCGAGCGTAAGGGAATGCACTGCCAGTTCCGCCAGTCCGGTGAAGCCATGTGTGAGAACGACAACGAACCCGGACCTGGTCAGCGGCATCCCTTCAAGAAGTGGGTCAACCGCGAGATGTCGAAGTTCGAAGCAGCCGTCTGGATGCAGAACCGCTAAGGAGCCGAAAATGAAACAGTGCGCCTGGTGTTTGAGAGAGCCTGACCCCTCGTCGTGTGGAATGACCTACTGCCCGCACCGCGAGGAGCCCAAGAGACAGAGGACTCCGAGGATCAAGAAGCCCAAGCCTCCGAAGCTCGCTCCTCTCCCGGACGAGATCTGGGTGATGTACCTCTCGATGAACAACTCAGCCGGAAGCATCGCCCACGTTTCCCACGGTGACAAGTTCTATCGCACCGAGGACGAGTGCCAGAAAGCCATCGACGAGATGCCGAGCTGGTTGGGTATGGGAGATCGCAAGCGCTATCGCCCGATGTGCCTGGTTTCAAACGAAAAGAAGGAAGACTGAGATGTACGCTGTGTTCATGGGTATCGACGGAAAGATGCCGAAGGGAGGTACCGAGGGTGCCTGGACAGTCGGAAAGATCTACAATCTAGAAGACGATCCAGAGCATCCGAAGAGCTATTGGGTCGAAAAGGATGACCGCGGACTTCCGAATGGATGGATGAAGTCCTATTTCACCATTCTCGATCAGACCCAGATCGCCAAGATCGATCGCGTCGACGACATCACGACTCTCTTCAATTTTCTGGTCAACCGCCAGAAGCAGGTTCCCGGAGACATCTGGGGAGGTCATCGGATCGAGGACGCAATCGAGTCCGCCTGTCGTCTGACCGGAGTTCCCAAGGAAGAGGTCTATCGGATCTTCGGTTGAGAGAGCTACACCTCCGACAGGAAGTATGACAGGCGGCGGATAGGCGGAGTAGGATCTCTCTTTTCCTCAGGAAAATGGTTCCTATCAGAAAAGTGCGGGAATGCGCAAATTCCGTATTTACTCCTGCAGGAATCAGTTTATACTCTGATCTATCAACTGGAACGGAGATACTGAAATGACCAAGATCCTCGCCGACTACCCAGCCTACACCATCATCGAAGGTAAGGACCACGAGTTCGTGGATGGTGAAGAATTCGGTATCGCCTTCAAGTCCGCCCGTTACGGTGATCTCTATCACTTCTTCCAGATCGGTTCGGTCGAAGGTTACGCCAAGAAGCGCGGTGACGATCCGGTCGCCCGAGTCGAACGTGCCAAGAGCCTCGGTCACGAGCTCTACTATGCCTTCGGTCTCGGAGTGGTCCTCCACAACGGTCCCAAGGTCAAGACCACCAAGCTCGGTCTCGCCTTCGGTGACGTGATCTCTTTCGAAGGAAAGAAGTTCCGTCTCGATCCTGCTCCGAACCAGAACGTCAAACTCACGGAGGTCTGAGAACATGACCACAGTGATCCCAGCAGTCGGATCCGGAGCCACCCTCTACTGGTGGACCGATCGTCACGCAGCCACCGTGGTCGAAGTGACCACGGACAAGACCACCTTCGTCATCGTCCAGGAGGACAGTGCAGTCCGAGTCGACTCCAATGGAATGTCCGACTCCCAGACCTGGGACTGCACTCCGGATCCGGAAGGACGCAAGTTCGTCTACCGTCGGAACGAGACCAAGGAAGCCTGGGAGCTGGTCCACTTCAACGAGAAGACCAAGCGCTGGAACCTCAACGAAACCCAGAGCCCGAAGCTCGGGATCAACCACCGAAATCACTTCTTCGACTTCTCATTCTGAAAGCTTCTGATGCAGTGGATCCTACAGTCCTATGAGGACACCGACAAGCTGGCCGACATCCTTGAGAGAGTCGGCCTCCCATACTCGACCCACAAGGTGGTCCCATTCGTCGGTGACCTCCTCCCAGAGCCTATCATTCAAGACCCGGACCGAGTGGTCATGTTCGGCTCCTATTCCCTGAGGCACTACGCCCGGGATCACGATCTCAAGCCAGGCGTCTTCGAGCTTCGACCGTTCCTCTACGAGAAGCCGTGGATTCCTTTCCTCCTGAATGGAGCCGAATGCAAGACCCTCACCGTTCGAGAACTCGGCTTCCTGGCCCTGGACGGAGATGATCTCTGGTTCGTTCGTCCGGTGGAGGACTCCAAGGAGATCGCCGGGACCGTGATGACCTCGGACGAGCTGACAGAGATGGCTCGGAACGTGAACAACCTCCTGCCCGGAGAATACATCCAAGGCTCCCTGAAGCCGGACACCCTCATGATGATCGGAGAACCTCACCACATCCAGAAGGAGTGGAGGAACTGGATCGTCGAGGATCGACTGATCACTTCGTCCCTCTACAAGATGGGTGGTCGTGTCCTCTATCGGGAGGAGATCGACCAGGACGCTCGCGAATTCGTGGAGTGGATGATAGCCCTGAATCCAGGGTACGCCCAGGCCTACGTCCTTGACGTCTGCAGGACGGACGAGGGACTCAAGATCATCGAGACCAACTGCATGAACGCCGCCGGCTTCTACGCCGCGGACTTGTTCAAACTCATAGAAGCAATCGAGGACATTCAATGAAAGAAGCAATTGCCCTTCTGCGTCAAGCGGAAGAAAAGCTGATCGGACTCTATTCGGCCATCGCTCCTGGGAGCGTCCACCAAGGTGGGAGCAACTTCGCCGACAAGGACGAGACCGTCCTGGCGATCCGCGAGTTCCTGAACGCGAACGACAAGTCCGAGTACATCACGATCTATGAGTCGATCTCCGGATGGACTGCCGTCCACATCTACTGGAACACCGACGGCTTCTGGGAGCCTTGGCAGACAGGGTTCGGGAAGTACGAGACCTCGAAAGGCGCCGAGAACGAAGGTCGTGATTGGGCTCGAGCCGAAGGCATCCGCTATGTTCATCCGAAGAGTGCAGCATGAAGTATCACAGCACCTTTGAACGCATCTCCCTGGACAAGGACCTCCTTCCCTATGGAGTCGACTTCGAGCAGAAGTCCAAGTGGTTTGCCACTCACAACGACTGCGCCATCCACGTCTACAGCTATCCGACCCGGCCTTCGAACCGGGATACGATCTACTCAGCCTTCCACAAGAACCGTGAAGCCGTGAGTCGAAACATTGCCCTGGTCGTCCGTTGGGCTGAACAGCGTCGATGATCTACTCGGACTCGGTGTTCGTGGTTCTGGATGGGAATGCCTGGGTCCCGGTTCGGATGCTCAAGTCCCTGACGATCGGAATTAGTGTCCCATGGGAATCCTTGGATCGATGGGAACACAAGAAGGACGCCCGAAAGCAGGCAGCTGCATGGGCAAAAGAAAAAGGATGGAAATTCGTTGATGTCTAAGCGCAGTGAAGAATGGAAAGTCGGTAAGTTCATCTATGACCAGGCTCTCGGAGATCGTAAAGGCTTCGACATGGATCTTGATGACGACATCTGGGACGAGATCTACGAGGACATCGGAGAACAGGCCATGAAGTGCTTCAGTGAGGAAGCTCACCTGGCCGATGTTTGAACTCTAAAGGAGCAATCATGAAGATATCGAAACTCAGAGAAGTCCTCGATAAGATCGAGGCCAAGTTCGGAGACATCGCAGTGACCGGAGGATCCATGATGGACGATCGTCCTCTCCGAGACATCTGCGTCACGGACGCCGAAGGCCGAGAGATATGGCCTTCAAATTACACGAAATCCGAAGGTCCACACAAAATCGACGGAATCTTCTTCCAGTCCTAATTTTCCGTATTTACAAGTCTTCCGATCTGGTTTAGAGTGTTCTCACAATTGGAGAACGTTCCGATGACCGCCGACTACAAGATGCACATCAGCGTATTCATTTCGACCGGTGATCTTCAAGCCATGTTCACCCTCCGGACCTGGAGGACAGTGAATGGTTACTCCATCGAGAGCTACATCAAGAACCTCTCGACGGACTTCGACAAAGCTGAGCGCCTCGCCCAGGAATACGCCGACAATCTCCAGAGCCGGATCGGTGGTGACACCTGCTCCGTCGTCTTTTCCGGATGCGATGTCGATGAGGTCTTCAAGCGTCGTGGGAAGCTTTCGGTTCGTGACACTCAGAACATCGAGTCGATCGAAGAAGGAATCATCCCCTTCGGGAAGAACAAAGGGATGAAGATCGAGGAACTCCCGGACTCCTACATCCTCTGGTTGACTGATCAGCTCGCCAAGGAACTGGATCCGGTCTTCAGCACCCTGTGTTCGATCGCCTCCGGTATCGCCCAGTCCCGTGATCTTCTCGCCAAGCGGGAGGTCCGTCGTGAGGAGCGTCGTCAGGAGGATCTGAAGTCTGCTCACTTCGGTGAGATCGGTAAGCGCTACGAGGAGGACGTGGAAGTTCTCTATCGGAACCGGATGGAGGAACAGGGTTTCTTCATGGGTTTCAAGTACACCATCAAGCTCAGTGATCAGATCCTGACCCACAAGGGAAAGACGGATCTTCCGGAAGGAAAGTGCCGGATCAAGTTCACCGTCAAGTTTCACTACGAGACCGGAGAGGACAAGGTCAAGAAGACCTACATCAATCGCCCGGTCCTGATTGGAGAACAGAATGCATCATAAGTTTCACATCCTCGTCGACGACATGTTCGATGGGGACTGGGAGCAGTATCAAGACTGCTACGGATACATGGGGTCTTTTCTGACCCGAGAACAGATCGAGATCATCGTCCAGAAGGACCATCCAGGAGTAAAAGTCAGTGTCGTACAGAAAGATTGAAGTCAAGGGAAAGACCTACGAATACACCGTCGGCCGGACCCACACCAAGATCAAGGGCATCGGCGCCTTCTTGAACCAGGAGATCGGCGAGACCGTGGAAGTCCACGACTACTGCCACTGCGGCTGCAACATGACCCTCCACGACATCTATGATGTCCCGACCAGGAAACAAACCGGAGTCGTGACGCCGAAGCTCCTCGCTCGCCTGATCGAGAGCAAGATCTGATGCGGACCTTCAAAGTCAAGATTCTCCTGGCCTCCTACGGAGACTACGACGAGAGATCAACCTCGATCGGCATCACCGACTGGGAGGAGGTCACGGAGCAGGAGTATTTCTTCCTCCGGGACAACATCTTCCGGCTCGCCAGGATGGATCCTGCCAAATACGGGAATGGACAGACTCCATACATCGTGATCGAGGACGAGGTTCCGGTCAAGCAAACGATCCTGTCCCTCCGGGCCGAGCTCCAGAAGGAAGTGGACGCCATCGAGAAGCGTCGAGAGGACGAGCGTCTGAAGAAGGCCGAAGCCAAGATCAAGCGAGACGCCAAGGTCCTCTTCGAAAAGAAGGACGCGCTCAAGAAACTTCTGGAAGAACATCCGGAACTCAAGGAAGAGCTGCTCAAGTGATGAACCCCTGGGGACCGTGGAGACACACCTGGTACGGCCGGAACCGAGGATGGATGAAGATCCTCTGTTGGTTCGGAGGTCACTCCTTCTCCACGGTCGCTTGGGATGAGAAGATCGGAACAAGCTACGGCATCTGCACCTGTGGGAAGAAGAAATACCCAAAATGGCAGGATTGGATGGAACCTGGGAAATAGGTGTTTACTTCTCCGCAGGCCTGTGTAGAATAGGCCAATCCAAACGGAGAACGACCATGATCAGGAAACCGAAGCATCAGGAATTCGTCCCGGACATGACCCGCCAGAGGCACCTCATCGACATGAAAGGTGCTCCTTGGTATCCAACCTGGGAAGCAGCCAACGACGTTCTCGCCAAGATTCCTGGTGGGATGCAGATGTTCGTCGTCTCACCCGAGCCAGGTAAGTTCGTTCCGGTGGTCTGCCTCTGGCCGACCGAATACTCGCCGGACTACATCTCTGGAGTTCAGCACCACGGCGCATATGCTATGGTCGGACAGTCGTTCGGAATTCCGGTCTACGACAAGCCGAAGAACAAGAAAACTCAGATCCTCTGAAAGGAACCCAAGTGACTGTTTCCATTTCCCTCAATCGCCAAGCCCTCCACGACCTGATCGACAAGGATCCAGAGTTCTCCCTCGAACTCAAGCAAGCGGTCCTCGCCGAGGTCGCTCGTCGCATCTTCGAGAAGGACTTCAAGAAGGTCATCGCCGAATGCGGTCCGGAGCTCTTCCGTGAAGCAGTCGCTGCCACCCAAGCAAATGCCAACTTCTCCAACCTGATCCAGAAGGCCCTGAACTCCTCGATCGTGGATCCAGGTCCGTACTACAACCCGACCCTCAAGACCGAGGTTCGCGAGAAGCTCAATCAAGCCGTCGCCACCGAGAAGAACAAGCTGATGGCCAATGCTGCAGCAGAACTCTCGATCGCCTTCGCCACCACGATCCAGAACGCCGTCGACAAGATCGTCGCGGACTACTCGGTCGAGGATCGGATCGAGAAGCGCATCACCCGTCTGACCAACGAAGCCATCGACAAGATGGTCGACGATAAGGTCAACGCCCGTCTTGCCGACATCAAAGCTGCACTCGCGGCCTAACGATGGAGATCGATTGGTCCTCAGTCGATCGGAAGAGGCAGCCGACTCGTAAGGAGAAGGCTGCCTACCGAAACTGGAAGAAGTATCTCTCTGACTCCAAGTTGAGTCCAGAAGAAGTCAACTCGCGAGCCAAGTCGTTCGCATCCCAAAAGAAGAAGGTCCCACGAGATTGAAGAAGCTGACCAAAGAACAGTACGACGCCCTGTGGCTCGTGGTTCATCAAGCCTGGATCCTGATGGACGACTCCTGTGAGGACCACACCCTCGGACCGGAGCCGGTGATCACCGTGGAACGCGAGAATCTCGATGCTCTTTCGGACGCCATGGACAAGCTCGATGCCCTCGTTCCAGAGGAAGAAGGTCCGTTCTGGGGAGGCTATCCGGTCGCCTATCTTCTCAAGGATCTGATCGAACCTCCGGCTCCTGATCCATTCACGGACTGGGTCCACCTCAACGATTTCGTGGATCCTCCGGAAGCGCCTGAAGGGTTTACAACCGAGGTGGAAAGAGATACACTCCTCGGTATCGTCATCAAGTATCGCTATCGCCACATCAAGAAAGAAGCAGCATGATCGTCAAGACCAAAGCATTCAAGGACGACAAGGGAAACTGCTTCGTGTTCCCGAACTTGATCGTGATTCCTGATCACCCGAAGTCCCCGTCCGAGTCTGATGTCATCCTCCAGGGAATGGCGGTGTTCATCGCCCTCGGAACCAGGATCGAATACTACTCCGAAGACTGGTTCGAGTTCGATCTCGAGACCTTCAAGCACGTTCGTGGAGAGATCGGTCATCCGTCCTTCTTCAACGGACACGCCACGGTCTACCTGTTCGAGGGTCCGACCTTCGACGAGATCATGAAAGAGGAAGAAAAAGCCCTCGTCGAAAATCTGGAAGCCTTCGTAGACAAGATGGCAGCCTGACATGGACATCGGATCGAAAGCCGGGTGGCCTGCCGGAGCCCTATCGAACTTCTCTCCCCATCCGTTCGTGATCGATGGAGTTCAGTGCGCCAGCATGGAGGGCTTCCTTCAGAGCCTGAAGTTCGACAAGGTGCACATTCAAGAAGAAGTCTGCAAGCTCACAGGCCTGATGGCCAAGCGTCGCGGACAGAAGAGAAACAAGGCCTGGAAGAAAGTTCAGACCTTGTGGTGGAAGGGCGAACCGATGATGCGTCGATCGGTTGCCTATGGAGCTCTGTTAGAGCGAGCGTTCGACGCACTAGGAACTAATGACTCCTTCAAGCGAGCCCTCCTGGCTACGCGCGACGCCGTCCTGACTCATTCCATAGGCAACTCCGACGTCTCTCAGACCGTCCTAACGGAACGAGAGTTCTGCCGATTGTTGACAAACCTAAGAGAAGGAATAGAGTGCAGAGAAGGAAAGTGTTAGGCTTCCTAGGCCTACTTACGCTGAGTCTTGTGAACCAAGCCCAGGCGAAGAAACCGATCCATCACACTGGATCAAATATTGGAGTTGCCTCATACTATGGGCACGAACTTGCAGGTCGTAAGACCGCTTCCGGAAGTCGGTTCAATCCGAATGGACTCACTGCGGCCCATCGGACCTACCCTTTCGGGACGAAACTACGTGTCACCAATGCAACGAATGGAAAGTCTGTGGTTGTTGTCGTCACCGATCGTGGGCCGCACGTCCGAGGGAGGATCATCGATCTCTCTTACGGTGCTGCGAAGAAGATCGGGATGGTTCAGTCCGGAACTGCCCGAGTCCACATCGAAAGATTAGGCTAGAGTCATCATCTGGGAGTCGGTCAGAGGCGTGTAGAAAGCGATCTTTCTGACCACTCCTGCGATGTTGAATGCTCCGGCGCCATTGGTTGAAATATCAAAGTGGGTCAGGGCTGCAGGGGAGCCGACCGTCCCGGTAGCAATAGCTCCACCGTTCACAGAGATGCGAGACACTCCTGCGGCGTCCCTGGAAATGCAGACGGTCTGATCCACACCGAAGGCAAAGGTGCCTGCAGGCTTTGATGCAGTTCCCCAGGAGATAGATCCATCAGCCTGGACCGAGCAGTTGAAGTTCGCATCGGAGACGAAGATACCTCTTCCTCCGTTTGCGTCCATCTTGCCCTTCCAGAAGGCCGTGTAGGCTCCACCCTTGATGAAGTCGCGAAGCGGTGGCTTGTTCAAGCAGGTGGCACGGTTCTGAGGGCAATTGACTCTGGCCGTTGTGGTCGCAATACGAGGTCCGAGGATTGTTCCGGACTGGCAGGTGACATAGTCCATATCGAAGACGTCGCCGGCTGTGTCGAACTTGAACATGACCTTCGGCGTTGCGAGGTTCTGAGTCGGAATTCTGAGTCTCTGCCATGAGGTCGAAACTCCGGTCAAGGCGACCCAGGTAGCGCCTCCGTCCACGGTCATCGAAGCTCCACCGGTTCCTGAGACTCTCTTGATGTCCACGGCTCCGATGAAGTTATTGATGGTCTCTGTGGTGACTGGCAATTCAGCCGTTCCGTCGGCGCTGACCACTGTGACTCGTGAGCCCTGGTTCGCGGAACCATTTCGACCTGTGGATCTAGCAACCGTGACTCCGGTCTTCGTCCAAGTGGCGTTGGTAAGATCCCTGGACTGGAATGCAGCGTTGGTTCTGTTCTGCCAGACCTCAAGTCCATTGGAAGTGATCTGAACCTGATTTGCAGCGACTGAGACTAGATTTCCGTTGTCTTCTCTCTCATAGAGACCTCCAACATAGTTTCCTGCCTCACCGAGCATGTTAGTCAGTGTATCCCCCTTGTAGACCGCATTCTGGAAGTCCAGAGAATACTTGAGAGGATCCGGTGTCCCGGCCCTAAGGATCGTCGAAGACGTGAGCGAAAGGCCGAGAGTCAGGTTCATGGTTTAGAACAGTCCGACCAGGTCGTCCGCAGTAGTTCCGGTGAGCATGACGTATGCTGCTCGAATTGGGAGGATCTGACCTGCCTGGAGGTTCTTGAACAGAACTACCGGATTGTCCGACGGATCATCTCCATCGTATCCGACCATCTTGACCGAAAGGTTTCCTGCGGTCCCGACGTAGATTGCTCTGGTCGGCTGGGCAAGAGGAGTTGCGTCCACTCTTGTGATAGTGAATGCGTCGAATGCAACGGAGTCGATGGCTCCTCTTTGTGCTTTAAATCTGTCCATGGTTTCTCCTGAATCAGAGATATTTATGCCTTTCCCTGTTTACACGAAATCAAAAAAGGAGTAGAGTACGCTCATGACCGAAGAAGAACAAAAGAAGCTAGATCGTCGTCTTGAAAAGAACCGGGCGTTGTCCGTGGTTCGTCGACTGCTCATGGATGGAAATACCTGGGTCGGCAAGACGCTTCATCAATCGATCTGCCTGATCGACGACGTGGTCTCCGAGGAGATCCGAAAGCTGTGACGATCAGAATCAACGTCAACAAGAACATCATCGCCAAGAATCGGAAGGACGGAAAGAACCGTCCGATGTATCGAGTCGAATTCCCTGGCGGAGACATCTGGTACTGTCAGGAAGTCGTGACCCTCGGGCCCGCAAGGTTCATGGATGGTCCACCTCTCAAGTGCGGAGCCAGGGCCTATCTTCAGACCGACTTCGCAGTGGACATGTACGGAGCAGTCCGGTACAAGGAGATCGAAGCGTGACTGAAGAAGAGATCAAGAATTACCAGAAGTCCCTTGCCTTCAACGAGTACATTCGTCACAAGGCTCTAGAGAAGTACAACTTCGAGCGCCGAATGGAATACTTCGAGCGCTACCATCATAAAGCTGCAGCCTGTCTCGAACGCGAGTTTCCGGATTTCCCCGATGCTCACATCAAGTTCCTGAGGTGGAAGCTCGGAGAGGACATCGATTGAACAACAGACGCGACGAAGAGGCCTGCTTTGGAGAATACATCAAGAGGCGAGCCCTCCTGAGATACAATCGGGACCACGGACATCACCACCTCCGGAACTATCAGACCGAGATCATTCAAAGACTCGAGCAGTGGTATCCGAATTTTCCAGCTCTCTACGGAAACTTCGTAAGATGGAAGGACGCAGCATGACTAAACCAATCCCAATCTCAGCCGGCAAGGACATCGCCAAGACCTACGGCTACGATCAGGTGATCATCTATGCTCGCAAGGTCGGAGACGACGGGATCGAGCACGTGACCACCTACGGAGTGGACAAGGCTCACTGTGCAGCTGCTGGCTCCATCGGCAATCACCTCAAGTACAAGGTCTTCGGATGGGACCGTGAGAGCACCGAGGACTTCCAAGGACAAGTCAAATGAACAACACCTATCGCATCATCGTCGGAAGCCCTCTCCTCCGTCCAGGCCTGACTATCGAGACCGATGTCTCCGAGAAGTACCTGGTCGAAGGCATCAAGACCCTCTTCGAAAAAATCCGAGAAATCAACGAGAAGCCGGTTTACAAACCCTTCGAGAAAGAGTAGATAGATCCAGCAATGGAGATGAAGTACTATGTACGACGGAGATCAGTTCTTTTAGGTAACTAACCTAGGAGAGCCAAATGTACCACACCATCTTTTTCTTCGGAGATCGTCGGACCTTCGAGTCCCTCGAGGACGTCGCGTCCTACTATCACTACCACTACATCACTGGTCGTGCCCACAATCTCCGCGTCTACTACACCTACTCCCACCAGCGCGTCGAGACCGAGATCGTCGAGAAGGCCTTCCAGGAGTACCGTTCTCGCCTCCACTATCGCTTCCGCAAGAAGAAGGACTACGTCTTCCGTTGTGGTCCCGTTCCGAACATCACCGGTCGTTGGCGCCGTGGTGGCCGTAGACAGCGTCCTCCTCGCCACAAGTTCCTCCTGATCAACAAGGAGTTCCTCCGTGGAGTGGAGATCGAGTCTTCGGTCTACGATCGCTGGGAATCCAAAAACCGCGGAAACGAAAAGAATTGGAAGAGCCAGCGGAAAACCCAGTACAAGCCGGTTTACAAAGCCTTCGAATAGTGTAGAGTGTTCCTATCAACTGAGGAACTGACGATGTCCGAAGAAATCCAGACCCTCTACCTGACCAAGAAGGAAACGATCGCTTGCATCAAGAAGCATCGGAAGGGTCGTCGGTCCTACCTCCGGTTTGCCACCGATCTCTATACGGTGATCCCGGACGGTGAAGGTTCCTTCCGTGGATATTCGGACATGTCCGCCTACGTTCCCGTCTCTATTGATGTCGCCGTCGCTTCAGTTCACAAGCTGATCGGCGACATCTTCGAAGAGAAGGGTGTCAAGATCCGAGTCTCCATCCATTCCAACTGCATCTTCATAGGGTGATCCGATGTTCGTCTACACCAAAGAAATCATGCTCGAGAAGATCATGGAGAGGGAGTCCTTCTTTGCTGAAGGATACGAAGTCCGACTGATCGTTTTCGAGGTCGAGAAGGGTCCGGATGTGGACTGTCGCTCCATCGTGGACATCATCGTCTGCACGGTCGATGCCGTTCCTTCCTGGATCCGGACGATCGAGGACCAGTACTTCGACGAGATCTCCCTGCACAGGAATCACGATGATGTGAATTTCGGACGAGCTAGGAAACTAGCTTCCAGAGCCCTCAAAGTTGCCCAGGAACTGACGAAATGACCGAGTCCCTCCTGTCCCGAGCCTCCAACGCCCTCCGGATCCTCACCGGCCACGACTCCGACGTCAATCTCAAGTACGTCTACGGAGACAAGTGGTGGGAGCCGATCAATGTGCTCCGTCGGGACCTCGAGCTGGAGATCGCCCGTGAAGCCAAGGTGGAGGACATCTATCTCTCGTACGATCATCAGGTCGGCAAGTGGTGTGTAGATCCAGAACCTCCGAAGGTCATTCGGACCGGAGCCGAGGTCATCCACGCCAAGATCGTGACCAGAGATCTCTACGGAGAAAAGAACAAGCGTCCATTCGCCTGGAGGTGGGAGTACAAGCCGGAGCATCGTCACGGAGACAATGCCAAGCATGAATGGTACACGACCACCACTCCTCCGAACGAACAGGACCTTCGGTTCAGGAACTACGAACCTCTCTACACCGAAACCGACGTCAAAAAGAAAGCTGAAGAGCTGCACACAGCCTTCATGAACTCATGACGAAGGAGCAGATTCAGCAGCTTTACATCAGGGTGTGTAGAGACTCAGGCTTCCAGCTCGAGTACATCCAGGCGGCGATCCTGACGTCCAGGGTGATAGGTTGTACAGCACTGGAGATATGGCTTGCTTTCCCGAGCCTCGGAGTGATGGACGAAGTCGCTCGAGGCCTGCATCCTGCAACCAAGGTGGTCCATGAAGCGAAATAGCATTGTGATGACCAACAAGGTCGACATGTACCGGTTCTACGGTCGCATCGTCCGGATCATCGACGACAAGGCCCTCTGGATCTGCTGTGGGCTCCACATTCATCTCACCCCTCTCAAGGATCTTGAGCACGTCACGGATTACGTCGGATCGCCTGAATGGTCCACGGACGGGATGAAGACCTACTACCACCGAGACAAGGATGGATGGCCTGACTTCAGTCGAGTCAAGTTCCAGCGCCCTGCTCATCTCTTCAACCGAATGACGTCCCTCAGGAAGCTCAAGCAGCTCGCTTCGAGATATCACGGACGGAACGTCTGGAAGACTCCTCTGGACTACGAGAGCCTATCAGATTGAGAATGCAGAAAAGGCCGGATTTCTCCGGCCTTTTCTTTGAACACTTCCTGATGGATTAGATCAGGTTGGTGATCTTTACCTTGCGGTAGTATGGGTTCAGGTTGCGAGTCATCGTCGCACCGTCTGGGGTTCCGTCGTTCTTCAGGACGAATGGATTCGCGACGACACCGTAGCGGGTCTTGAACATCATCTTCGGCTGGAAGGACGTCTCGTCGATCGTCTTGCGGACGTAGAACGGAACGTATGGGCAATAGAACAGACCTGCGTCGAGCTCAGTTGCTCCCTTGTATCCGATGATCGCGAACTGGCCGACCATGTACGGGTCGATATAAACACGGAACTGGCCGTTGAGAATACCTGCGAAGGTCGAGTTAGCGATGTCGTTCTGGACGCCGGTTCCATCAGAGATGGCCGATGCGTAGTCCAGGTTACCGGACTCACCGAGTGCGGTTGCGACGTCCTGGGAGACGATCAGGAAGTTACCACGACCACGACGGGTCTCGGTGAAGATCTGGTTGGCGTCGAAGTTCAGGTGGAGCATCAAGCCCTTGTACTTCTCGACGAACCAACGGCCGTCGGAGTCGGTGTTGATGTCGATGACACCTGGGGTAGCGGTGTGGGTCTGTGCACCGTACTTGCCGACCGTGTAGATGGTACGGACGAGTTCACGGTTCATTTCAGCGACGAGTTCGGTTGACAGGATGTCGGCGAGGATCGTCTCAGGATCCATGGAGTGGATCGCCTGCATGTCCTGAGTCGTTTCGTCGGACCAGCTGGTCATGAGCGAGCGGGTCTTCGCTTCAACCGAGATCTTGTCGACGGTGAACGCCATCTTTGCAGAGATGTCACCTTCGCCGGTTGCAGTTACAACACCCTGACCACGATCGATGGTGTCAGCAAGCGGGGAGCCTGCCTGAGCAAAGATGTCGTTGACGGCCTGGGTTCCGGTTCCGGAGAATGCGGAGTTCGGCTCAGAGAGTCCGAGAGCTTCAGCACCAGACTGGCTGGTGTAGCGAGCACGGAGAGCGAAGGCCAGACCGGTTGGTCCAGTCATCGGCTGAACACCGAGGATCTCGTTGTGGATCAGGGACGGAGCGGAACGGCGAACCATTGCGATCAGTACCGGGTCCCACTTTGCAACGCCGGCGGTGACGTTGGTAGGAGTTGCTTCAGAGAGCATCGCCTTGTCGGACTTGATCGCCTTCAGCTGATTCTCGAGGAGAATAGCCGTTTCGACCATGCGCTGGCGGTTCTTGAACTTGGGAGCGTTCGAAGACTCAAGAACTGGCTTCCACTTCTTGATCAAGTTTTCCTGAAGGATACGGTTTGCGTTCTTGCCTGACATTTTTATTTTCTCCTGTCTTCTCGGCTATATATTAAATCATCAAAAGCTTGACTGATTCAGATACGAGGGCATCGTTGTCGCCGATGTCGTTCTCATCTGGTGAAAGAACGCCTTCGTCGTCGAAGGACTCCTCGTTCACAGTCTTGTCTTCAAGTTCGTCATCTTCGTAGACCTTCTTCTCTACAAAGAGCTTCTTAATTGCGTCAAGCTTCTCCTTGAGATCCTTGACGGTATCGTATTCCAGCGTCTCTGCGAGAGAGATGAACTTGCGCTTCTGGTTCTTGGACAGACCAGAGACACATGCCTCATAGAGCTCACGAACGTGGATCTTTTCGACGTAGGACTCGAGCTTCTGATTGCGCTCGAGAAGTGCGTTGTACTTGGTGGTCAGAGTCGAGTACTTTGCAGCAACTGCGGACTCATTGAGGCTGGACTCAAGACCGAGGGCCTTGAAGATCTCACCGAGCTTGTGGAAGCCTTCCTCGAGACGAGCAAGCTTGACCTGGTTTTCGAAGACTGGCTTGTTAGCTGCCTTCCACTTGGTCACAACTTCCTTGGCATAAAGGTCGACGCCTTCGATCAGCTCTTCACGGATCTTAGCGACCTTCTTTTCAGACTTCGCTTCGATCAGAGACTTCTGAGCCTTGATCTTGTTCTTGACCATAGCTTCGAAGATGGTCTTGATTTCCTTCTTCGCAGAAGCCGGGATCTTGAGAGCTTCCATGACGATCTTAAGCTCCTTCGGAGACAGCGTCGACTCGTTGACCTTGTCATCATCCTTGTCGTCGTCATCATCGTCGGACTCGTTCATGTCCTTGTCGTCATCTTCATCGTCGTCTGACTCGTTGACCTTGTCGTCATCGTCGTCATCGTCTTCAGATTCGTCAAGGTCATCCTTGTCGTCATCGTCGTCTTCAGCTTCCTTGAGCTTGGCTGCCTTCTTGGCTGCCTTAGCTTCCTTGAGCTTCTTGGCTGCCTTCGCGTCCTTGGCTTCCTTCAGCTTCTTGGCTTCAGAGACCTTCTTGTTTCTTGCGTTCTCAGCATCAGCCTCTTCGTCTTCGAAGATCTCGTCTGAGTTGTCGTCACCGACGCAGAACTCGTCGCCTTCATCGATGGTTTCATCTCCACCGGAGGTACCTTCGTTGGAGTCCTTCTTCCCAATGGCATTGAGGACCTTGTCCGAAGCGTCGATGACGTCTTCGATCTCTGCTTCGTTCACATCGTTCTTGTCTTCATCGTCGTCATCGTCGGACTCATTGACTTCTACGTCATCGTCCTTCTTGTCGTCGTCTTCAGACTCACCAAAGATGTCCTTGCCGTCACGGACGGTCGTAGGCTCCTGGCCCTTGAGGAGATCCTCGATGTCATTGATCTCGTTGTCAGCTTCCATTACGGACTTCAGCTTCTTTGCCATTGTGAATTTTTCTCCTAATTCGTTCTATCTATATTAGAGCAAAATTTTCTTCAGTAGATGAAGCTTACGCTCTAGGATGATCTTTTCTAGTCTCTTGCGATCGATTTTGGTGATCTTGCCTGAGGCTTTATCGATCATCCAATCAACTGATTCAAGAAGGCCCTTGACGTACGCGTCCGGGGCGGAAGGGGTATGTACGATGTCGACTGCGAACAGTCTGAAGTCATTGTCCACCTCGTCGATCCCGTCGTCCCTGGTGGTCACCGATCCGAGTGCTCTGGTAGAGACACCAAGATTGACTCCGGACTCGAGGAGCTTGGAAGCGAGAACGCCACGATCGGTCTTGAGGAGCTTTGCCTTACCGATGACGTTCGAACCTTCAATGCGAAGTTCGGTGATCATGTGGGAGGCTTCCTTGAGGTCGACGTTCGGACGTTCCGGATGTTCGATCTCACCAAGTGCTCTGCCGGTGTTGACGTGTGATGCGATGTAGGCTTCTACCTCCGGCATCAGGACGCTGGATGGATAGATGCGTCCGTTGCCGTTGACCAGATCTGCCTGGGCGAAGATGCCCTCGATGTAGAATTGCTTACCCTGGTCAGTCTGCTCGGTGAGCAGTTCAACCCGTGAGTTAACGTCTTCTGAGAGGAGCTTCATCATTCGAAAATTACTTTCTGTAGATCGAAGCCTTGAATGAAACCGAGAAAACGTAGTTCCCGTTGACATTTGGATTTCTGAAATTGATGATCTTGGCGATCTTCGGAGGAATGTAGGACTCGATTTCCTGGGCCGTGTGGGTTCCAAGTGGAACGTAAAAGGTCAGCTCAGTGGTCACGATGGTTTCACCCATGTTGTTCCAACCAAACGAGAGAGATTCACCGTCGCGAACTTCTACCTTTGTTCCGGACTTGTTCGCAACTGCGTCCTTAATCATGGAGGCATAGCCAGCAATCATGACTCGAGCTGTCTTACAAGCATTGCTCAGAGAGTCTGGGATCTTTGATAGCTCCGGCGGATAGGAGTCCGAGGACTCCTTGATGATCTGATTCTTCTTGGTCTTCGTGGAAGCAGCTTCATCGAGCTTGCCGGCGAGGAAAGTGGAAAAGTTCTTCTGACTGATCTTCATGCTGGAATGGATCCTTATTCGTTGCTATCTATAGTTTAAGGTGTTTTGGGCTTCGGAAGAGCCGAGTCACCGAAGGAGTCCTTGTCGCCTCCGTCGGATCCATTCTCGTCGTCCTCATCAGGATCCTGATACTGGGCCATTGTGGATTCGATCTTGATCTGCTTGTCGATCTCGTCGATCTCTTCGTCGGTCTGCTTGAGGATGTTTCTACGAACGTCCAGATTGGACATCCACTTGCCGACGAACTCTGAGACTTCCTTGGCCGCAGCAATACGGGACAGGAGAAGTTCCTGATCCTTGGCCTCGGTGTAGTAGGAGTCCTCGATGAAGTTGAAGTCGATCTCATCAACGATTTCATCGAACTCGTCCTCGGTCATGATCCCCTTGAGGACGACCTGGGTTCTGAGGACGTCCAGGAACAAGAAGGAGAACTGCTTACGAAGCTTGTTGATGAACTTGGAGAACTTCAGCTCCTCCTGGGAAACGTTGGTCTGCTGTCCCAGAACCATCTGAATGCCATCGGTCTTGAAGCGAGCCGGCGGAACACGAAGGGAGTTGTAGAGCTTGTCCTTGAAGTATTCGACGTCATCGATGTCCGAGAAGTTGGTAGTCGAATTGATCGGCTGGATCTCGGTAGTCTTGTTGCCATCGATACGAGGAAGCCAGATGTTCTCCTGAACAGAAATGACACGAGGGTCAGACTTCATTCCACCGGTGACGGCGTCGTAAGTCATCTTGTTCTTGTACTTCTGCTGAATGTTGTTCATGTAACGTTCAGCGTTCTTAGGAGACATGCGGCCGACGTCAACGTAGATGATGCGCTTTTCACCGGAGTTGGCGATACGATTGACGATCATGGAGTCCTCTGCCCAGCGGAGCTGGTTGAAAGGACGTAGTGCCTTCTGAAGATATCCGTATGTCACTCCGGTCGAAGGATCGGTCAGACCTGACGTAATATAGGCGATCGAATCCTTGTTGATCCTGACGGCCGTGTTGTTATTGTTTACGAAAGAGTTGCGATCGAGAGCATTGAGAGTGACGTTAGAGTAGCCTCCGTAAGTGGAGTCGTACCCAAAAGGCGTATCAAAGTATAGGAAATACTCATCCTTAGTCTCGTAGCGAATGATTCTGTTTTCGTCAACTTTCTGTTCCACTTCCTTGATCTTACGGATCTTTCTAGGATCCAAGAATTTTAGCTTCTGAACACCCTCAGAAAGCTTGTTCGGGTCAACCATCTTGTGATAAACAATGCGGGAGTCTACGTACCATCTCTGGAAGATGTCTCCTCCCTTGATGTTGAACTTGAGCATCCTGAGGATCTCATGGAACTCTTCAACGATTTCGACCTTGGTCGCCTTCGGAAGGTCCTTGTTGTCGATCTGATCGAGATTGATTTCGACGGCCGGGCGCACATCGTCCTGGACGATAGCATCCTGGACGATTTCCTGGATGGCCATATCCGGCTCATTGAATAGTGCTACCTGGCGATAGTGATTGATGAGGGCGGCTTCGGACGAGATCTTTGGATCGATCGCCAGCTGGTAATTGAATACGCCTTCGTTGCCGTCCTGGAACGGGATGATGACAGAGCCATCATCGTTCTCAGGCTGGGAAAATTGCGGAAGAGCTTTCTCATCCGCAAATTCTCTTTTTCTGTTGATTGCAATTCCAAATCGATCAAGAAGACGATTGAAAGAGAATGTGTTGGGCTGCTTCATATCTTATCTATGCCCTGATCAGGGAAGATGAAGATTAGAGTCCCTGGGTCAGTCCGAAGACTTCTCCAGAAGTATTGTTTCTGGAGGTCGAAGACTCCCACCACTGAAGCTTCATCGTGACGGTGAACTCTTCGATCTGATTTTCGGAATCAGTCGAGAGAGCAATGTCTCCGATTTCAGCAGGCCACACACCCGTCATGAGATAGGTCTTGAGGGTGTTGCCGTTTCTCGAGAGCTGAGCAACGGTTCCGTTGGACATGTAGGCCGACGGGTCGTCTTCAACTGCCGAGTCACGATCGACGTTGCCGACGATCAGATCGTTCCAACGCTCGAAAGCATCTCTGATCAGATAGTCAGTATCGTTGATGACCGTAATCTGCCAATCAGCAAAAGTCTTGTCTCCAGGAAGCTTGTACTGTCCGCCTCTGAAGTTGAGGTCGACGTTCCCGATCGTCATGGCCGGGATCGAAGTAGCCTTGATGAAGAACTTCATTCTGCTTTCTGCGAGGGACGCATTCGGAATGGCTCCGATAAGAGCAGCCGGGAGGGACAAGTCCACGTAGAACTGGTTGGGACGAGCCCCATCCTTCATTACGGCCATGAAGTTCTTTAGGTGAAAATTCTGAACCATGTTAGTTTCCTATCCTTCTCTATTAGACCTGGCTGATAAGCTCGTTGAACGTGACGTTACCAGAAACCGCATTGAAGTTCAGGGTGATGCCGTTGATCGAGTAGACCGGACGAATGTAGATGTCTGCAATGAACTCATTACGAGACGTTACGTCCGGAGTGTTGTTGCGGGTGTCGCAGACAACTTCGTACTCATCGATACCTCTACGACCCTGGACGGTTCTGAGGAACGGGATGACCATGTTCTTGAAGCGATTACGGGTGAACTCGTCGTTCTGTTCGAACAGGAAGTAACGAGATGCATTTGCAATCGACTTTTCAAGGACAATGAAGAGGAATCTGACGTTCATTCTGTCGAATGCAGATGCCTTGGTCTGTCCAGTCTTGTCTCCGTACAGAACAGGTCCTTCACCGAGGAACGTGGTGATCGGGTTGATGTTGTTCGTGTAGAGCTTGTCTCTGTTCGTCTTGTCTGGGTTCCAGGCAAGCTTGACAGCGTTCTTGATACGTCCTCTGTTGAGTCCTGCTCCGGAGATCCAGGCATCGAACAGATAGTGAGTCTGGGCGTAGCAACCTGCTGAAGCACCTGCGCATGGGATCCAACGGAACTTGTCGTTGTAGGTGTCGTACTTGTAGGACCAGTTTCCGTCCATGTGGTAGTAGGACGAAGAGCCGAGCAAGTTTCTGAAGATGATTGAGTCGTCGGCTTCACGGTTCTTGTTGTTGACAACTGCATCCATCGGAGGCGAGAAGTAAGCAACGCAGTCGTGACGGAACTCAGCGATGTTCTGGAGAGCGAACAAGCAGGAGGCAGGAGTCTGGTCCTGAATGATCAGGTGATAGATCTCGAGCTGTTCTGCATTCTGGAACAGCTTGAGGCCAGTCTGGTAGATGCCGGGGGTGACTCCGGATGCTGCTCCGAACTTGTTGTCGTTGATGCCTCCGCTGAGAACCTTGGTTCCGTGTGCGAAGAACGGCTGTCCGATACGAACGTACTGGGACCTACGGTTGATTGCGTCAACGTAGTAGGCAGTCGATCCATCGAATGAGACTGCTCCTGGGGTCAGGGACAAGAACTCAAAGCGCTCCATGAGGGAACCTGCTTCACCAGTCCACTTACCGTCGGCATCGTAGACGACTGCATGAACTTCGGTCTGGTTGTTGAAGACCTTGACCGAGTCAGGACCAGCCTTCGGATATCCGTAGGTGACCGTGATTGCAGCCTGACCGAAGCCCCACTCGACCTTGATGTTTCCTCTTCCGATGCCTGGGGCAGAGAAGAAGGTGACAACGGTGTTTCCACCAGTCTCAGTGACCTTGACCTGGGTGTTGTTTGCTGGGACACCGGCGATGATAGTCTTGGTGACGCCATCGACCGAGATGCGAGCATTTGCTCCGATCGGAGATCCGGCAATAACTCCGGTGACTCCGGTGAGAGTGAAGATCGTGGTGACAGAGTTACCGTTGAGGTTGACGGTGTTGACACCGTACTTGAGGTTGTTTCCTACGAGACGGTACTGGCCGACTGGAACATCGCCTTCACCTGCGTAGAGAGTCTGTTCGACGGAAGCGACTTCGACCTTGTATCCTTCGGTCGAGATCCCGAACTCGTTGTCGAGAACCCATTCATTCGTTGGAACGGTAGGAGTGAAGACTTCACTGTCGGTGACGATAGCGATGTTGGTTCCGTTGATGGACCAACGTCCCGGATCGGTTCCGAGTTCGAGCTTGGTTCCGTTGACGGCGACTTCGGTGTCGTCTGGGATTGCTCCACCGTATGCGAAGGACTGGGTCTTACCGTCTGCTGCAAAGACCTTGACGTCTGCTGCAGGAGCAACTACGAAGCGGTTTGCGAACGCCCAGTTGTCGAACTGAGATGCCTTGACGGAGCTGAAGACCAAGGAGTTTCCGAGGGCGCCTGGGTACTTGCCGAGGACTTCTGGAAGGGTTCCGTAGTGTTCGAATTCTTCGAGGTTGCGGACGAGAACTGCCGGCTGGACGGTGGTCGCAACTGCAGTTCCTGGAGCATAGCCTTCACCAACGGTTTCTACATCGAGGCCGGTGACTGCGCCGGTTTCGTCGACGTTGATGACCTTGTAGATGCCGGAGGAGATACCACCAGCGACGATGACCAGGTCACCGAGACGGTAGTCCGCTCCACCTACGTTGATGGAAACCGAGGAGATATCGCCGTTGACAGTCGTGACGTCGACGGTCAGACCAGAACCCGTTCCACCAGAGACGGCGTTACGAGCGTCATTTCCGACGACACGAACGGTTTCGAGGCGAGTGGAGTAGGTGAGGAAGTCGGATGCAACGAGGAAGGTCTTGTAGGTGTCGTCATCCGGCGGTCCGAATACGTTAGCAAGTCCCTTCTCGTCAGAGACGGTCACGACCTGGTTTGCTGGACCCCACTGGAAGGATCCTGCGATTGCACCTGCTGAAGTTGAGATGCCAGGTACGATGTTCGAGTAGTCGTTCTCAACTACGATGACGCCTGGGGATACGTGGAACGATGCCATTAAAGCTTTCTCCTTAGAACTTTTCTGAAGTATCTATTCAGGTCTTCTTTTCACCAGGGATCGGTGAATCCAAGAATAGCCGAATGATTCAGGAAGCTGTTGTCGAAGAAATCCACTTCCTCCTCGGTGTATCGATCGAAGGTTTTGATGATCACACCGTCGTCGAAGATAGCAAAAGGCGGAACCGAGAACTCGATGTCGCTCTTGGTCTCGACGTAAAGGAAGTCATAGAGCTTCTTGGCCTCTTCGTGGTACTGGGTAAAGAAGTCCGTCGAGATGAACCAGGAGAACAGGACGAAGTTCATGACCAAGTCGTCGTGGTTGTTGTTGGACGCACCGTAGGAGTTCTTGATCTCGACGAAGCAGGAGATCTCGAAGGCTGTCTCTTCATCAACGATCTCGAGCTTAGACTGCTCCACAAGATCCTTGAAGTTGGTGCAGCCGATGGCCTTGACCCTCTTGGTCATCTCGACGCCGAGAGTATTCTTGCCTCTGTTCTCTACGAAGACGTGATCATACTCTAGATCGTAAAGAAGACCAGAGCAGACAAGTGCTCCCTGGTCGTTTGCTTCGATGATGACCAAAGCTTCATTGTATGCCTGAGCATACTTGAGAATGATAGTCGGGAACAGGAGTGGAGAGATCTTGTTGTTCCTGAAGACCGCCACCTGCTTGAACGGATTGGTAGAGATGTCGATGACGTTGAAGGTCGAATAATCTTGTCCTCTTCCTTTTGCCACGTCCACGGTGATGATGTACTTGTGCTCTTCTTCTGGCTTCTCGTAGACATTGAGGCTTCGATCTTCCAGGACAAAAATCGGTGGCTTCTTGACGATGTTGACGATCGCATTTGGCGAGATCAGGGTGTTGGAAGCACCGATGAAGTTGTTCTCAAACTCCTGGGCGAACTGGAGCTCGGAGGTGTTCGCAATGGTTTCCTTCTTCCAGGCCTCATCACGACCAGGAACTTCCCACCAATCGACTCGAATCGGGAAGTAAGCATTGCGCTTGTCGATGGCCCCATTCCAGATCTTGTAGAACTGGTTGCCGATGCCGTTGGCGGTGGAGACGATGATGATCTTGGTTGTCGTACCAGCCGAGATGACCGGATAGGTTGAGGTCATGAACTCGGTGTCGTTGTCCACAAATGCAAACTCGTCCAGAACAACCATGTTCACGGAGTCACCGCGGATGGCGTCCTTACCGGTGGAGGCAGCATAGATGATGGAGTCGGTTTCGAACTCGATGGATCCCTTGTTCAGGATCTTTGTGCCTGGCTGGAGGAAGAATGGGAGGTTCTCGAGTGAGAGAGTCACACGCCCTAGGATCTGTCTCGCAGTGGCGCCCTTGTTGGCCAGGAGGGCGATCTTGTATTCTTGGTTGAAGATGATCTGATGTAGGAGGAAGACGACGTAGCCGATAGACTTACCGCTCTGACGAGCAGCGAGCACGACCGAGAATCTCTGCCTCTGGAAGGTGTTCCACATGTTGACCTGGTAAGGATACGGATCGATGTTCATCTTACCCTTGTCCAGGTTGATGATCTTCACGTACTTCTTGGCAAAGTACTCGATGTCGGTCGCACAGAGGAGATACTCTCTTCGCATCTCAGGAGTCCAGTGAGTGGTGACTCCGTTCCTCTTGATCTTTGGATTGCGGCCTAGCTTGTCGAAGACGGTATAGGGTGTAGGATCAACGATGACTCGATCGACGTCTTCCTGAGTCCATTCTCTAAGCATTTGGCTCCACGTCGATTATGTTCCCGCCTTGAGTCCTCTTGTGGCGGTTGATCTCCTTCATGAACTCGCCGACGGTGGCCTTCATGACGTCCTCCTTGGTCTCCACAGGAGTTTCTTCACTGGTTCTCTTCCCCTTTTGGAGGATCGACCCAGTCGTCTTCCTTACGTCAAGGAGGGCCATGTTAGCATCGACCACCGACTTGAGGAGGGAGGAGAATGCTTCGTACGGACGGGGATGTTCGGATGACGATGCCAGATCAGCGAGATCCTTGATGGCCTCGCTTCCGTACTCGATGATCTTACGAAGATTGCCTTCGACTTCGACCTTGACTCTCTCTTCGGCTTCCGAAGGGACTTCAAGCTCTCTATCGACAAGGGCCGAGGACGAATAGTTTGCCTCAACAATAGAGGACGGTTTGTCTCTCCCGTCCCCTTCCTTCAGGATCTCGATTATTGAGGGATCTGCATCTACGATGTTGTTCATGACGAGTCTGAGTTCTTTACTACGATCCTGTCGAACTGGAGTCTTTTGTACCAGAAGGGAACAGGCTCTTCGAACCTATCTATGTCGACCGGATCGTAGGATAGAGAGACGTGAGGAATGAAGCCATCATACGGGCTCGTTCCTCCGATGTTCTTCATCAGATTGTCTCGCACCTGGAGGAGCTTCGGGTTCTTGGTGGTCTTGAGAACTACTGCATTCCCGAGTGTGGTGATCACGGCTCCGTTCACATTCAGGATGTGGCCGAGAGGCATGGTCACGTTCGGGTAGTCGAGATTGTCCTCTACCGAATAGAGGAGAGTCATGTGGAATTCGAAGTGGGTGACTGGACGTCCATCGAAGTCTCTGCCGATGTTGAGTCCAAATCTCTTGGCTACACCTTCCAGACGACGTTGTGTTCTGTCGGTCGGGAGAAGGAAAGCAATCTTACGTCCTGTTGGCATCGAGCCTCCTGTAGAAATCTGAGAAGGACTCAAGCTTCAAATAGAAGTCCGAAGACGAATTAGACTGAAAGCGATCCTTGTCCATAGCTGTGATGAACCTTAGCTGGGCAAACTTTGACCCAGAAGGCTTATCTAGAGTATACACAAAATTGGTGCTTTTGTACACCATTACGCCTTCTTGGCCGTTCTTCATGGCTCCAAGCTTCTTGAGATTAGCTGCGAGGAGGAGCTTGTTGAACATTTCGATCATGGTCTGACGAGTGATCGGGTTCTTGTTTCTGGCATCGTTTAGTCGATCCCTGAAGTGGGACATGAACTTCACGACTACTCCGTAGCGGGCGAAGACCTTGTTGAGGGAATTCACAAGACCGTCCATCTCAACGACGGAAACTTCTTCAGTCAGTAGGGAGGGTGCCGTACTTGTCATAATTGAAGATCTCTTGGGCAGTTGCTTCTACCACGACCTGGGAGTCCGGTGGAAGGTTGGATGGATCGCCGTCGAAGGCTGAAGCGCAGTAGTCCACCTTGTTGGTGTAGAAATCCACAAAGATCTTCTCGATGCGGTTCTTCTGGCCTGGGGTGTTGATCGGCCAACGAGGAGGAGAGCAGAGAGTCGGATCATCTGCTGGTCTCTTGTACGCTGGATCGATGAACTGAGCCAGGGCAATTTCATAGGCGGAGCCGGACGGACCGTAGAAGTCCAGATAGCAGGTGAAGTTAAGACCGATCTCGATCCTTCTCTCCTTGTCCTCTGCTCCTTCGTAGTCGTCCTGAATGGACACGGCAGTGAGGGTGATCGGAGTGTCGACCACTCCATTGTTCGGAGCATTGACCATTGTGATAGTCAGGGTCGGGTTGAAGAACGGAAGGATCTGTTCCATCACCTGGAAGGCATCGGACATGTTCCTGGCCAGGATGTACAGACCAAAGTCCACGGTGTAGTTGGAAGGAGCTCGAACGCCGTTGATCACATTGTTTGGATTGACGGAGCGATCCTTGTCCGGAGAGATGCCGACGATCTCAAAGGACATTCTCGGATAGATTTCGTTGTACGGCTTCTTGGAAGGATCCGTATTGACCAGGGTCGGTTCTGCGCCTGCGTACCTGATCGGCACTGCATGGATGTTTCTGATCACTCCACCCCCGTCGACCGTCGAGACTCGGATGTCATCGAATAGAGATCCGAATCCGGCGATCAGCTTACGGAGATGTCCGTGATAGAAGGGCCACTTATACAACTGTCTCTATGCCCATTACTTGACGATCCAGCCAGTAGAAGGAGATGCATAGAAGAAGTCGATGAAGGTATAGTTGTCGGTATACTGAACCAGCGAAACAACCTGTCCCTGGATACGATTTCCATTGGTGTTGATCTTGAAGGCGTTCGTTCCAAACTTACCGGCCACGTCGATGAAACGAATGATCGTCGAGACGGCTGGTGTTGCTGGGAGGGTGCAGGTGATCACTCCACCGGAAGTATTGACCAAGTAGATTCCTGAAGCCACGGCGTTGAAATCGGCGTCGATCGGCGAGACCTGGTTGGCGAAGGCACCGAACAAAACGTCGAAGTTGTCGTTGACCTTCTTGAATGCAACTCGAGCCGTATCACCATCCTTGGAGTTCGGAGCGGATCCGATGTTGACTACTTCATAGATTGGATCTGACATGTATTTCCCTTAATTGAACCCGAATGGGTTTGTCGTGCTGTAGTTCTTGGCCTCATCACCAAACGCTCCATTTCCGAACTCCGGATAGAGAATTGGGATCTTGGCCTCGTCGACGTTGCTCTGAGGCTGGCCTTTCCAATCGATATCTATCGTCCAATCAGCATCGGCTGCGTTGATGTCCGTTCTGTCGGCCGTAACCGGTAGGAAGTAACCTTCTCTCAAGTCTTCAGATGCCAAGTGGTGAGTTGTGTCTGCAGTGATGCAGATAGAGTCTGCCGTGAAGTATTCGGTGGAGTACAAATCTGTTCTGTCCAGGAACTCGCCGAGCAGTTCTTCCGAGTCCGTATCGATGTAATCGTTGACCTCCTCGAAGAAGTTGTGATTCTTTCCTCTGGAGAAAGGCAGGCAGGACATCTTCCAGTAGTACATTCTACCACCGGAAATCCAAGGATCCCTCGTGTCGATGTTCTTGATCTCGTAGATCTGCTTCTCGTCCGTGAAGATGAGGAGACCGCCTTCGATCGGGTATTCGTCTCCGACGATGTTGGTGAAGTCCCTCTTGCCGACTGCGAAGACGGAATTGGATCCGGAGAACTCAGGACCAAACTTTTGGATGAGGAAGTCGTTCGGAAAGAAACCACCTAGCTCTTCTCTGAAGACCGTAATCTTGAAGGCCTCCTTGAAGTTGGCAAGGAAGATTTCGTTGAGGAGCTTATCCTTTGAGTCGATTACTCTGGGCAGGTAGTAGCAGTCGTAGCCGCCGACCTGGATACTTTCGTCCACGAGATCCTCGAAGAGATTCTTCGCGACGTCGTCAAAGTAATTTGCAAAGATCGGATGTGCCAAAGTCTACCTCCCGGAAGTAGCTCCCTTAAGGAAGGAGATAGATGGTCTTGGCTGAAGGGAACTGCTTCTTGACCTGGCCGACGGCGTTCTTGTAGTCGTCGGTGATGTCGACCAGCTTGCCGGCCTTCTCAAGAGTTCCATAGTCATTCGGGTGGGACGGATACTTGTCCACCGAGAACGTCCAAGTTCCCTTGCCGGTCGGAGTGTCGTCGTTGACCGTCTCGTATGGAGAAGTGTCTACCTGTGCAGCTTCGTGAAGCTTGGACTCGAGAAGAGACTCGATTTCTACTGGGTCAAATGGCTTGTAATTCATGTGGGATCCTTTGGTAGTATCTATTAGGAGATGTAGATCATCGTATAGTCTGAGTAGGTGCTGCGGAGTTCTTCCTCAAGTTCTTCGATGCGAGCCTTGGCTTCATCCTTGAAGGCCTGACCATTCAGTGTCATTCCACCTGGGAGCTCGACATTGGCGAACTTGGTCAGGTTCTCTCCCCATGTAGCCTTGAGGAGTTCGACCATATAGTCCGTGAACCATTCTACCTGCCAGAAGCGTTCTTCATCCTCTAGGGACTTTGATGCTTCATAGACGATGTAGTTCCCAACTACAAATCCGGGATTTCCTTCGACAACAAGCCTTCTGGAGGTTTTTGACCAACGGAAGAGATCGTCTCTATTGAAGTGGGACTGATATAGTCCACTGTCCATTCGATAGAGCCAATAGGAGATCAGAGGCGAAGTATTGCCGTCCGCTGCGGTGGCTGCATATCCGGTATTGTTGGAGTTGTACAGGGAGTACTTGATCTCCATGTCGTAGATCATGTCGTTCGAGAAGGAGCGAGCCTGTCGATACGAAAGGAGATTGTGTACTTCCCAGATCTCGTTCGGAGTGACGAAGTATCCGTTCTGTAGATCCTGGAGAGTAATCTGCTGCTTGACGTAGACCGTGTCTGTGGACTCACGGTGATAGTCCAAGAACTTCTTCTTGGCTCTCTGAAGGAGGATCCTCTCCTGGTCCGGAGTGATGTTGATCTTCAGGAAGGACAGGCGTGCCTTGCAGTGCCTGATGAATTCTTCAGCCGACGTTGGGCTCTCGATGCTCATTCTTGAAGATCACATTTCCGAATTGAAAGAGTTTCCTCTGGCCGCCATCAATGACGTAGAGATTATATCTATAGGAATAGTCGAACCGACGATCGGGATCGTACGGGATCGAACCGACTCCATTCACGATGGTGATGGCTTGATTATAGATCCCGATGTCATCTCCTGGTCTATAAACGAACCCCACTATGTCCAGATCGGCCGGAGCGAACTTCCATCCGTCCAGTCCAATCGGAGTCAGCTTGATCGTAGTGTCCTGTCCGGAGTAGACGATCACATCCTTGTTGAAAAGCTTATAGTCCGTCAAGGTCGATTCCCTTCTCAGCGAGGAGAGACAGGATTCTATCCATCTTGTCTCCAAGAGCCTTCACCTCTTTTTCCCTGTTCCTCCTTCTCAAGTGAGCGGTATATTCCGCATGGGAGGTTTCAAGGACGGCCTTGGAGTGAATGTCTCTTACGGCTGAAGTATTGTTGATCTTTACCGTTTGCATTCTTAGACCGAGGTGATAGCTCTGAAGTTTCTGATCTTCGGGACTCTTACCGAGTTCGAAGATAGGAAGACTGCCTTGACGGCGATTGCCGAGGCAGAGGTGAAGGTGTTTCCATCGGCAGTGTACTCGAGGGAGATGCCTTCTGGAGTCCAGGTGGTTTCGGTGAAGGTGGTTGCATCACCGGAGACAAGAACGTTGCTCACGGACTTCTTGAGAGGAACCCAATCATGTGCGTCCAGGATCGAAGGATCCTCGGCGGACTTCGCACGATAGAAGAACTGAACCTCAGTTCCTTCCTGCTGATTCACATCGACCTGGACGGTGATGTAGGTCGCTTCGAACCCATCCTTGAGGGTGATGTTTCTGGTGATGTAGCGAGCCAGAGCATTACCATTCTGAGGGTCGGTTTCAAATCCACCGAAGTATTCGACAGTGGCGCTGGTCCCAGATCCGGAGTCGACCACGGTGATCGTTGGAGTCGTGGTGTATCCCTGTCCTGGATTGGTGATGATGATGTCCGTCAGTGCACCACCGGTGATCACTGGGGTCAGAGCAGCTCCTGTTCCGGTAGAACCTGAGACAACAAGGGTGGTGGTCCCCTGGGTGTATCCGGAGCCGGCATTGGTGATAGCCATTCCGGTTCTCAAGAGGCCGAGGTTGTTGACGATGTTCTGGACGAGGACCACTGAGTTTCTGGTGGTGTCCACGAAAGGTGAAACGTCCTTGTTGCTCGTGTTAAACTTGAGCGTGGAGACGAAGTCACCAACTGCCGAGAGGTATCCCTCGTTGGCAAGAGTCGTATCGGACTTGAGGAAGTACGAAGCCGAGTTCGAGAGGAGTCCGGTCCCAGTGTTGCGGATCTGGTAGGTCGAAGTGATGTCTGCAACACCGGAGAATACGACTGGAGCCAGGTTGTGGCTGAACAGGTTGACGACCTTCTTGGCTGCCGGAAGGGTATTCTTGAGAACGAGAGTTCCTTCAGCGAGAGAGAAGTTGGCCTTGTTCAGGCGCATCATGACGTCGTCGTTCTGGTTCGCAGTCCAGGTGGTTCCGTTCTGGGATCTGAACATGGATCCAAGAGAGATCTGGGAAATGACGGTGGTGTCAGTTCCGAGAAGCTTCTGGCTCATGGTTGCGACGTAGGTCTCGTACTCGATGGAGTCAGAGAGCATGACCAAGCAGTAGTCCTTGCCCGGCTCGAGATAGACAGGAGCATCGAACAGGACGTTCGTTCCCGCAGCCAAGACGGAGTTGATGTCTGCCGTGTTGGTTGGGATGTTGATCGCAGATGGAGCAACGATCACGTTCGAGAACGGGATGATGTCCGTGGAGTGAGGATAGCCGTTGTTCATTGGCCTCAACTGGAGGCTCATCGGAACTCCGTCGGTCGCCTTGCTTCTCATGAAGATGTCTACTGAGGTCAGGAACATTCCGAATGGATAGGCTTCGGCCGAGACAGAGAAGCTCTGGGCCAGAGGATCTCCATGAGGTCCACCGCCACCACGCTCCTGCTGAACCTGAGGACGAACAGAGACCTGAGACGTGGTTCTTGTCTCTGTGATGGTCTCGGTGGTGACCTTAGGAATACGGGTCGAGATGACCGTTTCCTGGGTGTTGACGTTCAGACCGGAGGAGTAGAACAGGGTCTTGGAGTAGGTCGAAGCATTGTCGACGATGTTCTGGCTGTCGTCGATGACCGTGACGATACGATCGCCGGTACGGTACACACCGGCCGGGATGTTCAGGGTGAACTTGACTTCGCCATTTGCATCGCTTCTGACGACGCCTTCGGAGACTGGGGTGAAGCCTGCAACCGGGGTGACGTATGAAGCCACATTGTCGGTTTCGAAGAAGACGTAGAGGTCACGATTTGCACGAAGTCCCTGTCCGTAGACCTGGATCGAAACAGCTCGCATGTTCGGGATGATGTTGACGTTGCGAACGTACTCACCGATCGACTCCGAGATCTGTTCGGAAGAAGTCGTTGTAGCAGTTCCTGTGCGCGTCTGATTGGTGTTCGTGGTAGTTGTATTGCCACGAGTGGTGGAACCCGTCCAGACGGACTCCCAGGCTCCCCAGACGGTATCGTAGGAGGCAGCGCCCATTGCTTCCCAATTGTCTGCATCACCGGACAGGTTGACAGCCAAGGCAGGAGCCGAGGTGGTGTCGATCCAATCGTCCGACGGTGGGTTGAGATAGAGCTGGCCGGTTCTCTTAGGAACGAGGAACGGAGTGACCGACTCGACACGGGTCGCGATGTTGTTGAACAGGAAGGACTCTTCGGTGTAAGGAAGAGTGATGACCTCACCGATGCGAGCCTTGGAGTTGTCGTTGGACTGAAGTGCAGTCTTGGAGAACACCGAGAGAGAAGTATCGTCCATCTTGAATGGAGGACGGCAGTAGTTGTTGTCCTCATCGACGGCGCACTTGTAGTCTCCGGAGTAGACGTTGCCGACGCCGTGTCCGGTAAAGGAGTCTACGAGGATACCGTTCTTGAAGCGCTCGAGACCGGCCTCATCGTAGATCGGCGAGTTCTTGGTGTCCATCTCAAGAAGAGAAAGGGCGGTGTAGTACTCAAGACGAGTGACGCGCTTGTCGATGACACCGATGTCGGCCATGGTGTAGCGCTTGTTGTCCTTGTAGACGGTCTGAGTGTCCGTACCATTCTTGGTGAACGGCGGGATGTTCAGGTAGTACAAGGTCATGGCGTCTTCTGGAACCTTCGGGGTGACCGGGTTCTGAGAAGGAGTACCACGGATGATTCCGAAGTCTCCGGAGGAGTAGAGAACTACGACGTCGATGCGAGCGAGGTAGAAGTCGTAGTCCGAGGAGATCGGAACGTTCGGGACTGGAATGATGCCGGTGGATCCAACAACACGGAAGTCGATGGCATTGGCCAGATCGATGGTGACTCCAGAGGACTTGAAGGTGTAGGACGGAATGTCCTTACGATCTTCTGGATAGGAGTCGACTGAGAAGTATCCGGTTCCGGAGTGGACGTAGTAGTCGTAGTTGATCGAGAACGTTCCTCCAGTAGGAAGCGTCTGACCTGGCTTGAGAGTCACCGATCCGAACTCATAGGTTAGGTCGTTCTGTCCACCGTTCCAGGTGAAGCGATCGGTGACGTTCACCGAATTCTTGGTGATCGAGTTCAGCTTCTTGACGTCGTAGTGATCAAGGATGATGGTGTCCGTGGAGTCCAGAGCGGTTCCGGCGGCGGTGGTCGTTCCGGACGAAATGGTCTTGGTCTTCGGTGAAGTGTTTGCGAGCTGGACGGGGGCGACGAGCGAGACGTTTCCACCGGCTGATCCAAAGACTGCCGTGAGGGTCAGACCACCATTGGAGATGATCAAGCTCGTTACGTTCAGAGTCGCACCGGTCGTGGTGTTCACGAAGTGATAGAGGGTGAGTTCGGTATCCGATCCGGCGAAGTCTCCTCCGACTGGTCCGTAGAAGGACGCTCCGGTTCCAGCTCCGATCGAGAACTGAATCGAGGATCCGGTTGCTGCTCCGGAGAACTGCTGGATTCTGGTGTAGGAGGTCGAAGGTGAACCACCCGGCTGGAGAGTCGCGACACCATCCTGTGGGATGACGTAGAGAAGGCTCGTTGCCGATGAAGAGTTCAGGATGGTCTTGCCGGAGACGATGGAGTCCGTTGCGATGTTGGCAAGGAAGCCCGAGCCGGTCTTTACAGACAGGACGTTCTCAAAGGCATAGCCTGCACCCATGGCGATGGACAGGAAGTACAGACGGTACTTTGCTGCGGTGTCGCCGTTCGTTCCAGACTGGTAGCGAATGAAGGAGACTCGACCGGTTCCGATCAGAGTTCCAGTTCCACCCGCTGCAGAATAGAAGTTGACTGACTGGACGCCGTTGCCGACTGGAAGATCACCGGCCATATTGGTCACAATGACGTAGTTTCCGAGGATCGGAACGAGATTGTAGTTCTCTACGAGGGCCGTGTCGCGAGCACGATCGACCGGAACTTCGGTGGTGCCGATCTTGGTCAGTTCAAAGCCACGAACGTATGCCTTGCCCTTGCCGAGTTCGATAGAGAACTTGGACTCGATCCTGAAGGTCAGGCCGGCCGTTCCATCGAGAGCAGTTGCTGGCGTGAAGGACGTCTTGAAGTGAGTCGCATCGATGATTTCGACGATGTCGTATTCGCCGTCGTAGGTTGGATCCCCATCGACGATGATCTTGCCGGTTGCTGGGATGTCGATCACCGCATAGGTCTCGACGACTCCGAGAGTGGAGACCGAACGAATGCGATTGTAGATGCCGTCCTCGAGGGTCAGCTGGAATGGGTTGACGGTGTAGTTGCCGGACTCGTCGAACGTACGACGTGCCAGCTCCTTGGCCAGATCGGAATAGATGGTGGTCGAGGACTCGGTCTTGGTGTTGCCGTCTCGGATCTCGTAGAGAGGCGAGTAGGTATCCGGAGCTACATCTCCCTCAGCCACATAGACGAGGGTTCCGACGGTTCTGATTCTGTCTGCACCCGGGGAGCCGAAGTTGGTTGCACCACGAGCCGGATCGAAGAGTGAATTGTCTTCCTGGGCAGTGACGATATCCGAGGTCCAGATCAGTCCGGCAGTTCCGGTAGGAGCCGAATTGAAGTCCTCAAGGATGATGCCCTGCTGTGGGACGTTGATGAAGGTGTTGTTGTAGAAGAACTCACCAGCATTCAGGCCGAGGTAGAAGCAGTTTCCGGAGTCGGTGACGGTTGCAAAGACGGACTGACCAGAGATCTGGATCTTGTTGCCGGCGGTGAACGGAAGATCCGGAGAAACGAAGATGGACTTCTGAGATCCGTCGTTTTTTGCGGTGATGACCGTTCCAACCTTACCGGTTGGGGTGTCCGTTCCGTCCAGTTCGATGACAGTCTGACCGAGGAATTCCTCGACGACTACCGGGAAGCCGCCAAAGTCGTCATCGATCTTGATGTAGACGATCTTCTTCGGAGACAGGACGCCGCCGATGACCTGAGTTCCATCCTTGTAGATGGCCTTTGCATGAACGCCGATCTGATGTCCGAGGATGGACTGAAGACCAGTGAGCTCACGAGCCTGGACTGCACGCTCTGGTACGAACGCCATCTGATGGAAATTCTTGGTCTCGTCGAAATCGTCGAGATACGGAGCCTGGGATCTGAGGTCGCTTGGGGTTGCCATTATTTCTCTTAAGCTGGAAGGTCTACGTCAAATACGAACTGGTCGACTTGATCGGCAGTCCTCATGATAGGAGTCATCGTATTTATGCCGAACAGGGCACCGTACTTTGTGAAGTCAGAAGAATCCGTAATCTTGTTGCGAACGGCTCTCAGGAATGGGTTGGCATAGACACCAACCACTCGATAGGACTGGGCCAACGGGAAGAAAGAGTTCTCGTCCCCGATAATGGAGAAGGCGATCCTGATCTTGGTCGGCTTGGCTGTCCAGAAGATCTCTTCGGAGGCGAAGGATAGTGGAGTCCAAGAGCCAGAGTCGCCATACACCGTTAGAACAGCAGGGGAGACGGTTTCTAGGAACTTCCATCCAACGGAGCCAGGACTTTCAACCTGGGTACCGGTTACGTGCGTAGGCGCCGTCTGTGACGTCCCTGCGGTAGTGCAGAGATAGACGTGGTTCTCTGCAGTCATGATCACATCTCCGAGAGCATAGGCAGTGGCTGTGATCCAATTGACTCTTGGGACCAGGAACCTGATGTCCTTGTTGTCGACCCTCTTGGAGAATAGAACGTCCGCCATGATGGCTGAGAGGGTCACATCAGCCGGAGCCGGTGGATTGTCTTCATCCGGCCATGCCGTCTTCTTTGCAGCGAAGGAAAAGAGATTTCCTGATGTGATGGCATCCAGGACCGAAACGATGGTCAGGACTCTGGCCGAGATTTGATTGATCATGGAGAATATTTATGCAACCGGTTCGATGACCGTAGGAGTATTCACCACCGTGAGAGAAACAGTCTGATGAATGCTCACACCGAATGGAAGATATCCGTCCGGGTTGACCAACTTGTACAGGACGTCCTTGTACTTTCTGAAGTCCACATCCCTCAAGTAGATCGCATAGGCGAAGAGGGAATTGAAGTAGTTGTCCTGGAGAACTACTCCGAGATCAGAGATCTTGCCTTGAACCTTGCTTGAGGCGATCAGGACGTTGTTGCGTCCCTTGACGATCAAACCTTCTTGTCCGGTGAGGACGTAGATCAGGAAGGCAATAGAGTCCTCGGTGCCTCTCGCTGCATAGAAGTCCACAATGTACTTGGCAAGGATCTTCTTGTCCGCGGCAGTATCAGCCGGGAAGTAGTGAAGTACTTCATCGTACATGTAGGTCAAAAACGCATCGAAGGTCTCATCGATGTGGGCGAACTTCTCGAGAGAGTGAATGAAGCCGGAAGGCTGGTCCGGAAGACCGATGTAGCGGAGGTAGTATTCGAGAAGCTTTACGAAGAGAGGATACTCGTCCTCGAAGTAGTCCGGAGTAAAGTCTACCTGATGATCGGCTAGAACGAACTCATTATAGTCGAACTCAACCTTCGTGGAGGTTCCGTAGTTCAACCAGACGTCGTCAGAAGCCATGGTCTTGTCTGGAACGAAGTATACTTCCGTTGTTCCATTACCGATGCACTTGTGATAGAGAACAATCTGTGTCTCGGAGGTCGAGAAGAAGATCGGGTTGCTTGCCGTGAAGATGTATTCGACGCCGAAGATGAGACGAAGCGGTAGCTTAGCCTCGTCCAGATTTACGGGATACTTCATAGGACCTCATAACTAATCTTGATGTCGCCTTCGAGGATCCTGCAGATGGAATTCTCCTTGGCGAAGATGGACTCACGGACTGGTTCTGCCTTGATCTCAAAGGTGTTGGCGGTGATCGCCTGAATGTTCACTCCCTGGACTGTTCCTTTTCCGGTGGAGAGATCGATCGAACCAGCGTTGGTTCTCTTGACCGATCCGGTATCAGAGATGATCTTGAGGGTCGAGCCATCCGAGATCAGGGACGAAGTGGATCCCTGGAAGGTGAAGTCGTTCGAGACGAGGGTCTTGATCTCGTTGTAGAAGTTGAACCCATAGGACTCCAGGGAGTTCGGGTAGACGGTCTGACGAGAGATGACGCCGAGCGAGAAGTCGTAGCCAAGAAGAGTTGGAGTGATCTCGGTGATGAACTTCGAAGAAATGAAACTCTTCTTGTAATCCTCGATATTGTTCTTGGAATATGCAAGTATTCTTTCATAAAGATCGGTCTCGATCTCTGTAATGGACTTGGTTCCATCGAAGAATACATTCAGCCTGATCTCTAGATCCAGATAGGTTGGCGCTACATACTCCAAGGAAGTGAGGACGACCATGCGTCTGCGCTCAAGATCGGCAAGGATCTCGGCGATGCGTTCGTCGGTAAGATTGTCCTCGTATGGGTTGAGAGAGATGTAGGTCTTTCCGAACGAGACGCCCTTGCCGGACCAGAGGTTCACGGACTTGATGTCCGGGTAGAGGTTTGGAACAACGTAGTTGGCCGCGTCCTCGTTGATGATCACGCCTTGCGTCGAGAAGTACTTTGGCGCATTGAACTTGATGGAGTCGATGGACTCACGCTCTGCACCACCGGATGAAGAGGCCTTGGTGAAGGTCGTCACACGACCGGAGTTGATCGGATCGGTCTTTGACGGAGACTTGACGAAGGAGAACCCGGAAAGATCGTTGCCGTCCAGTCCAGAGCAGGTCTGGAAGGTGACCAGAACGTTGGTGTTGTCAGCAACTTTCTTTCCGAGGAGTCCATCACCAAAGTAGATCCCATAGAGTTCGTCGAAGTTCTCTTCGAGATAGAAGACTCGATCGGTGCCTCTCAGGTTGAGAATGGAGTCGACCTTCTCGTAGTCCTGGAAGACGCTTGAGTTCGGATCCTCCTGGACGAAGACTTCTACCGATGAGGTGTCGATGTTCGGATCCGGAATGGTCGAGATGAACCCGTTCTCGTACTTCTGGTAGGCATTCGAATAGAGGCCTTCGTAGACCTTGACGTCCTCGAAGATGAAAGTGGTTCCGACCTTGGAAGCCGTATAGGACTCACGAGTCGAGAAGTAGTAGGTCTTGGTCAGATTAGCCGAGACGGCAAAGACCGTTCCCTTCGGCATGAAGAGAGTGGTCGGGAGGGTTTGTCCATCACGCTCGTCCACGATCACGTTGATGATCGAGACGGCGGAGGTCCTGCTCTTCGGAAGATACTTGAGCATCTTCGCGCGTCCGGTGACGTTCTTGCGGAGCTGGGCGGAGGACAGGAACATCTCGGCATTGGACGAGTTGGCCTGATAGGCATCATAGTGGATTGCATAAGCGAAGGTGGTCAGGAGGGAGTCCATTCCTGACTGAGTCATATCGTAATCCGTGAACTCGTCCTGAGTCTTCAGGAAGGCACGGAAATTATCCTTGATGGTGGATGCGTCTAGCTTCTGCAGGTACAATCTAGTGGGCTCTCTTCAGGATCGTTTTGAACTGACCGACCACTCGAGTTTGCTTGATGACGTATGTTACAGTCAGTTCGAGATCGTTTCCGTTCGCTGTATTTATGACGTCCTGAACAGTGATTCTAGGCTCATACTGCTTGAGGATGTTTCGGATGGTAGAGGACAGAGCCTCCTGGACCGGGACGGTGTAGTTCTCAAAGAGAAGATTGCGAACGTCGGCGGAGACGTTGTTCTCAAATGGGATCTCGTCCTGTTCGGTGAGGATCAAAAGTCTCAGGTGTTGATTGATGGCCTCTTCGTCGACCTTCTTACGGACGTCGTTCCTAAAAGTCCTTCGGAAGGACATGTCCAGATCGGTATATTTCTCGATGAAAGGCATTCGAGTATCTATCTAAGAAGTGCTAGGCTCTTCTCGGTGAAGACGTGGAAGGTCCAACCTCGCTCCAGACAGAAAGCCTTGGCTGCATCCCACTTGGCGCAGTTCTTCATGTAGGTTGCGAGTCGATCTCCAAAGACCCTCTTGTTCCCGCCCTTCTTGAGAATGGGCTGCATTGTCTCAGCGAACGGCTTAATCTCTATGACCGAGATTTTCTTGTTGGTGAATTCAACATAGTAGTCCGGGAAGTAGCGATGCATCTTCTCGTCCAGTGGGTAGTAGTATGGAATGGCCATCTCCTCGGATGCCCATCTCTTTACATTGTGATTGTGGTCGAGGTACTTTGAGAACTTGAGCTCCCAAGAAGAGCGATACACTACGTTCTTAGAATCACCAATGTACTTCTCTGGATTCTGGACTTCGTAGAGGCCCTTATAGGTGTGTGCCATTGGATCCACTCAGTTCATCAAGGTCCAGGGCCATCGAGTCCTTGATCATCTCGACCACACAGTAGAACTTGTTCTTCTGGAAGATCCTTCTGAGGGAGGTGATCAGATAATTTCCGGAGTACGCCTTGTCCGGTTCAATCACACCACCGACGTCCAGATTTTCTGGGTTCGGCATCTTGAACTTGACGATCATTCCGACCTTCATCTCCATCTGACCGGGAAGAGTTCCGCGGATGACGAAGTTGTTCATCTGGTGCATCTGGGACAGGCGAGGTGAGAACCAATCTTCGACCTGGAATCCTCCGTCCGGCTCGTTGGAGAACAAACCCTTGGACTTGATGAAGACGTTGTTCTCCATCTGGATGTCGAAGGCTGCATTCAGGTGATTGGAGCTGGCTAGTGGAAAGGACTTATCGTCCAGTCCCTTGAGGTGAACGGCCGAGTCGAACTCAGCTTCGTAGTCGTAGGTCTTGGTGATGGTTCCACGGACACCGACGTCGATGACTCGAACCATGTTCTTGTACATTCCGAAGGTCATGTTCTCGAGGACGTCTAGAGACTTGGATACCTCCATTGACTCGAAGCGCATCACGTCCTTGGCCTGACGGGAGTCATAGGCAATACGACCATCCACTGTTGGTCTCATCGGATCGATCGAGACCTCGGCGAAGGGTTTGTTCTTTGTTTCGTCCAGGAGGTTCTCGACGGCCACGAAGTTGAAGCGCTCCAGATCCTCGTAGAAGATGAAGTTGCCGCCGACATACGCATCGTCTTGGGATCTCGACGCCATCCAGTTTGTAGCAAAGAATGGAGACCAGTTCGGGAGGATGAAGGACTGTTGAAGCTTTGTGGTCCCAACCAGTATCTCTTTGTCAGACTTGAGATAGTTCGTCAGGACGTCCTTGACGGCGTCCTCATAGTGAACTGCTTGATAGGCCTTGGACACTCTCTGGTAGGCATTGATGTAGAGCTCCTCGGAACAGAAATGTAGGTTGTAGGACAGAACGCCGTAGTTCGGCTGCTTGCGATCCGAGATCTTGTAGATCCTGAACTTCTTGTCCATCTTGGCATACTGATCCGAAACTACAACCTCCACGATTTCTTCGCCGATGATCGGAGTGTTCTTGATCAGGTTCTTGGTGTCGAGAAGGGAGATGGATCCGGTGAGGGTCGGTGAGTTGAGATCCTCAAAGAGGTTCATTTCAAGGAAGAACGGAAGCAAATCCGTCTTCTTGCCGAAAGTCGAAGTGAGCTCCAACTTTGTAATCTCATAGTAACCCGGATACTGGTTAATCTTCTGGGAATACGTCTTTGTGTTGAGGGTTACACCCATGTTACGCCGCCAGTAGAGACGTAGCGAGATCCGTGATGCTTCCTAGGAAGGACTTGTCCAAGATCCTGATCTTGGCTCTTGCATCATTTGATTCTGTCTCGAGTTCAAAGTTGGTCTTGCTCGTCGCAGTTTCTCCGACTGCGAAGACATCGTTGCCTTGGACTACGCCGTAGCCGTCCCCGTTGAACCAGAAATTCTGAGTGTCTCCGTTGGAGTCCTCAATGGACAGTGGGAAGGAGTAGGGAACTGGATTGCCGGCATCATCGAAGTACTGGGCCGTCTTGTAGAGATCGCTTCCATACTTGTCGGTGGTGTAGTTGTCCAACCGACGATCTGACTTCGGCCAGGTCTTGAGAGTCAATCCATTGGTGACCAGAATAACCCAGTGATAGTAAGGGACCCCATAGAACTTGTTCGAGAGAACATCCGGACGCTCTCCATTCTGGATGATGTATTCGTCATAGAGGAATTTTGGATCATCCAGCTCTATAGCATTGATCTTCCTGGACAGATCGACCAGGAGAGCATCATCATAGATCAGGGACGGGAAGAGCGAGAAGTACATTAGAAGATCTCCGGAAGATTGCGACCTTCGTAGGCCTCACGGACTTCCTTCTTGGTACGGATGTCGACTTCCATGAAGTTCAGGTCCAGGGTGATGAAGGCCGGATTTCCATTGGCGATGAACTTAGGCCCGTACTGGGAGTAGTCCACATTCATGGAGGTCAGGACCAGACGCTGAAGCTTCGGAAGGTTCGTGCCCTTGAACTCAACCTCAAAGGAGTCCGGGATCCAGAAGGCTGAGGAGTCGGTCTCACCGAGGAATTCTGGGTGGGAAGCGAGTTCGAGGCTGAAGAGAAGACGTTCGATGGTCTTGGCTTCTGCAGCGGACTTCGGTGCCAGCTCCCAGTGCCATGCGAAGGTTCTGAAGCGAATGCCTCCGTAGTAGACTTCCTTGTAGGGATTTCCGGCGAAGCCTGAGTTCTGAGCATACTTCTTGAAGGCCGTCATGGAGGCCATATTGATCAGCTTGTTCTTGGCGAAGTCGGCTATGTTCCCGGTAGCATCAGCAACGGACTGGATCCCTCCGTTAGCCACCTTGCCGAGGGTCTTCTCAAGGAAGTTGGTCTCTTCTTCGGACCAGTCGTTGGATGAAGAGTAGACCAAGTTGGTCGGAAGTGGGAGAGCAATCGAGGACGTGAGTCTGGTGGTAGCCGACAGTTTGGAGTCAGAACCAGTTGAGTCAGTCGGGATTGCACCGGGAGTCGAAGTGATGGTCTTGTTCTTAGAAGTCGGGATGACGATCTGCTCCATACCCGGAAGACCAGTAGGTCCATTCATGGTGTTGTTGCGAACTTGGATCACGTTGATCTGAGTCCAAGTGACATTGCCCGGCACTTCAGTTGCAGAGAAGTGATCGCTCTTTGTTTCTTCTTGTGTTGTGATTGCGCCGGTTAGATCGAAGACTTCCATCTGCCTATATATTGACGTCCGGCGGAGCCGATGGATCGCAGATCCAGAATTTGAACCCTCTCTCGCTACACGTTAAAGATTCTGTAGTGATTGAAGCTGAAGCTTCAAGGCTGAAGCCAAGGTTGATTCTTCATGTTGAAGGAATCAGCTGCTGAAGCAGCGGTCACTCTGCCTCCGAGCTGAAGCTCTCCGTCAAGAGTGAAAAAAGACATTACGAGACTATCTAACCAATTCTGGCTGATAATAAACGATCAAAGATTCGTGGCTTCTTGAAACAATATTACTCGAGCACCTGTAAGTGATTGTTCTCTAACGATAAAATCCGTCGGTAATAATCTATTGAATTTCGGCTGATTCTTGAAACAATATTACTTTGAAACATTGTTTCAAGAGCTTGAAATAAAATTACCGAGAATGAGTCCCTGGAGTAATTTTGTTAAAGGCCGGACCAGAATCTTTTCATTTTACAAATCCTCTCAAATGTGGTAGATTCATTGTGTAGCATCGAAATCGGAGAAGATCATGCAGTCCGAGACTTCAGTAGCCCTCAAAGAAAAAGACAGAGGGTATTGGATACACGACGAGCACAATGCAACTCCGGACATCAAGCAAGCCAAGCAGTTCCTCTCGACCACACACGCCCTGGACTGGTTGGACAAGATCAAGAATGAAGATGGATGGGAGCGTTCCCAGGTCGCCATCTTCGAACTGACCACGACCTACACTCTGATCTCTAAGTAAGGAGACCTTCGATGAAAGTCGGTGAAGAATTCAAAGGATGCCGTTATTGGGGCTACGACGTAGCTTCAGCCACCAACTCCAAGAAGGCCCGAGAGGATCGCAAGATCGTCCGAGCCAAGTTCCCCAAAGCAGCCGAGTACGGTTTCGTCAGCTCGACCGCAGCCCGCATTGAAGCCACCAAGATCGAACGGGAGACCGGAGTCGAGATGTGGATCTTCAACCACGATTATCTCTAACCCCAAGGAACCACATGCAACTCCAGATCAATCAAGTCTATCCAAACCTCTATCACATCGATCAGAACGACAACCTTCGTGTCTGGTACGCAGAGAGGAACGGTGGAAAGTACCGAACTGTCTCCGGTCTCGTGGATGGAGCAAAGGTCACCTCGGACTGGAGGGACGCCGAAGCCAAGAATATCGGTCGTTCCAATGAGACCACCCCAGAAGCCCAGGCCGACCTCGAGATCCAGTCGGTCTATCGCGATCGTCTGAGCCGGAAGTATTCGGAGACCGCCGACGGCGCCAAGAAGAGCAACTTCCTTGCTCCGATGCTGGCCGCAACCTACGACTCGGTCAAGCACCTCAAGAAGAAGCAGCCGACCGACTACTTTGCCTATCAGCCGAAGCTGGACGGCAATCGCTTCCTCGCATCCGAGGATGGTGGTCACTCGCGCTCCGGAAAGCCGTTCATGACGGTGGACCACATCATGGAGAAGCTCACCGGAGTCTTCGACATGTACAACATCACCCTGGACGGTGAGCTCTACAATCACGAGCTCAAGTCTGACTTCGAGAAGCTGTCCTCCCTGATCAACACCAAGAAGATCGAGAAGCTGACCGAGGAGGATCGACAGGAGATCCGGGACAAGGTTCAGTATCACGTCTATGACGTCATCCTCCACGATCGTCCTTCCGCCACCTTCCGTGAACGAGTCGCCTTCCTCCAGCAGCTCTTCGGTGAGTTCGGTGGATACTTCGGAGACGTCATCCAGCTCGTCTACACCTCAGCGGTCGGCGCCACCGCCGAACTGATCAAGAAGGTCCACGACGAGGAATTCGAGAAGGGTTATGAAGGAGTCATGATCCGAGACCCGAGCTCGATCTACGAACACAAGCGGACCACCTCCCTGATCAAGGTCAAGGACTTCATGGACGCCGAGTTCCCTCTCCTCGAAATCCGCGACGGTCTCGGAAACTGGAAGGGAGCCGCAAAGTCGGTGACTGTTCAGCTCCCTGATGGAAAGACCTCGGATGCCTCCGTCACTGGTTCGATGCTCCGCAATCGAGTCATCTACGAGAACCGTGCCGACTACGAAGGCAAGTGCGAAGTCACCGTGGTCTTCCAAGGCTACACCGAGGACGGGAAGCTCCGGTTTGGTCGAGTCAAGGTCTTCCACGACGGAAAGCGAGACAACTGATGCACGACAACGCTCTGACTCGTCGGTATCCGGAGAGTTCGGAGACTACTCTCTACATTCGCCACTCCTCCGGTGGAATCACCTTCGAAGAAATCCGAGAGCAGGTCGTTGCCCACTTCGGACGTCATGCGAACATGGATCTCATGACTATCGACTCCGAAGAGATCCAAGAAGCCTGCTTCGGCTACGATCTTCATGATCCGGCCGATTTCGGAAAATATTTCGTGATTTCGTTCGATTGATGTTTACATCTCGTTTCTCTGTGATATGATGCTTTCATCAAAATCGGAGAAACGAGATGACTTTCGAACGCTTCCAGAAACTCGGTATGGGTGAGAATGTGGTAGTCATTGCCACAGGTCGTGAAGTCCAGATCGAAGCCTTCGACGAAGAAGTCTACTACGTCTATGCCGAAGGTGAATGGTTCGACTATCAAGCGGTCGACGCAGCCAGCTACGAACTCTGAGGAGAAGATCATGAGCACGACAACCGGTTTTCTGAACTTCGACTTGACCTGGGAAGCCACAGCTCGCATTCTCCTTGCAGTGATCGAGGACGGATCCGAAAAAGGAAAGCTCGAAGCCAAGGTCGAGCTGATGCGGATGGCAGCGATTGCCGATCGTGCAGTCTCGATGCACAAGACCCTCACCGAAATCACCGAGGTCATGGCCGGGGACTCGGACTACAAATTCCGTCTCGCCAAAGACCTCGCCCAGACCGAACTGGACAAGTGATGGAATACTATTACGCCAAGGACTTCAAGTTCGATCGTGACTACTTCTCGGTGACCAAGATCGAGAAGAACACGAGCTTGGACGTTCTCACCGAGACCTTGATCTGGTTGGATCGGAATCTCAAGACTCACACCAAGCCGAAGTTCGAAGCTCGACACTGGTGGGTCTTTGAACATACCCTCAAGATGATCGACGTGGACTACGAGCAGGGCGTCTTCTACCACCACTGGCTGAACGCCTACCTCTACCAGATCTCGAACATGATCTGGGTTCAGGTCTACGAGGAGTTTCGACCCTCGATGAAAGAAAAGGAAGCCTGCAAGCTCGCAGACTCCACCCGCAAGGACTTCGTTGACTTCGCCAAATCGAAATGGATCTAACATGGTCAAGCATATTTACCTACTGATCGGTCTCCCGGGAACCGGAAAGACCACCTTCCGGAAGCAGGACCGATTCAAGGACTATACCGTCCTGTCGTCCGATGACTACATCGAGAAGGAGGCCACGGAAAATGGTACGACCTACGACGCGATCTTCAAGGAGACCATCAAATCTGCAACTGCTGAGTTTAATCGCCAGCTTGATTACCATCTCGTTAATGGTACTGTTCCTCTGATGATCGATCGAACGAACCTGACCAAGAATTCCAGGTCCAGGTTCATCCAACTCGCTCGTCAGTATCGCTACGAGATCTACGGAGTGGATCTGAACGCCATCGCCGTGGACGATCCGGGCGAGTGGAAGCGTCGACTCGCCAGCAGAGCCGGAAAGCAGATCCCGGGCTACGTCCTCAAGAACATGCTGGAGACCTACGAACCTCCGACCATGGATGAAGGATTCACCTACATCATCTCACTCAAGGAATGGAACAAGGGAGCAGCATGTTGCCCGGCTATCTGACTCTGTTCTGGCTCCTCTCGTCCCTCCTCTTCTTGGTCTTCAACATCCACATCATGATGACCAACAAGAAGACCATCTACGTCGGCAACATCGCCACCACGGTGTTCGGCTCCCTGTTCGGACCAATCGCCTGGGGTGCACTCCTCTACTGGTGGCTGAGCTATCACTGGGACACCCCGGTCTTTAAGAAAGATCTCGAATACCAACTTCGCGGACCTGAAAAGGAAACAGAATGACCGCCTTCATTTTCTTACTCGGCTGGGCCGTCTCCGGTCTGATCGGTCTTTGGCTCTACATCGGAACTCGCTACAAGCTCACCGATGTGGTCGATGCCGAGGACCTCGTCCAAGGCTGCCTTCTCTGGATCGCCGGTCCGATCGGAATTCTTCTCGGCATCATCTACTGGGGAAGCAAGATCGGCTGGAGGATCAAGATCATTCAGAGGAAGAAAACATGACCGGTCTCTGGCTCCTCTGCTCCCTGATCGCCGGCTTTCATGAGCTGGTGATGATATCCAGACGCAAGACCTACACGGTCCAGAACGCCACCTTCTCGATCCTCAAGGTCATCTTCGCTCCGTTCTGGCTCATGGCAAAAGCCATGGACTGGGCCCTCAAGGTCGACTTTCTCAACTGGAGGATCTTCTGACATGGAATTCAAGGTACTCAGCATCTGGCACAGCCTTCCGGAGCAAATCGAGGAAACCCTGACCTACTACTCGGATCTCGGATGGCAGCTGGTCGGTACCGCGGATCACAAATTGATCCTTCAGCGGAAAAAAGCGGAAACCGGCAAAAAACAGCTAAATGGCTAGTTTACATTCTTTCCAGATGTGATAGAGTACTTCTATCAACTGGAGAGAACTGACATGACCAACATCTCGATCCGCGAACTGATCCGTCGCTTTGATGCCGGTGAGTTCAATCGCAACGACCGGAACACCCAGATCGATGCTGGTTGGTATGACTGGTTCTGCAAGGACACCTCCCTTGCAGCCAAGACCCAGCTCCTGGTCAAGCGTCTGAAGTCGATCGTCGACTCCCGCATGATCAACCAGGACACGATGTATGTGTTCTTCAAGAACAACTGCCCGATGAACGGTCGTCTCTACGACTCCTTCTCGATCTGCGACATGGAGACCAGCAACGTTCTCTACTGGATCACCCCTTCCTGCGGTCATGCCCGTCCGATCGAGTCCCACAACAAGCCCCAGGTCGCCTGGGAAGGGAACTGGGACGCCAAGACCTTCAAGAACTGGAACGAAGTCAAGAAGTGGTTCAACGAGGAATAAGACCTTGAAGATCAAGCGGTACATCGAAATCTACCGTCCGTATGACATCGAAAAACAGACGTCGTACCAGCAGATGGACTCCATTTCCAAGGAATTCGGAGACGAGTCCATCTACCACTTCTCCGAGAGACGAATGCTTGGTGGTTACCTGATCGGGTTCCACTTCGCCGTCCTCCGATAGCAAAGGAATACCGGATGCAGCCCAAGGACAGAAATCGATTCATCTCTCAGATCCAAGACCATCACGAGGGACAGTTCGATACTCTGAAAGCCCCATATTGGTTGCATCCGTATCGCGTCGCCCTGGAAGCGGAGGGAGTGGTTCTCTCCGTCCAGCAGAAGATGCTTCATCCGTTCCTCGAAGAGAACCCTGACGCAGCCGATCGTGCATTCATCATAGGTCTCTACCACGATGTGATCGAGGACGTTCCTGGTTCCCTTCCTTTGGTCGCCAAGGAGCTCGAGTACGATCATGCGATGCTTCGATCCTTGATGCTCCTCTGCAAGCCTTCCGAATGGCCTTCGGATGTCGACAAGTTTCTGACGGAAGAGGAGATGACTCGCTTCCGTCTCGCCGAAACCTACGTCGAGAAGATCATGGTCCTGATTTCGATCGGTGACATCTTTTCGATCATCGTCAAACTCTGCGACAATGCAGACAATTCGCTCTTCTGGAGAGCCAAGGTTCCAGGTCGTCCGAACCTCAAATACTCGGAGTCCAAGGTCCTTCTCGAGAAAGCCTTCACGGAGAAATTCGCATCATGACCGAGAAATATCCAGTCAACTGCGTCCTGTTCGATCTGGACGGAACCTTGTTCGATGTGGAGCATCGTCGTCGCTACGTCCAGGTGGAGCCCAAGAACTGGGATGCATTCAACGCAGCCTGCGTCCTGGACAAGGCTCTGCCCCACGTCAAGCTGCTCCACGACATGATCTACATGTTCGGATACAAGATCATCTACTGCTCCGGTCGTTCGGACGAGTTCCTGCCGCAGACCCTCGGATGCCTGTTCTCTGAGTACCAGGTCACCCACCCGGATCTGCGGATGCGCAAGGCCAAGGATCGTCGTTCGGACGACATCGTCAAGAAGGAAATCCTGGACGAGATCCTGGCCGAAGGCTACAATCCGGTCTTCGCCGTGGACGATCGAGACCAGGTCGTGAAGATGTGGAGGGAGAACGGCATCCCGTGTTTTCAATGTGCCCCGGGCGACTTTTGATGGAAACCGTTGATGTAGCCAAGAAGATCTTGCCTCTCTACTCCAAGGAAGACATGCTCGCTTTCTTCAAGAGCAAGGCGGGCCAGGGAACGCGAATTCCTAGAAATGGATTCTGCGATGCCCTGGCCCAGTTCTCGAAGTCCGTCCTTCCGGATGCGACCACGACCAGCCGCCTCGAAGAGGACCTCCTCGTCAAGATCCACGGAAAGGCCGACGACCACTATCCGATCATCGGCTACCTGGACCTGGACGAAGAGGAGTTCATTGCCATCACCGAGGCCAACAACTTCGATCACATCGTGGAGATTATGGAACCGAAGACCTGGAAGATCTGGCTCGGAATCGGAGTGATCGGAGCAGTTCTCATCGTTTCGTATCTTCTCGGATAATCCGTCGAATCGCTGTTTACAAACCTTCCGGACGATGATAGAGTATCTCTAACAAATGGAGATACCCATGCTTTCCAAGGAAATCAAGATCATCGAAACCGAAACGGTCCAGGTCGTGGACAATGGTTTCACCTACGAAGTCGATTTCCTGACCTATCAGAACAGCGAATACAACGTCGCCAACGGTGGAAAGAAGATCACCTACGGTGCAGTTGCCTTCCGTCTGAAGACGAACGGTCAGCGTGGACTCCAGCTCAAAGGTCTCAACAAGCGGATCTCTGATATCGCCAATCTCGCCCGCCAATCTCGCCCGCAAAGCTCGCTGAAGGAAACAGATGGTCTCTAAGTGCATTCCCGATCGGGACACGATGATCCTGGTCGAAGGAACTCTCCGCGTCGGAGATCGTGACCTTCCATTTCAAGGCGCTTTCCACTCCATCGGATCAGTCAATCACTTCGTCAACCGAGAAGCAAAGCTCGGAGCGGTCCTCAAGATCGTGGACGAGAACTACATCCAGCCGAAGCTCAAGGAGCTGAAGCCGAAGAAAACGAGGGTCAAGAAGTGAACTACGAATTCCCAGTCATCGAGCACATCGACCAGTTCGAGCCGATCATCGCCAAGAACCCGGCCGCCTACTACAAGACGGACAAGGGCGACTATGTGACGTTCAACTACTCGAGCCTGAACCCGAACAATTTCCCTCCGGTCGAGAACTACGAGGACGCCTTCATTCGTGAAGCGCGCGGCATCGCCTTCCTCAAGAGCACCGGGAAGATCATCTCGCGTCCTTTCCACAAGTTCTTCAATCTTGGAGAGCGGGACGAGACCGACATCGATGTGATGAACTACATCGGAGCCCAGGTCGCCGAGAAGCTGGACGGATCGATGATCCATGCTCTCGATCTGCCTCAGGGTCCGCGTCTCGCCACTCGGGCTGGAATCACCGACGTCAGCCTCAAGGCCGAGCGCTTCATCGCGGCCAATGCAGTCTATCAGGACTTCATCCACGACATGGTCAAGTTCGGCTTCACTCCGATCTTCGAATTCGTGTCGCCGGACAACAAGATCGTGATCAACTACCAGAAGCCTCGTCTGGTCCTCTTGGCCATTCGCAATCGCTTCATCGGTGAATATGCTACTCACCTCGAGAAGAACCTGCAAGGCTACGAAGGTATTCCTCTTCCAAAGGTCTGGGATGGAACCTCGATCGAGGAGATCCGTGCCTGGGAAGGTCAGGAGGGTGTGGTTGTGACTCTGGTCAATGGACACCGAGTCAAGATCAAGGCCGACGCCTACGTCCGTCTGCATCGCTATATCGACATCATGAAGTCGGATCGCCACTTCGTGATCGCTCGCCTCTCGGAGAACTGGGACGACATCTATTCGAATGCCGCTCCGGAAGTCAAGGACAAGCTCAAGGTTGCTGTGAAGCAATTCGAATGGTTCACTGCCGGAGATGCCGAAGACATCATCAAGGACATCGAAGACAACTTCGACGATCTGATCGTGGATGGACCCGTCCGTGGGTTCGACGTCTTCGATCTCAGCGACACTCGAGCGGTTCGTAAGAGCTATGCTGAATGGGTCTTCGCTCACAAGGATCGGAAGGAGTATGCATCGGTTTACTTCAAGGTCGCCGACCAGCTTGCTGCCGGCATTCGAGATGTGACTGCTTTGATCAACGTCGCCCAGCACTGGATCACCATCGGTCTGAGCAACAAGACCAAGAGTGTCAAGGACTGGGAGACCAACAACCGTCTCGCCCAGATTCCTCTCCTTCCGAGAGAATTCCAGGACGCAACTCCGTACCAGATCGCCGCATAAATAACTCATGATCCACGCAAAAGCTCACGTCGACACAGACTGCCAGATCGGATACGGAACTAAGATCTGGCAGTTTGCCTCCGTCACCAGAGGAGCAATCCTTGGAGACAACTGCTCCGTCTCCCCATTCGTAATGCTGGATGGATCGGTCTACGGAGATGAATGTCTCTTTGGAGCTGGGTTCGCAGCCGGAGCAGGATTCAAGGTCGGCAACCGAGTCTTCTTCGGACCCGGCTCCCTTCTGGTCAACGACGTCTGGCCGGCAACCAACAAGATCGGCTATGAAGAAGAGGCCTTGAGAGGAAACAAGTCCTTTGCCATCATCATCGAGGACGACGTCTGCATTGGAGCCCACGCAATCGTGATGCCTGGAGTTCGCATCGGAAAGGGATCAGTCGTCGCAGCCAACGCGATGGTCCATCAGAACATTCCGGAGAACTACATCCTGACTCGATCAGGCAAGCTCATCTCTCGAACCTTCCAAGGCAACATCAGAATGAGGTGGGCCAGCTGATGCAGCTTACGATAGCCACTCTCCTCTGGTCTCCGAATGAAACCACCGAACACTTCTCCCAGATGTACAATGAGGAGTGGGTAGATAAGCTCTATCGAGGGTTCAAGAGAAATCTTAACGTTCCATTCGATTTCATCTGCTTCACCGATCGTCATCGAAAGTTCGAGGAAGACGCAGTCACCACCGGGCAGGCCTACGTTCCGAACCTCGGCAAGAACGGATACGGAGACTGTATTCTTCCCTATGGTCTGAGTCGTCCTATGATACTCGTAGGGCTCGACACGGTGGTCGTAGGGAACATCGATCTTCTCGCTCAATACGTTCTGGCCGGAGGAGAATACGCCCTCCCTCGCGATCCCTTCTGGCCGTCTCGAGCCTGCAACGGAGTGGCCCTCGTTCCAGAAGGAATGGGGATCATAGCGGCCGAGCACCAAGGCGAGAACGACATGGAGCACGTGAGAAATTATCCACACGTCTTCATCGATGATCTCTTCCCTGGTCAGGTGGTTTCCTACAAGTGTCACGTCAAGGACAAGGGTTGGGACGGAGTCAAGATCGTCTACTTCCACGGGAAGGAAAAGCCTCACGAGCTGACAGATCCGATGATTCTTCAAAATTGGCGATAATTCCAGTTTACATCTCTTTTGAAGTTTGATAGAGTCTCCTTAGAAATTGGAGACTGGATCGAAATGACTCGCCTCGAACTGATTGCCTTCCGTAAAGCCCTTGGTTTCGACACCACCAAGCTGGAAGCTCAGACCGACGAACAGTATGAGTCCGATCAGCTCTTCCTCGAAGAGAAGTACCTGCGGAGCAAGAACCCATGACCCGTGAATTCGTCGCTCGCAAGACAAATCGCTACACCTTCCAGATCGAGAAGGGTCCATTCCGGACAGCGATGATCTACAAGGATGGGAGGCCGCACCTCCGTGGTGCGGCCTCCGAAGCCAACGACTACTGCCAGAAGTGGAACGGAGTCCGCGGTGACTTCGAGATCAAGTACGACAACGGTGGTTGGCCGGATCCCGGGAGAGCCTTGAGATGAAAGCGATCCGGATCGACAAGGATGAAACCATCTTTGCCAAGCGTCACATCGACGCCCTCCTGACCTATCAGAATCGGGAGAAGCTCACCGACGACGAGATCGACGCCATGCTCGAAGCCGGTAAGATCGAGTTCGGTCAAGTCTTCCTGAAGGGGAAGGAAATGACCCAAGAATTCAGCGATGACAAGCAGCGCACGTCCCTCTACAAGAGGTTGGACATCATCTGGTCCTGCGTCATCAACTGGTAATATGTAGTTCATCTGGAGAATTCATGAAATCCCTTCCTCTCTTCCCACCTTTGACTCAAAAAGAATTTGATCACCTCCCCAAGGTCTTCCAGGAGATCATTCACTGGGACGAGAAGGATCCGCGTCGCTGCAAGGTGGTCAACCTCTCGGACCGTGAGGAATACCTCAAGGACGTCGCCGACTGGAAGTTCAATCGGAACAACCTGAACGAAGGCGCAAAGAAGGTTCTTCAAAAGCAGCGTGGCGGAGCCACCGCCTGACGAGATAGATACTGCGTTATGTTTGCAATCGCTGGATCCCTCTTCGCATCTCTATGGGCCAACATCAAATGGGTGGCGATTATCGTCGGCATCCTAGCCGTACTTCTTGTCGGATGGAAGTTCTACGACCTGACCTCCGAGAACGCCTCCTACGAGGCGAAGATCACCAACCTCAATGGGATCATTGCTTCCAAGGATCTCTCGATCGAGCTCTATCAGGCCAAGGCAAAGTCCGTGGAAGATGCCCTCAATCAGAGGGATCAAGAAGAGCGTGCAGCCCTTGAGAGGCTCAAGGATCTTCAGCTTAACCTTCCGGCCGACAACAATGACCTCGCGCCTCCGTCGACGCAGGAATTCTTCAATAGATTGAGCAAGCAACTCCCATGAAGTTCAGAGACATCATAATCATTCTAGCGACCTCGGCCTTTCTGGTCGGATGCAATACGACCAAAGAGATTCAGATCCAGAGCCAGTTCGAACAGATCCAGGTTCCGGAGAACCTCTTCGTCTGCGCCAAGTTGGTCAAGAAGGAACTCCCAGCCTTCCCTCTCAAGAACGCCGACGTCCACACCATCGTTGAAAAGATCCTCGGCAAGAACGCCACCTGCGCAGCCAACATGGGCGCGATCCACAAGATCATCAACGACTACAACGCAAAGGTCGCCGAGCTGAATGCGAGGCAGAAGAAGGGAAAGTAAGCATTGTCCTACTTCCCAAAGTTCTTCGGCACAAATCCCCAGTTCTGGTTTGGAGTAGTAGAAGATCGATCTGATCCACTTCAGATCGGTCGCGTCCGTGTGAGGGTCTATGGCTTCCACACCCAGGACACCACACTGATTCCAACCGAATCCCTCCCGTGGGCTACCGTCCTGATGCCCGTCACCGAGGCTGCCATGTCCGGCGTCGGAGATGCTCCAGTCGGTCTGATGCTCGGATCCATCGTCTTCGGAATGTGGCTGGACGGATCTGATCAACAGGTTCCTTTCGTCATGGGAACCATCAACACCCTCGAAGGGGATGGCTCCTCATCCAACATCCTCGATCGAGGTCAGAACGTCATTCAGGACGGAACGAACAACAACATCGGCGTTCCTGGAGATTTCACTCCTACCGGGGACGGGCCTTCTTGGCTCCAGATCGCTCGTGGTGAAGTCGGAACCAAGGAGATCAAGGGAGCACAACACAACCCGAGAGTCCTTGAGTATCTGTCCACAGTCGGAACGGCCCGCAACGACGAAACTCCTTGGTGCGCAGCATTCGCCGCCTGGTGTCTGAAGCAGGCAGGAGTGAGTGTCACTGGCTTGGGCAATGCAAAGTCCTTTGCTACGGCGCCCTCCCTTACCAGGATCGACAATCTGGAGTATGGAGCGATCGTGGTTCTAAACCGTGGAGCCAACTCCAACGATGGACACGTAGGTTTCTGCGTCGGGACCAAAGGCGGACGAGTCATGCTCCTCGGAGGTAATGTCTCTGATAGAGTAGACATCTCTGGAACTTCACCTTCCAGGATCTTCGCCATCATGTGGCCAACCGGAACCCCACGCCCGTCCACCTCAACTGGTGGAAATGCTCCTGCCACACCAACTACGCCGACTACGCCTGAGGTCATCACGGTTTAATGTCAGATGTAGCAGACACTTCGACCTCATCGAGCTCAACGGACCAGAACGTCGATAAGCCTTTCTTCGTTCCGACCGAGGACATGACCTCATACGACATCCCGCCTTTCTTCACCGAGCTGGTTCGTCCGGTCATGAACGGCCTGGACTTCTCAAAGATCGGAAACTTCTCTTCCATCCTCGGATCGATCAACGAGACTGGTCAGACCTTCAGGAACGTCTTCAACAATTCGGTGTCTCCGACTGCTCTGGCCAATATGGCCCAGGCTGGTCTTCAGACCGAGCTATCCAAGATCCTCGGAAATTCAGGCATCTCCAAGTTCTTCGGGACCGCCTTGTCCTCCGTCTTCAGGAAGACCTCATATTCCTATCCGGAGTCCGAGAAGAAGCTCAGAGGCAGCCCGAACATCAACATCGACTTCAATCCGAATGGTCTGTTCAACGATGTGATCTCCAAGCTCCTGAATGCGATCACCATCCAGGACAGTCAGAAGAAGGAAGTCGAAGACTTCTACATCACTGCCAACATCGCCAGAAAGAAGATCTGGATCACCAATGGAGCCCTCTGGACGAATACCGAAAAGATCCGAGTACTCCATTCTGAGGCCAATGTGAGCGAGACCGTCCTGACCAAGATCTTCCACACCGAGGAAGTCTATTCGTCCAGGTTCTCGGACTACGATCAGCTCAAGAACCTTCTCTACGTTCTCGAGGAGTATTTGGTCAAGGTTCCGACCGTTTCGACCTACGTCAGAAACAAAGAGGACTATGCGGCCTGTGTGACTCTCCTCAAGTCCCAGGTCAAGGATCTGGTCGCCAATACGAAGTATATAGAGATGAAATACGTCTACGAGGATCTTAAGCTCCTCAGACGAACTCCGGACCAAGATTTCAAATCAATACCATGAGAGTAGACCTAAGTGGCTTCATCAAGAACAAGAACGCGGCTGGAGGTCCTCTCAAGTTTGGGCTGGAAGATTCTGCAACTCGCTACGCGCGTCCGAACTATTCCGAGTCCGGCCATTCTTCCGTCAACATGGCTGCAACTACCTTCGGCAAGTCCAAGCCGGACGTCCGAGACATAGCTGACCAAGCCGATCAAACCGTTCCATCCGGACTGGAGTTTGCTCCTGCCTACGATGGCTCTGGAGACAAGGCTCAAGCCGACGGCAATGTCCCTCAGATAGGTCAGGACGCCTCGACCGGAGATGCAACCGGAGCTTCGGCCACTGGTTCAGGAGATGGTGTGGGTCCAGTCCGCGGCCAGCTCTGGGAGAACTATCGAAACATCCTCGGACAGAGAGAATCCGGCAACAACTATGCCTCGGTCAATACGATCGGCTTCTGCGGAAGATGGCAGTTTGGTGCTGATGCTCTGAGAGGACTCGGCTACGTTAGGGCCGGATACGGAACCAGATCCCTTCGCAATCCAAATGCTTGGACCGGCAAGGACGGAGTCTCGTCTAGATCCGCCTGGCTCTCGAACGTCAATAACGTTCAGGACAAGGGCCTCATCACCTACACCAACGGAAACTACAAGGCCCTCCTGAGGAACAAGACGGTCGATCCGTCCATGCCGGCCGATCAAGTCGCCGGCTTCCTGGCTGCTGCCCACCTTAAGGGTCCTGGTGGAGCTCGCAAGTTCAAGAACGGTCAGAACAATCGAGACGCCTACGGAACGGACACTGCTTCCTACTACAACATGTTCGCCAAGGGTGGAATCAATCGTTCGACCGGTTTCACTCAAGCCTACAATTCTGGAGGACCGGCAGACGGCGTAGGAGGCGGATCAGGGAGCGGCCATCCACGTACCCAGCCTGATGCTGCAGCCTTTTCCTTTCCATCGTCCCAGGCATCTCCTCAGTATCCCTACAACAGCGTCAAGGAATACGAAGGTGGTCACTTCAAGGAATTCGACTCGACTCCTGGCAATGAACGCATCCAAGAGCGTCACAAGACAGGAACCGGCTATGAAATCATGGCCGATGGATCCGAGCGAGTCATCGTTGTCGGCTCTCGATACACCGCCATCATGGGCAACGATCACATCCTGATCAATGGCCAGTGCCAGATCATCGTCAACGGAGACTGTGGTCTTCGAGTCAATGGCAATATGAACCATTCGGTGTCCAATGACTACAATCTCCACGTCGGCGGCAGGATGCTCGTCACGGTCGGAGGGGATGCGAACAGGACGGTCGGAGGAGGAGATGCGAACTCCGTAGCCGGCGACAAGATGGAGATCGTCCAGGGCTTCCATTCTCTTTCTGTGGATGGAGACTCAATCATCAATGCAGCTTCGTCCAACATCCTGGCCCACGACGGCAACGTCAACATCGGAGCCACCAAGGACATCAACATCGTCACCGAAGCAAACCTCTCTGTGGGTGTTGCGGGCAATGCATCTCTAGCGGCCAAGGGGAATTTCGCAGTCTCATCGGATGCCAAGATGGACGTCCTCGGAAAGGGAGCAACAACTGTTGCCTCCACCGGTGGAAAGACCATCGTCTCTGGTGCTTCGGAAACCACCATCTTTTCCTCTGGTCCGGTCAAGCTCCAGGGTTCTGCAGTCAATGCCACTCCGAAGGTCGATAGAGCCCAGTGGGCCGATACCGGTGGAGTGGTCGAAATCGCTGCAGCCCTCGGTGGAGGACCGCCTCCGCCTCCATCTCCTCAAGGATCTTCAGGTGCCGGGTCATCCAGCGGAGATCGTTCCGAGAACGTCAAGAACACGGACAAGGACAAGATCGACAAGGCTATGGAGACCTTCAAGCCATTCGACGGTGAGAAGACTCAAGGCCACTCCTCCGGAATGGATGGGGAGCTCCACGGATACGACAAAGGATTCCAGTACGGAACCGACAATGGGGATGGAACGACCACCACCTAGGCTAATACATAGGATATGGCGTTCGACCCCGTAGTAATTGGTGAAATCTTTCCTTTCGAGAAGCCGGATCCCGACTTTGTCGGAGACTCGGTCAAGACTGCTTTTGACAAGCTCAATGTAGCCGTCTCGGATCTGGAATCTGGTGGCGGAGGAGCAGGCGCTCCAACTCCTCCGAACCAATACATCGATGCTGCTCCACCTTACACAACCTTCTTCGCAGACGGAACAGCAAATGGCTGGGTTTCTGCAACCGGAACTCTGGTCCCGGATTCTGTTGAGCCATTCGGTCTCTGGACCACCGGAACGTCGGACTACCTCAAGAACGATGGTCTAGCCATCGACACCAAGAGGTTCACTCACCTCATCGCATGGGTCGAGCTCGTTTCCACCGGATACGTCCCAGCCCAGAAGGGATCCTACAAGAATGGATCTCATGCCTATGACTTCACTGGCTACGGAGTGTCTCCGACCGGAGATCCTGTTGCTCTGTCCTCCGGAACCAGATCCTATGTGGCCTTCGATCTCTCGGTCGTCTCTGACTGGTTCTCGATAGGATCCACCGGCCTAGCATTCAAGCTTTCTGACACGCCAGGCGATGTCTTCAAAATCTGGGGTCTTAAGCTCGTCGGACCTAACTCCTCTGAAGTTCAGACCGCCTCGACTCAGGCCGCAATAGCCCAGACCCTCGCGGAGGCTGCAGCAACTGCTTCCCAAACGTATAGGGACGCAGCAGAAGCTTTCAAAGATTCTGCAAGCACCTACGCCGACAACTCACAAGGCTATGCATCAGACGCCCAGGGCTTCAGGGACGCCGCCCAGAACTATCGAGATGAATCTCAGCAGTTCTCTATCGATTCCTCGAACAACTCCCTGGTCGCCACCGCTGCAGGACGCTTCGCTCACTACCTCGAGCCACTCACAAACGGCACATTCACCTTCCCGACCGGAACGGGATCCTTCACTTCCAACGGAACTCTGACCAACAGTGCCGGCAAGCTCCGTGCAACCGTTGCCTCCTTGAACGGCTACGTCCAGACCCCGAACATGGACTTCGACGGAACTCACTTCTCCAAGATCATGGTCCGTATGACCTGGATCTCCGGCACTCTTGATCCAACACAGCCTTTCAAGGACTGCTGGCTCTACTACAACACGACGACTCGTGCGACCATGTCCGCCTCCTTCGAGATGCGCCCACAGGCATGGGAAGTCCTTCAGCTCAACGGAGCCAACGTCGTCAATCTGTACTTCGATGCCACCGAACAGGCAGGCATCTCGGACGATTGGTTCGGACCTGATCCTATCAGGGCTCTTCGTCTCTATCCGGCGATTGCCACTTCGTCCTGGGTTGCGGACATCGAGTACTTCTACGTCCTCGGAGACAACGTCAACTATCCTTATCTCCAGGCCCAGGCATCTGCCACCTCGGCTGCCGATGCAGCTGCGTTCGAAAACTCTGCTCAGTCATGGGCTGCTGCCTCCCAGACCTCAGCGACCAATGCAGCAACTTCCGCCGGAGCAGCTTCGGTCTCAGAAGGCAATGCAGCTACCTCAGAAGCGAGTGCTTCCGGATGGGCGACCACAGCTCAGTCCTATGCAGTCCTCTCGGCTCAAGCTTCTCCAGGACTCCAGATGACCCTCAATCCGGTCTTCATGGACTGGACTGCTGTGGCCACTCTCCCAACGGGCATGGCCTCTGCCAATTCGACCTCAGCTACGATCTCCAAGAACATCCTGAACAATCTCTATTCGCCTCAGTGCTTGGACATCACCACTACTACGGCTGTGAGCACAAGCTTCACCCTCAATCTTGCTTCGGCTGCAGTTCCTTCTAAGATCGTCCCTATCGACAATCAGTACTACGTCTACGAAGGCGTGATGGAGCTCGTTTCCGGATCTTTCACCAACATCCTTATTCAGCTGGTCAAGACTTATACAGACACCACCACATCCACTTTCAACTTCGTCACGAATGCCGACTTCACCGCTGCCTCCAACGGACGCTACACCTGCTCCAAGCTCTTCTCGGCTCCGACCACCGGAGGCAAGACTCTTGCTAACGTAACTCTCCTGATCCTTCCGAACAATCCGACCGCTGCGAACAAGAGGATCCTGGTCCATAAGCACGTCCTGAGAATTGCGACCGCTGACGAAGTTGCAGCCAACACTGTTCAGACCACCATCGACGCCTCGGTCGCAACTGAGGCGGCCCTTCGTGTTTCTGGTGATGGTGCCATTAACGCCAAGTACACGGTCAAGATCAATGCCAACGGCTACGTCGCCGGATACGGCCTGATTCTGGATGCAAACAATGCCACTCCAGTTTCGGAGATGGTCTTCCAGGTCGATAAGTTCAAGGTCTCGGACGCCGGACAGACTCCTAAGCAGATGTTCGCAGTCGGTGCCGTGAACGGTGTGACGACCATGGTCCTCAACGGCAACATGGTTGCTGACGGATCAATCACTGCTCGTAAGCTCGTCATTGCCGACTCGGACAATCTCATTCCGGACGCCATCTTCAAGGACACCGGCTCCTGGACTCTTGGAGACGCTGCATATTCTATTGCTACTTGGACTCCATCTACTTGGCAGGCGGAAAGAGGAGTCCTGTTTACTTCAGCCGGCGGATCCGGATACACCAACGAAAGCTATGGTCGACCATTCGCTGTCCAGCCGAGCAAACTCTACAACTTCACGTTCCAAACCTGGTGCGACGGAACTACTCCAAACAACCTTCTTGTTCGAGTGTTCTTCTATACTGCGGCCCCGGTCGATCCGGCTTCCAATGGTTACTTGTCATATCAGGATCTTTCGATCTCTAATGCGGCTGCTGGTATTATCAACAGATCCTACGACATCACTACTCCAGCGACTGCCGTCTATGCTCGTATAGCCTTCTACATCAACAAGACCAACACAGTTTCCGGCAAGACATTTGCGTTCTCTACTCCAAAGTTCAGATCCAAAATCGGAGGCGAGCTGATCGTCGATGGGGCCATCACCGCTGCGAAGATGTCGGTCACAGATCTCTCGGCCATCTCTGCAAACTTGGGATCCATCACGGTCGATACAGCTCACATCGCCAACTTGTCCGTCACGACTCTCAAGATTGCCGACCAAGCAGTCACCAAGCCATACTACGTAGAAGACTTCACTGCTCAGACCACGTCCGGTACTACTTGGTACTCCAAGGGAGCCTTGTCAATTCCGTGGACCGGAGGACCTTTCCTTGGAAACATGGTCATCGAATACTCTACATCAACCGGAACTTCTACAGTTCTCGAGCTTGCAGTCGAATATTGGTTCAATACCGATCCTATGGCCATCGGCGTCATCACCCTGTCCGGATTGAATGTGACATCATCTTCTTCTGGAGCGCATCAGTTGATTTCGATTTCCTATTCTCTCCTTCCTCCGGCTATGTGGGGACCTCCGAACACGGTCAACTTCAGACTTGGTTTTGGACGCTTCTCAGGAACGGGCTCCTGCACAGTCTACAACATTCAGCACCTGAACGCCTACTTCGCAAAGTAAGAACATGAACAGATTCATAGCATACGAAACGTCAACCGGAAAGATACTCGGATCCTTCAGTGGAGAAGAGATTGATGCCGATCAGCACATGTTGAATTTTCCGGAAGGCTCTTCCAAGGTCGATGTCACAGGTGTTTCGACTCCACCGGATCTTAAGAAGGCCTATGTCGACATCACCAAGGAAGAGCCTATGGTTCTTCCGATGATAGGTCTCCCAATTGCTGTTTCGAAAGAAATCATCACGGCAGATGGAGTCGATTCGACAGTTCTCTCGAACGTTCCTGTGGGCGTCACGATCCAGGTTGATGAAACACCGTATGAAATCAACGACGGCTCCCTGGAGCTGTCCTTCTCGGTCCCTGATACGTATCTTCTCACAGTCAACCAGTGGCCTTGGCTTCCTTGGAAGAAGGAGATTGTAGCAGAATGAAAATAACCTTCACGAAGGACCTAACCAATCTCAAGACCCTCGCTAAGGTCTCGATCGACGATGGGGCAGAAGCCTTCAGACTTCAGTTCATCACGAATGGAACTGGACAAGCTATGGCCTATCAGGAAAAGTACGAGGAGGCACTTCTTGTGACGTCCGGAGACATCATCACGGACGATCAGATCCCTCACATCCTGGCTGAGGTCGGCATCACTGCTCCAACCAAGGAGGATGTGGCCCAAGTCATCCTGAATCTCCAGTCGATCTGGAAGGGCATTTCAGCCAAGATCGAGAAGGCTCGTCTAACTGCAAAGGATGCAGTGGATGCAGCAAAAAGCGCAGCAGAGATCAACTCCGCTGCGCTCATCAATTGGCCTTCAGTCCTAGCCTAGTCGAACCACCGCTTCGAATTCGACCACCACTGGTTCCACCTTCAGGACGATGTACTTCCGTCCGGAGGAATTGTTTCCCCACCTCTTCAGCCAGACCTTGAGTTCATCTTGATCCTTGAAGGATTTGTAGTCGATCGAGTGGATGGTCTCAGTGTAGGCTGGATAGCCGTGGCCTGGATTGGTCCGACTCCGTTCATCACCTTCATGATGAACGGAAGTTGAGGACTCTTCGAGGACGGCGAAGTGGGCAGTCTTTGGAACGTCTGCGAGCTTACCCATCGTTCTTGAGCAACCACTTGTTTGAGATTGCCTTGAAGGAGATCGATGGATCCCTCTGGCTCTTGAAGACCAGACCTTCACGGTTCTTCTTTTCGTTCAGGGATGGACCATCGGCATAGGCCACATAGTCGGCGATGGTGAAGGTGTCAAAGGTCCTGTACTCCAGAACCGGAACGGACTTCAGGCCGAGGACCTTGCAGATGACTCCACGATCGTGTGGGTTGAAGTACCCACGACGTGCGATGTCATAGATGTTGAAGACGAAGAGATCGAGTTCCTTCAGGTCCTCCGGATTGCCCTGGACTCCAGGACCCATCAGCTCTCCTTGGATTGCGATGGACTTGAAGCGACCGAGACCTCCGAGCTTGTTCGGGAGATCGTACTTGCGAGCCACCTGCCAGAAGGAGTTGCCTTCGGTCTCTTCGAGATCCAGATTCCTGGAACAGACGCCGAACTTGCCGTCGTGTTCATAGATCGTGCATGACGACCCATCCAGCTTGATCGAGACCTCGAAGGTGTGATCCCAGGACTGCTCGAGAATGCGACGGGCATTCTGAACTCTGGTCTCATCAGTCTTCGGGATGAAGGTCGGGAAGTTGCCTCGAGCCACACCGGCCAGATTGGCCGACAGAGGCTTCTCGTACTTGACCACTCCCAAGATCTCGGTGAGGTCCGTTCCTTCCTCGTAGGAGGTGTGGTCCCCATCGTAGATCAGATGATCCAGAGCAGAGATCGGAAGGATCAGGCCTTGTGAAACCTGTCCACGGAGCTTGATGGTCCTCAGACGGAAGCCTGCTCCGTTGACCGAACGTTCTGCAGAGACGTAGCAGCGCTCACGGAGGAACTCAAAAGGCTCCTTCTCCGGGAGGACCGAGTCGATCTCGAAGTAGACGACCAGATCCCCGGTCTTGAAGCCGTTGCTCTTCTGGGTGACGAGTTCCCATCCGTCCACGGTTGCACAGACGATGACGTCTGCTCCCTCGATCGGGCGAATGCCTGCGATGCGTCGAATGGACGCTAGTGCTCTATCAATTTCCATTGGGTTCCTTATTCGTCGTTGTAGTTAGAGCCTTCGGCAGCTGTGATGTCCAGCCGCTTGAAGCGATCGCTTGTCGGAGTCATGTACTTGATCTCGCCGTTCTCGACGAAGTCTGGGTTGGAAGCGATCTTGGCGAGGATGGCATCACCGTACTTGCGAACGCTGTTGCCGGGGGTGCCACCGGTGGCACCGAGAAGATCGATCAGAAGTTTGACTTCACGCTTCTCGAGCTCCAGGAGATAGCCCGGCTTGTTGGTGATCACGGCCGGGATGATGGTTTCAATTACGCAGCTTTTCATCGATTGGGACCCTTTCATAGGTGTTGAAGACCGAAACGTTCGGCTTCTCGAGAGGGTCCTCGGAGAAAGGCACGTCCGTATGCGTCTTGAATTCTTGAGAGTTGATGTGGTGGGAGTAGTGTGGAGAAATCCGGACGATGTTGTTGGTTCTGGTTACGCGTCCGTTGCCTTTGCAGAATTTGCATTCGTCGTTGAAGATGGCTGATTCCCTCTTGTGGTAGTCGGTCATCTCTTCACGTGAAGTCCATCCGGTTCCAGAACAGTGGGAGCACGAGAGAACTTCCTTGTTCTGGTAGACGGCGACTTCCAGTTCGGCACCGAAGATGTGCTTGAATGTGTCTCTTGCCTCTTTAGTCCTGAACTTCATTTTTGAACCTGTCTGCGAGACGGATCTCGATCATCTTGAGAGCATTCGGCTCTCCATACCGGATCATCCGGAGGAAGTAGATCATTTCCTTTTCCAGATTGGAAACAGAGCGAACGGCCTCGGCCAGATCCTCTCTGAGATCCATCTCCTTCTCGGTGAAGGATCTCATGACGCTCAGGAGGCGCTTTCGCTCCTTGTCCGTCGTCTCCAGTTCCTTGGTCTTCTGGGCAAGTCGGGCTTCGAGGGTCCCGATCCTCTTTTCGAAGTCATCCATCAGGCGTGACAGGTGACTTCGATGATGTTCTGATACATCGAGATGAAACCGATCCGATAGCCGGCGAGCTTGACCCTGCAGGTCTCATTCGGCTGGACTCGGGCATAGACCGTACCGGCGGTGAAGTGCCAGTTCCAGAATGAGTCCTCGACGATGTAGGTCTCGTCCGTGGAGTAGACGAAGTTCTTGTAGGATGTCGTGGACTTCCCGTCGTTGTCCGTCTCGAGCTTCATCAGGCGTTCCTTGGACACCACGTGGATGTCCTTGGTCTCGATGTGGGACTGGACGATGTATCCGGCCGATCCGACGAAGATCAAGAAGACGGCGAAGAGGAAGATTGTGGCGATAGCTCGCATCAGTTTGCTCCTTCGAAGGCGTCGACGATGTCGGCGAAGGTCTGACCGGTCTGCATGACCGTCTCAATCTCGGCGTCATCGAGGACCAGCTTGGCGATGTTGTTCCAAGTCTGACCGATACCGATCACTTCACCGGTGTCGAAGTCCACTGTGGTCGAGCGGGTCTCCGGAATCTCCGAACGGACGAACTGGCTGAAGGCACAGTTCCAAACGTCCAGTGGATCGTACTTCTCCTGTCCCTTCGAGAGACAGAAGGCAAGAAACCGGTCGCGAGTCAGATCAATCATAGCTTCAAAGCTTTCCTTAGGAGTCGATTTTCTTTTCGGAGAATGTCGACGAGGAGATATAGGATTTCTTCTCTTTCGTCGGCATCAACAAGATACTTCAGAAGATACAATATCTTGTCTTCTTTGTAAACTGATTCTTTTTCAGTCACGTCTGCTGATCTGCCCAAAGCTCCATAACCTCGGCGATCTTCTCGACTGCAGTCAGGATTCGCATGAACTTCTCTTCGAGCAGTTCTTCACGATCAAGATCGGCTGAGCGCTTCTGCTCGTAGCGGAGATCGTTCTCGAGTCTCAAACGCTTGCGCTCATCGTACTTCTGCTTCGGGGTCATCGAATTCTTTCTGTGATGGTTGTGATCTTGAACACTTCCGCAGAGCGCTTGTGTCCTGGACCAAAGTAGGAAGGGATTGCGATCTCCTTCTCGTAGCAGGAGATCGCATCTGCTTCGTTGTCGAACTCAGGATTCCGGGCAATACCGGATCCGCATCCGACGATCCATTCGACCTTTCGAGTGCGCTTGGATCTCACGCTGCTTCCTTCATCCGATCTGCTTCGTGCAGAACGTTGTGGAAGTTCATGGCGTCCGTTTGATTGAGACGACCGTGGTTCCAGGCAGTCTTCGGGACAGCGAGCTCGAGCCAGGCACGGATCATGTCGTAGTCGACCACCGTGGAGGTAGCATGCCAGAACAGGAGCTTGTGGCCACCGATGACCGGAGTCAGGACCGAGATGCAGACCGGCTTGGTCCCGATGAAACCGACCGTGGACAGGAACCCGGAGCGTCCTTCCTTCCAGTCCAGCTTGTTGTGGTTCTCGGACCAGAGCATCATGGACTCGTAGGAGCTGGCTTCGACGACGCCGACCACTCCGGACAGGAAGTTCTGCATCTGATCGTCGAGACCGTCCACAGTCTTGTTCTCGTCCCAGATGTATTCGAAGCCGGCTCGGACGTGGTTGTGGTAGTGGTCCTGGGCGACCTTCTTCCCGGTGTCGGCATCCGAGGCAGGAGCGATCTCGTTCCCATTGACTCGGACCGAATAGAACGGATCCTCGCTGTAGTAGCGGACGATGGCATAAACCATCGGAGTCGGTTCATCGAAGACCCTACAGACGTAGGAGCCGACTCCGAACTCGGTCCAGACGAGTTCCTTGATCTTCCCAGTGATGTTCATGGCTTAGGCTCCTTTGGGGGTGTGGTGGCCGGCTCCCGGCACCTGACAGAGTTCGCAGCAGTTGAATGGATTGCAGGGCGTGGCTTCGTCCAGCTCGCATCCTCCGTACGGCCACTTGTGGCGAAGGAAGATCTTCGGCTCCTCATACAGGGCGATCTGGGCGAGACGGAAGGCTTCGTTCATCTGGGTGTGATCGAGAGGCTTCCCCATGTGTTGGAGAGGTTGACCGGTGTAGAAGATCGAGTTGTGGAATGCTTCGTAGGTCCGGAGAGCGGCGAAGCACTGTTGGATCTTCTCCTGGGCATGTTCGAGCGGAACGTTCTTCAACTTGAAGACACCGTTCTCGTCGTCACCGGCCCCGAGGCCGAGTTGAGCGCACTGGGTCAGGATCGACCTGAAGGCTTCTTCATAGGTCGGGATCTCGGTTGGATCGTCGTCCTCCTCGATGATGGAGTTGACTGTGTTCAGGATGACTCGAAGGGTTGAGGCCTGATCGATCTTCCCGATGGACAGGGCATAGAGGATCCGGCTTTCGAGGAGTTCGGCGATCTTCTTCATTTTTCACAGGCTCCAATGACAGCTGCAAGCATGATGGTCAGTCCAGTAGCAAAGAACACTCCAGGAACTCCAGTCATCATGCCTGCAGAGGTGATGAACAAAATTGCTCCAAAAGCGAAGAGAAGGGCAGAGAAGATCTTCACTTGAGGATCTCCTTGAGTTCGACTTCGGTGATCCCGAGCTTCTTCAGGATCTTTTCCTTCTTGACGATCCGAGCACGCTCGACCTGCTCCTTGGCTTCGCGAACCTCGTCGGCTCTCTTGTGCTCTTCCCACCAGGTGGCGAGGTGCCGGCTGGTGGCATCATGGGCGTCGAAGACGATGGCTTCGACTTCGTCCAGGTTCAAGGACTTGAGGGTCCGGCAGAGGGTGGCGACGTAGTCGGCGTTGCAGTAGTAGTCCTTGGCTGCATCGCGGAGCTTCTTGGTGATCAGGTCGGGCTGACCGCGCTTCTCGAAGATGAAGACCAAGAGCTTCGCAGCTCGCTGGAGTTCTGCTTCACGACCTGTCTGCTCGAGGTAGTCTGAACGGCAATCCACCTCAGTTCTCCTGCTTCCAGTCACCCATCCGGTGAAGGGCATACTTCGATTGAATGGTTTCCCAGTTCCTCTTGACGAAGTCCCGGGCTTCTGTCTCGGCATCAAAGCGGGCTTTCAAGGTCACCCACTGAAATCCGGCTGGATCATTCGGGACGATCTCTTTGTCCACGACCAGGGAGATGCTGAACTTTCCGTCCTTGGTCTGCCAGGTTGGACCGTTGATCAGACCGACGATTTCACCATCGGCTTTTATGTTGACGTCCGGGTTTCCGTTACCGACAGCTCGTAGACCAGTCTCGCGCTTGTCCTTCTTGAAAGTCAGGCGCATCACTTGGTCTCCAGCTTGGTGACGATCTCTTCGGCGTTGTTGTAGTAGAAGAGACCGACTGCAATTTCGTTGACCTCGGCGACCTGAGTCCCATCGACTGAAACGATGTACCGAAGCATGTTGTCGAACACGTGAACCACCACCTCGAGGGTGAGACGCTTACCGTCCTGGCGGAGGAACTTCCTCGAGGCAATCTCGTTCCGGATCTGAGTTCCGTAGAAGTTGTCGAGGTGAACTTTCACTGCACAAGGCATTTTCGTCACTCCGTTCGTATTCGATAGAAGCACTCTATCAAACCCTCGGGAGAAGTAAATACGGAAAATGCGCGGCTAGTCGATAAATTCGTAGAACCGGTCGCCCATGATCCCTGTGTCGAGAAGACGATTTCCGTGGTCATCGATCAGGTTCAGCCCCATTGGGCCGGAATCGGTGATCGTCATCGGGGTTCCGGACTCGAAAGTGCCGGCCATCACCGTGACTGGGATCTTGAGTCGGACTCTTCGACCGATTGGGTTGCTTGACTTGAATGCCATCACTTGGTCCTCTCGTCGATGCGAGCTTGAGATATTGCAATGTCGGCTGCAGTTGGCGTCCAGGACTTGGTCAACTCTGCAGGGTAGTTGTCCAGCGGCGGATAGGCGGTGTAGGATGGAGAATAATTCCGCCTGAGCATCTCTTTAACCAGTGACGCCTGCCTATCCGCTAGGAACTGAAGTTTGTCGTAGAAGAACCGAACGTGACCGGCTCCCATGGTGTAGGCTTCGGGAATGTCGTTGAACTTCTTCCCGGCTTCCAGACGCTTGGTCACCAACCCGAAGATCCGAGGAAGTTCCCGATACTCGGCCACAAGGTGAGGGCCTGAGAGGGTCTTCGGATCTACAAGGTTGATGCGAGTCATTAGTGAAGAATTCCTGGTGCTGGAACTCCGAGGAGTTCGCGAATACGACGTTGAGCATGCTCGCAGATCTGGGACATGGAACCTGCGAGTCCACCGAACTCCGTCGGATTTTCTTCGAAGGCTTCTTCCATCAGGCGAAGGGCGGTGATCAGACCTGCGTCGGTCTGAGATTCGAGTGGTCCTTGCATTCTATATCCTTTGTGGGGTTAGGTGTACATACCTTCGATGTACGTGGTTTCTTTGAGGAAAGCTCCATGCGAGACCTCCTTGATCGATTCGAGGATTTCGATTTCGATTTCATCCTTCTCCTGCCGCGACATGAAGAAGTGAGTAGCCTGGTTCCAGACATCCAGAATCGCCTTGGCGCTCACCGGATAGAGGCATTCGTAGAAGACGTAGTGCTTGATCCTCGGAGGGAGATATTGGACGAGATCCAAGTCCTCCAGGAGTTCCTCCGGAGTCGTAAGAGGAATGTCCAAGGTTGTGGAGTTGGTGCTCATCGGGCGAACAGCCTCTGGTATTCGCAATTCGGGAGGTAGTGCCAGCCCATGGCCGGGGTCCTGAATCTCCAGGCTGCATAGCCGAGCATCATGAGATACCAAGGCGTCGGCCAGAGAGGGAGTGGGTTCGGATAGATCACGTCTCGCTCCGGGACGTCGTGATGAACGTGAGGGATCTCCACTTCCGGGAGCGGATCGGCGAGGGACAGGATTGGATCAAAAAGCATTCAGACTTTTCCTCTTGGAGGACCACTTCTCGAGTCTGTCCATCCCGATCGGAGAGATCAGAAACTTGCAGACGTAGGTGTCCACTGCTACTTCTTCGTAATCGAACAGCTCGAACTGATCGTCTCCGAGAATGTCCGAGTAGAGCTTCAGGGTTTCCTTGGTGAATGAAACCCAGGGGTCCCAGAAGAACCACCCATCGCTGTTGGTCGGAACGATTTCTTGAGGAACGAAGAGATTGAACTGCATGGCATCACATCGCTTGTTGTTCGAGCAATCCCTGGATCCTCCAGCGGAGGCGCTCCAGTGGTTCGTAGCCTACTGTTCCCTGCGGATACTTCCCATCGATGATGGCGTGGAGCATCTCACAGGTCGCCTCGACTCCTCGGTCGTTTCCTCTCCACCAGGCCGGGTGAGCCCAATCGGTGGCATCCAGCTCCGGATTGTCCGGGTAGACGAGAGGACCTGGGTGGAGTCCTTCGATGTGATCACCCATTGCAGTATCCGAATATGTAGGCCCAGAAGACATTCCGACCGTAGAGGACACCGGACCATCCACAGTGGTAGAGGGCCGAGAACTCGAGAACGATCCCTCCGAGGACCAGGAGGCAGACGAAGGCAATTCCGAGTACGAGAAAATAGTCGTTGAAACGTGGGCTCATTTCTTGCAGTCCTCTTTGAAGATGACACCCATCTCTCCGTCTGCGTTTTCGCAGATTTCAAGGAGACCGCGGGAGTTGGCGGCATTGAACAGATAGTCGTTGGTCTTGAGGAGTCGTTTGCTCATGGCGTAGAGCGAGTCGTTCTCTTCAAGGGCGGTGTAGAGCATTGTGGCCGTCGGAAGGAAGACGATCGAGGCTCCGATGATGTAGGCGATGGCGAGACCTTCGATGATCTTGTAGACAAGACCATGCTTCGGTTCGTCCTTCTTCGGGTACATCGGGCTGGGCATCAGATTACTCCACAGAGGTGGCCGGCGACGGCGAGCAGAACGAGACCGAACCAGATGGCGAAGGACTCGAGGACCGGTGTCTCGGTGAAGGCTTTGAGTCCAAATCGCTTGAAGTCCCGGGCGATCATGTAGAGGATCCAGATTCCGGAAATCCAGAACGGGAAGGAAACGAGGTACCAGAAGATCATTGCGAGTTCCTCAAAATTGCTTGTTGAACTGGTCGGCGATCTTGGAGATGAACTTCTCACACTGCTTCATGCGATAGATCAGGGTGTTGTGGACCAGACCAGTCTCGGTTTCAGCTGCATCCTCGAAGACCGCTTGGGCGCTCCCAAGAACTTCAACGAGCTCTCGAATTTCTTCTTCGGACAGTTGGATGTTCACTTCAATTCTCCCTTGAGACGGAGGATGAACTTGCGACCGACCTTGACGATCTCGGCTTCGGGGATGTGGGCGTTGACGAAGGACCGAAGCTTGTCCGAAACCTTGGAGTATTCCCGACCGTTCGGAAGAGTCCGAAGGTCTGAAACGATCTGATCTCGAAGCTGTTGGATGTTCACGTCGATCTCCTGTATTCTGAGAAGACTCTACTCTATCTCGAAAGGAATGTAAATACGGAAAATGCGTGGATCCTCAAGGATCCTTCTGAACCATGGTTTGATCGTTTCCGTCGACAAATTGGAGACTTGAGAGATCTTCGTTCTCGGTCTCTCCGCTTGTGCCGTCCTTGGTCTTTCCGGACTTCTTATCGAACTTGATGAAGACCACTGTTGTCTTGGATTTCTTCAGGGCCTCCTGGACCTTATTGGCGTCCGAGAGGATGACGAGCCTGGGCTGGGACTCGCCCTTGAACATGAGCATCAACGTTCTTCCGGATCCGCCCAGGACGACGCCCTCCTTGCCTTGGACGAACCTCTCTTCCACCGGATATCCGAGGATCGATGGGAGAGGTTGGATGGCAAGAAGAGCCATGACCAGAAGGATCGGGACGGCGAGCTTGACCTCGATGTATCTCAGGAACAGGGTCAGGATCAGGAGAGTAGCAACCAGCACGAAGACGGCAGTATTGATCATTTTGTGGAGTCCTCGGCGAAGAAGTCTTGAACCATCTTAACCGGATCGTGGTTCTTGGCGATGACACGACCCGTCTCGTCCACTGTGAAGGACAGGATCGTTACTTCTTCTTTTGTCTGAGTTAGTTCGACCGTCTTTTCTTCGATGATCGAGAATGGATTGAGCTTGACCACGGAGATCCGGGCCTTTTCGGGGGCAGCCCTCTTGTTCCAGAGGACGACATTCACGGTGTAGGTCCCAGCCTTGAGTCCACGGAAGGAGACGATCTCACGACGAACCGGAAAGATCTTGCCTCCGTCTCCCTGATCATCACGATCCAGGGTCAGGAGCTTGGTCTCCTTGTTCCTGAAGAAGGCGGTCCTGTCGTCGGGGTCACGAACCCAGAGATCATAGTCATTGTCCGAAGCATCCGGCCAATCCATGGTCACCAGGAATTCTGCCTTTGAGACCGTATTTCCGAGGATCGCATCGTGCTTCTTCTGGACTGAATAGACTATGGCAAAGGCGACGAAGAAGAAAACGAAGAGGACGGAGAGAAGGTCTATGTAGGCAACAGAAGTTACCTTATTCATCATACTCCTCGAAGCAGAAGGCGATCTGGAACGCCAGGAGGAGATTGAACGCCACACCGAAGAGGGTGGTGATCAAGACCGTGCCCATTCCTCTGAACAGAGGACCGATCACATCGTCCGGGGCCAGAGTTGATGCTTCTCTCAGGAGGATCATGATCCCGGCCACCGTTCCGATAAGACCGATGCCTGTCAGCTTCGAGCCGATGAATCTAACGGCCCTGAAGTTGGAGTCAAAGCCGTTCCATCCGATGTAGAAAGTACAGCCCAAGTAGATGCTGAAGATCAGGGAAGTGACCATGGTAGGGTCCATGGATGAGACCACGCCGAAGATCGAATAGAACTCATAGAGGTAGGCCAGGATGAAGACCGACACCGAATTGAAGATGACCCATCTGGTCGTCATAGCGAGTTCCTGTAGTCCTCTACCCACTTGGCAGATTCGGCCGCGGCGATGGCAACAAGGCCGGGGTCTGAGTTGGCTTCGAGTGTCTTGAGGAGTTTATAGACGGTGAGGAGATTGTGAGAGACGGCTTTCTTTCTTCGATCCACGACTGGACCGTACTCTTCACGCATGTCGTCTATCTTCATCTCGATGTCTCCTGGAAAGGAAGTCAAAGTATTAATCGGGTATATCTATGCTGCCCAGAGTTCACCCTGTCTGTAGGACTTGTAGGTGAACCAATCGATATTTCCTCTGTAGTAATTGCATTCGAAGCAGGCCAGGGCTAGATTATCCATGGCGTGGGTGCCGCCGTCCTCGATCCTCTTGAGGTGCTCCAGAGTCAGGGAGGTCTTCGGAGGAGTGACTCCATCCACTCTCGGGACCTCGATCATCTCGACGTCGCAGTAGCAGCAGTTCATTCCTTGGGATTTCTTGAGGAGATTGATGCGGTGCCGCCGCGCGTTCGTAGTCAGCTTTCCGGCTTTAGGTTTGCACATGCTAGAGGTTTTCCTCGATCCAATAGCTCTCGATCGTATAGCGAGAGTGACCGATCCCATTGATGATCCGACGATCGCGAATGTCCGTGTCGAAGCTGGCGACGACTCGAGCTCGGGAGCTTTCCGGATAGGTGATCGAACATGGAATGTCGAGTCCGGCGAGAGGACCAAAGGTCATTCGAATTGTGTAGTGGATCTTGAACATTGGAGCGATCTCTGTTTCGTTGATGATCACTCTAAACTGATTCCAGACTTTGTAAACCGTATTTTCGTCAGGATTTACAAAAATCCTTGAACTCATTGAGGTCAAGGACAAGATACGGATCCTCTCCATTGATTGGATCATACTTCGGGTTTTCGACGAGGAGCATGGTCCGATCGAACTCATCGTCCTCCGGTGTGAAGGTGTTGAAGGCGTAGCCGTCGGCCATCGCCATCACGAGGGTGTGTAGAGCCTTGAGATCCATATCAACCTGCCGCTTGCCAGCGAAGGACTGATTCCAGTTCCTTCCTGAGATTGTAGACTTCACGACGGAGCTTGGACACAGACCAGTCTCCGAACATTTCTTCGAGTGGATCCTCGATCCCGAAGTCCGTCGGATCGACCCCTTGTTCCAGGGCTTGATTGAACAGATGTTCGGGATCGTCGAGGTCCAGACAGCTCGCATTTAGGAGCATATTGCCTCGACGGATCCAGTGGCTCAGGCGAATGGTTTGAACTTCTTCACCAGTATCTTGCATAGCCGACCTTTACCAGTTCGTCTGCTTCGTCCTTGGAGGCGTGGACGATGTAGTCCCAATCCACCTCAACGGAAGCATAGGTTCGCTTCCAGACGCCGTACTCCTTGTCAGGAGAAGAGCAGTAGTGGTTCTTCTTGATGTAGTAGTCTCCATCCGGCTTTCCGTCCGGGAAGGGATCTCCGAACAGGAGGCGAGCCCGGCCTTCGAAAGCCTGTGGAAAGATCGAGACTTCGAATTCGAATTCCAGCTGCTTCATCAGATCACATCCGCCAGAACTGACATATTGCGAATGACCAGTCTGAACCGGTCCTCGTATTCCTCGATCTGATCCGAGGGGTTTGTGATGTAGTCCTGGAACTCATAGGTCGAGAGATAGACTTCGTTGAAGCCGCCGTTGTTGGTCTTTGACCACTTGGCCCGCTCGGCGATGCGATCCAAACGATTGGTATAGTAGGTCGAAGCCCATCCGAAGTGGAGGCTCACGAGATCGCTCCTCTCCTTGTCGGTGAAAGGACGCTTGATCAAACCGAACCAAGTCTTCTTGAGGCGATTGGCCATGAAGGAATAAGCTTCCTCCTTGGCGATCTTCCAGTGTTCGTTGTAGTACCGGATCTTGAGCTCGAGGAATTCCTCGACCTTATCTGCCTGAAGCTTTACGTGGACGTCGCTCACTTGCCGGATCCCTTCTCAGCCTGGGTGCGGAGCTGACGAATGTTGTCCAGGATCGTGGACTTGAGTTCGGCGTAGATCTCCTTGCCGTCGTTCGAAGTCATGACGGTCTCACCGACCTCTGAGGCAGCGATCATGTACATGGTCTCCTTGGAAGGGATGAAGATCGAGACGATGATCATGAAGGTTGCGATCGGGATGCCGATCAAGGAGATGCGGCCGAAGGTCCGTTTGGACTGGGCGAACTGCTCGCTGGAATATTGCCAGACGACCAGGAAGCCCGGAATGATGCAGACGATGGAGACGAACATGAGGACCGCTCCAAGTCCGGCGAAGATATCACCAAGCTTCGAGAGGACGTCGGCGAAGTAGAGAATCCAGGATAGGCTGTTCATGTCAGTTTCCTTTTCGGTTGAAGAAGGACGAGACCTTCTGAATGAGTGGGTGAGTGATAGGACCGGTGTCGATGCCACAGGCCTTGGCTCTCTTGAGGAACTCGTATTCGGCCCTCTTCGGAGACCAGAGCTGAATTTTGACTCCGATGCCTCGAGCAGGAATGTTCCATTCGGCCGGCACATTCCTCATGTTGATCAATTCGTCTCGAACGATGGACTTGTCCAGAATGTGGACAATAGGATCGATCTCGGCGCTGACTTCGTATCGACGAGCCAAGGACCTGAATATCTTGTCCTCGATCTCCCGGAACTCCGGCATGTACCTCTTGAGAGGAGTGACGATGTCCGAAATGTAGCCTTCCGGAGCATCATGAAGAAGCGCCTGCTTCTTCTTCGGGTACGGAGCCTTGTCGTAGATGTGACATGAGTGTTCGGCCACCGAATAGAACTCGATGCAGTGGCCGTTGAAGCGACAGGTCAAGGACAAAGCGTGAGCTATGTCCAGGATGTCGAAATCTTCTACTCGGGGGTCCAGGGGCCAGAACTTACGGCCGGTATAGGTTTGCATCCAATCGCCGACTCTCGGCGCGCATGTGAATTTATCCATAGAAGTGATTATACTTTATCCTTGCGAGTTTTGACAATTCTTCTTTGTTCAGGCTGAACCTGAATTCGGCGTGAAGAGTGTTGGCAATATCGAGGATCTTCCCGAGCTCAGGGCCCTTGAATTCCTCTATGAAGTCGGCGGATCCGACTGGGTTCTTGACAAGCGCTACCGGTAGAGTGTGGAAGAAAGGCATCTTCGGAACCTCTCCACTCGGATGCTTCAGGAGATAGAACTTCTGGACGAGACGAATCTCCTCCAGGCCGAAGCGCTGAGCTGCGTCCCAGGAGTCCATCGGGACTCCATAGGACATGTTCAGGAGGAGCTTGACTGCTCTCTTGACGTCCTTGGAGATCACAGGATTGGCGGTGAACCACTGACCAGGGACCTTGGCGAAGATGTAGAGATAGAACCACGGCATCTTCGAAAGCTCTTCAAGGATGTGCTCCTCGTAAGGCAGGTGGAGATGCTGGACCCCGAACACCGGAGCAAGGAATTTGGCAATGACCTTGACGTGGGATGGACGGATGCGCTCCAGCTCGGAGATGATCCTCTCCAGACTCAGGTTCCTAAGGACGTCGGCTTCACAGTTGTGAATCACGTAGGCTGTGTGGGCTTCGATCTGGAAGTCCAGCTGACCGGCGAACCGAACCGCTCTCAGGATGCGAAGGGTGTCCTCGTTGATCCGATCCCTCGGGGAACCGACCATTCTGATCTTCTGGTTCATCAGGTCATAGAGACCTTCGGTGGTCGGATCGAAGACTCGACCGTCCCGATCGGCATAGAGAGCATTGATCGTCAAATCCCGACGATAGGCGTCCTCGACGATGTTGTCCGAGAAGGCGACCTCGGCATGACGACCATCGGTGTTCACATCGGTCCGGAAGGTCGTCACCTCGATGTTCTCACCACCGAAGACCACGGTGACCGTCCCATGGGCGATCCCGGTCGGATGAACAGGAACCATCAGGTTCTCAAAGATGTTGGTCACCTGCTGAGGGGTGGCGGAGGTGGAAACGTCCCAGTCCTTGATTGGACGATTCAGGAAGGAGTCACGAACCGCACCACCGACCGCATAGGCCTGATGACCGCACTGGTTCAGGACGGCAAGGATTTCATAGACGAAACCTGGGATGGCGATCCGATAGTTCTCCTTGAGATCTGTGACATTGATCTCCGAGTGGAAGTAACGGAGATGGAGAGGCTCTTCGACGACGCCGTGACGTCGGAAATAGTCCCTCATCGCTTCCGGAGAAGCTTTGTCCGTATCGAAGATCGGACGAGGAAAACCGCAGGTCCACCCGTAGGGGATGTCGCACATATCGACGATCATGTGATCAATTCTCACTTTGCGTGCTTGTCGCGACGGGTGTAGGAACCACGACCCTTCTTGGCGCGAATGGCTTTCTTCTGGAAGAGCTTGGACGAAAGGGACTTTGCGTAGGGATTGTGCATCTGTCTTCTCCGTTTGTTGAAGACAGAATACACCACCTAAATCCTCTTGTAAATACGGAATCGAAGAATTACTGAACTTTCGTCAATTCCTTGACGAGACGCTCAAGTGCACTCTCGACGTAGATGTCGATGGAATGAGAGTCTCCACGGCGACGGGACTTAAGGATCTTCTTGTAGTCCTCGAGTCTCTGGAAGCCGCGGCTCTTGAAGCCGAGAAAATTCTTGTACATGAATTGAAACTGATAGGTCTTGTTGATCCATCCGGTGAGCGATTCGCTGCTCATGAAGGACGAATAGGTGAGACTGATGAGGGTGGTTGGGCTGCCCGAGAGAGTGTATCGAATGGTCGATTCGATCTCGTCGGTCTGCTTTTCCTGCCACTCGATGACGCCGATCTGGGCGAGGGTGAGGACCGCTTGAGTAAGCGGATCCTCCTTGCCAACCAGAATATAGGTTGCCTCGCTCATTATCAGCGCTTCTTCGGGTCGGCGTACTGGGTACGCATTTCGACTCGGATCCAACGCTTGTTGGTCTCAGCCGTGTTGGGGTTCGGGATGGTCACATAGGCCTTCTTGCCGGCCTTGAATGCTTCCCACTTGTTGAGAACGGTCTCGAGCGGAGACTTGGAGCATGCTCCGGCGAGGAAGCGACCACCGAGTCCGCCTTTGGACTCGTACTTTGCACGGCTTTTCTTCTTTCCCATCTTGGATCCTTGTTCAGAGAGGGATTACGGTAAACGCATCCGGAGCAATCCGGCACGTGGTGAGGTGGTGGAGAAGGATACCGGGAAGGTACCCGTCTCCGGTTTCAGAGTCGTTTGCAACGACGTCGGCTTCGAAGTCCGCGAGGATCAGGGCTTTGTGGACTGCACCCTGGACGATCGTGGCTGTCTCCAGCTGTTCGTTCAAGAACTCGATGTTCTCGTTGACCACGAGGTCGAGGTTCTCACGATCGGTAACAAAGATCGCATAGCGGGATTGCTCATAGTTCTGGACGGATCCGAGAACTACAACGGAAACTATGCGAGTCATTTGCTCTACTCCTTGACGTTGTGACTGAAGTTGTATTCGCCGAACCGGCGATAGTTGTTTGCCCACTTGGCGTTGGAATGGTACTGGCAGTGGTCCACGAACTTCATGAACTGATCCCAGTCGATCTGGTTTTCACCGGCCGGATCTTCGTCGAAGATCTTGTTGCCGTAGGTCCCCTTGACCACCTTCTCCCAGTCGGCCACCGACTTCATGATGCCGTGGGTGTAGAAGACCATTCGGTACTTCTTAACCTGGAAGCCGATGAAGATCTTCTGGCCAGTTTTGTCCTTGACGTGAAACCGCATTTCTTATGCACCCATTCCGATTGCGACTGCTTTTTCGTACATTTCCAGGAGGGACTCTTCTTCTTCGAGTTCCGCACGGTCCTTGGCCCGGCGACGAATCAGGAGTCGGACGATCTTGGGGTCATAGCCGTTGCCCTTGAGCTCGGCGAAGATTTCCTTGATGCCTTCTTGGATGTCTTTCTTTGCTTCGTTCTCACGTTCGATTCTCTCGACGTAAGCACGGAGCGCGGAGGAGTTTTCGCTCATTTATTTCCCTTTTGTTTTTGTTGAAAGACTCTTAGTCGTTGTAGACTACGAGGGTGATGCACCCGTTCGACTGGCGATAGCGAACGTAGAGCACGTCTCCGTCGTCGACCTTCTTGGACGATGCGACGAACGGAAGGCTGTTCCCGATGGACGTTTCGATGATCTTCGGGAACCCTGTACGAAGTCCGGGCACCGCATTGTAGAGGTCGGATGCGAATGCATAGAAATCGTGAGGAGACTGTTCGGAAACCACACCGGAACGGACTTCATCATAGGTAATCATTGGGTTCGTCCTCGGGACTGTGTTTCGATAGTGTCAGTATATCTCTGATTCTTCAAAAAGTACAATGAAACTTAGGCATTCGACAAGAATTTTTGCATTTCGAGTTTTGCGCTCAATCCGGACTTGACGTACTTGTTCCTCTCCTTCATGAGACGATCGAATGCCTCCTTGGAAGTCTTCCTTATGTCATTCAAATCCTTACCAAATTCCTTGGTCCACTTCGGCCAGAAGAAAACTCGATAGCCCTTTTCGACCGAGTCCTTCATCTCCTTCATGACGTCCTTGTTCCTTGGTTCGAAGTCGTGGACCAATACGAACCGGCTCTTTGGCAGGAGAGTTCGATCCGAGACCCTGGACAGGGAGGCGTCCAGGTTTGCCAGACCGTTCGGGAGCATGAGAGCATCAAAGACGCCTTCGGTGACCCAGACCTCCTTCTCAGGATCAAAGCCCGGAGTCAGGTAGAGCTTGGCGAAGTCATCGTGGAACTTGAGGGTCATGTACCTGAAGTCGCCCTCAAGGAACCTGAGCTGAACTCCGATCACCGCTCGATCCATGGTCATCAGTGGGAAGACAACCGCCTCCATCCCTGAGAACCTGGCCACGGACTCAGGCTTCATGTCCGTCTTGTACTTCCCGATGACCTCTGAGGCGTCGTTGGTGTAGTACATGTCGTTGAACTTGGTCACGAACCTGGACTTGAGATAGGACATGGCCTTGGTCGAAGCCGAGATCGGGAAGACCTTGGTCAGCTTGAACAGGACCGGAAAGTCCACATCCTCCGGAGAGACCTTGTCCTTCTTTGGCTCGGCCGTATGAACTCCGTGGAACTTGTGGCGAAGATAGTCCTTGTAGACTGAGGAGTCCAGGTCCTGGAGGAACCGAGAGAACCGGATCTGCTTCCCGCAGTTGAAGCACCCATACTGAAGGTGATCCTCCTGTGGGTAGCACGTGCCTCGGGTTGCGTACTCGTCCTTCTTGGAGTCCCCGCAGTACCAGCACCTGAATGCGAACTTGTAGCGATCGACTTGTTTGAAGAGCTGGAGCCTATTTGAAACCTGGCGGAGAAAGAAGAGATCGTCTTGAACTGTCATGGATTCCATCTTAACACAACATTCGGGTGAAATACATACTCTATAAAGGAAATGAGTAGGCATGCAGGGTCCGATCGGCCAGCTTCAACTTGGATTTGGTAAGTCGATCTTCAATTATGAAGAAGTGCCTCCGGCCCCACCGGAGGATCAGTTCAACGTGAAAATCATCAATCCGCAGGACCTCGATGTGGTTGTCTACGATTCCTCGGCTCAGAAGTGGGTCAATCAAACACGACTAATTCTTACCGATGGAGGTAATTTCTAAGTGGCATCACCAATTCGTATCAAGCGTCGTTCAGGCGGCGCACCTGGAGCTCCTTCGAGTCTTCTGAACGCAGAACTCGCATACAACGAAGTAGACGACATCCTCTACTACGGTAAGGGCACAGGCGGAGGAGGTGGAACCGCAACCACGGTCATCCCGGTCGGTGGACCAGGCGGAACGGTCATGCTCTCCGGAAATCAGACAGTCGGAGGCATCAAGACCTTCGGTTCTGTTCCAAAGACCTCCGGTACTCCTTCTGCAAACGACGACCTGACCACAGTCGCATGGGTCAACGCTGCAATGGCCGGGGCCGGAGCCGGAACTGTCACTTCGATCGCCGTCTCGGTCCCAGCAGGACTCGTCGTTTCCGGATCCCCGGTCACCACGTCCGGAACGATCTCGATCACCTACGACACCGGCTACCAGGGCTACACTTCAGCCGAAGCCACCAAGCTCTCAGGCATCGCCTCCGGTGCAACGGCCAACCAGTCCGATGCATATCTCCTGTCTCGTGGAAATCACACCGGAACCCAGGCAATCTCTACCGTCTCCGGACTTCAGACTGCTCTGGACGCAAAGATCGACATCACTCAGATCGGTGCTTCTCTCGGAGTCGCCGGTCTGGATGGATCCGGAAAGGTCCCAACCTCCCAGCTGCCTGATGCAGTCCTAGGTGGAATGAACTATCAGGGTGGATGGAATGCAACTACCAACAGCCCAACCATCCCTGCGGCCGCCTCTGGAAACAAGGGTTGGTACTACATCGTCACCACTGCCGGAACAACGACAGTCGACGGGATTTCAGAATGGGCAATCGGAGACTGGATCGTTTCGGACGGTGCAGCCTGGGATAAGATCGACAACACCGATCAGGTGGTCTCGGTCAACGGCTACACAGGCATTGTCGTCATCGACGTTGCGGATCTGGCATCGGCCGGAACCATGGCTTACCAGAGCGCCTCAGCAGTTGCAATCACCGGTGGAACGATCGACGGTGTCACTCTCGACGGTGGAACCTTCTAAGGTTCCAAGGATACATAGTTCGGTATGGCAAACAAAATTCTTCCCAAGAGAGGAACACGAGCGGCGTTGACTGCCCTCCAGGGATCCTCGTCCCTGACGGCTTATGAGCTCCTATTCGTTACCGACGAAGGTCGTCTGGAGATGGCCACTTCGACCAGTGTTTCTGTTGCGATGGCCAAGCTGTCCGACATCTCCTTGGCCGGCAAAACCGGTGCCTACAGCGATCTAACAGGCAAGCCGACTATCACCTCCGGAACCGTGACTTCAGTCGCAATGACCGTCCCAACCGGTCTCTCTGTAGCTAACTCTCCGATCACGGTCTCAGGCACCCTAGCCATCACCTATCAGGCTGGCTATCAGGGATATACTTCTGCTGAAGCGACCAAGCTCTCAGGCATTGCCTCTGGCGCCCAGCCAGGCACCGTCACTTCTGTCCAAGCCTCAGTCCCGACCGGCTTCTCAGTCTCAGGCGGCCCAGTCACCGGATCAGGAACTCTGGCCATCGTCTATGCCGCTGGCTACCAAGGCTATACAACCACCGAGGCCACCAAGCTTGCTGGCATCGCTTCAGGCGCTACTGCAAACACAGGAACTGTGACATCGGTCGGCATCTCGGCTCCTACTGGCCTGACCGCCGGATCTGCGGTGACCACATCCGGCAACATCTCTCTGTCCTGGTCCGGCGGCTACCAAGGATATACGACCACCGAAGCGACCAAGCTCTCAAATGCTGTGGTCGTCAATGCTGATGCGACGATCGGTGCCGCAGGCTACCAGGGCACAGAAGTCAATGATGGATCCAAGTCCGGAGTAACCTATACTCCATCTCAGTCCGGAAGCAACTTCCGTCTGGCCACGAATGGCGGAGCATTCACTCTCGCTGCACCATCAGCGGCAACAGTTTCTATGGTCGTTCGTTTGGTCAACAGTGCGACAGCCGGAGCCGTCACTATGTCCGGTTTCCACAATGTTGTCGGAGACTCCTTCGACACCACCAACGGATCCCAATTCATGATCTTCCTGACCAGCATGTCCGGTCTCAAACTAGCCAACGTCGTCAAGTGCGTATAAGGAGAGTTCAATGAGCTTTCCTCTGATGCCTATTACGTCGCCAGGATTCAAGATGCTCACCCTGGCCCAGGCGATTTCTGCGATCAAGACGATTGCATCCAGAAATCAGCTGATCACCAAGACTTCGATTGCCCAAGGCTTTGAGTCCAACGCCGGAGCAGGACCCTTCGCCGAAGGCTTCAGCTCGACCTATCAGGCTTCCACGGCCGTCTCTGGAACCATAACCTATCCGCAGTCCACCATGAACCTGTTCAGTCGATGGACCACCGTCCTTACTGTCAATGAAGGAAATTCTCCAGGAACGACCGTCGTCTCAGCCGACGGTGGAGCCTATTCGGCTACGGACGAAACGATCCTCTATTCCAAGACCACTGGCGTCGGATCTAACTTCAAGCTCTGTCTGTTCCAAATTCCGATTGGCTTCGGTAATATCAGATCCATTGCAGTGACCTTCAACAAGGGCACCGGTGGTGGAACGAACTCCCAGCAGGTCTATGTTCTTCCAGGCAAGTGGGGAGGCATCTCGAATTCGTTCTATGGAGGTGGTCAGGCGTTGAATACGTCTCACAGCTCTACTTCTCTTTCCGTGACTACCAACGACATCGTGTTCATCAAGGGCGGACTGAGCCGAGCCGATACCAGCATCCCAACAATTGGACATGGTGGACCTGCGAACACCAGAATCATCGAGACCAACGAAAACTACAACTCCACCGCTAGACAAATGGCTCTCCACGTCATGGACGCGGCCGGAACTTTCACTTCCGATACAAGCTATGAAGCGGTAACTACAAGCAGCGGTGGACGTGGCGGAGGAACTACGACGACCTATTACTTCTACAGCAATCTGGCCCAAAGCCTGAGGTTCATCTCGCCATGACCTACGAAGGCCCATTCAAAATTCTCCACATCGAGGTCGACAACTGCTCTTTCGAGATCCCTCCGGCTCTGGTTCGTGACAACAAGTGGATTCGATTTCCAGCCTCAGACTTTGTCATCCCGGCCCTCAGAGATGCTGTGAACCAGGCTCACGCCACCGTTTGGACCGACGACATCGTCCAGGCCTATCAGAAATCTAGAGAGGGAGACATTGTGGCTTCATACAACGATCAGACTCTCACCGACGATCAATTCGCTCGCATCCTTGCAGCAGTTCCGGATCTCGAATGACCCCGAATAGAAACACCGTCCTCCTGTGGATCAACAAGGTCGTCCAGTATAAAGAGATGCATTCATCCTTTTCGCCGACTCTCAAAGTAGCCACTCTCGTGGATTCTATCCTCGAGAAGAGGGATCTCAAGAACTGCATCTTCGCGGATCCGGACGACGCTCAGGAGTTCACCAACGTCCTGACTTGGCGCTTCGGCATTCCGAATCTAGAGTACTTCATCTTTTCTCCGAATCGGGCCTACATCGACAAGAACAATCCTCAGTGGAACTATTGGAAGAACACCACTCTCGACCAGTCGGTTGTGGATCTCTATCGCTCTCGATCCAACACCGAATATCCTCAGCCGGAAGGAGTCCCGGAACTTCCGTCCTCCTACAATTTGTTCGTGATGCAGGACCCTGTAGGGATCGAGTACAATCACATCGTGGACGCAGCAGCCTATGCCACCCAGAGCAAGTCCTACACCGTCTTCAAGAGGCATCCTCTCGCTCTGAACAAGATCGTAGGTCTGGACAGCGAGTATGCGATCTTCATCGATGCCTCCTACAATCTCAATCACCTGGTCGAGAAGGCTGATAGAGTCTTCAGTTCCTGGAGTTCGGTGTCCCTGAACGCCATGCTTGCCGACAAGCCCTGTGCCACCTACGATCCGATGATCTTCTCGGAACTGGTTCCTACAATCAAGAGCGCGGCCGAACTCAAGGATATCCCTCCTGTGTCCAGGAACGATCTCGGCAAGTTCCTGACCTGGTACTCCACCAAACTATGCATCAATGTGAAAGAAGATGGTTATGAAGAAAGAATCGAAAAGCGCATACTCGATCATGCTGCCGGCTCCAATGTTCTCGTATGATCCTTGGCCGCACGAAGTCATCGATGGATACTATGACCAAGTCCAGACCGACTCGGCCGTTCGAGAGATCTTGACCAAGGTCAAGACTGAACGATCAGAGTTCGTGACCAAGACGAGTGGAGACGTTTTCATCTCGGCTCGTAATCTCTACACCAGCGACAAGTTTCCGGAGACCAGGAAGCTCCTTCAGTCCAGGAATCCTAGCTATCTTCTCAAGCACTTTCCGAACCATCGAGACTACGACTCTCTTGAAGTCTACGGTGAGGTCATCCTCTGCCTCAAGGAGTCCGAGCACCCGATCCACGATGAAGTCGAAGACAAGGTTCTCTCGGCCGTGACCTATCTCTATCCGGAGACAGGAGACGGAACCCTCCTCTACGACCGAGACAAGAAGTTCGTCAAGCAGATCGAATGGAAGCCGAACAGGACCATGGTCTTCGCAGCCGAGACCGGAACCACCTGGCACTCCTACAAGTCGACCTCCGGGATCCGGCTGACTCTCAACACCTTCCTCCTCAGATGATCAAGATCAAGAGGCTCGGCTTCAACTTCATCAACGTTCCGAAGAACGCTTCGACTTCGATCAGGCGCTTCTTCATCGACAACGTTGTTCAGCCGGAGGACTCCTTCTCGAATTACTACGAGACTGAGGACGAAACCTGGTCCCAGAACATGGATCCGGTTCATGCCGACAATTCTCATATGGACTCGACCTATGCTATCAAGCACGGACTCTTGGATGCATCAGAGAAGGTCGTAGGTGTCGTCAGGGAGCCGGTCGAGAGAGTTCTGAGTCTCTATCTCTATCGAGCAAAACAGGCCCTAATAGGCTCCCCAGGCGTCCAGGACTTCAGACGGATTGTCTCGGCTCACGGATTCTATCCGGACTTCCCTTGGCAGAATCAGCTTCAGTTCACATTCCTTCCGGAGGGAGGTGAGTGGTGGCTGTTCGATAGAATCAGTGATCACATTGAGACCTTCGTGAGGGATCATGGGATCCGAGTCAAGGAGCCTCTGAAGTTCCAGAACCGATCTCTACGAGATCAGAAGACCAAGGATTTCGTGGCCACCTTCTATGATGCCGCCTCCCTGAAGGCTGTGCATAAATACTATGAGCAGGACATCGAACTCTACAACAGGATAAAGAATGCTAGCCCTCATCAGAAAGTCTGACTCTCTCGTCCTCCAGGAAGTGATGACCAACAGCCGGTTCACGATCGGGACTGATGTGATCTCTCCAGCAGAAGCCGGATGGGAGAACGAGGACTATCGTCTTGCAGAGATCCTACCAGCAGATCTGATTCCGGTCGGAGAGATCGGTGTCTCCCAGTCGGTGGTGGTCACTGATGGAGTTCCAAAATACGTCTGGACCACGAGCATTCATGTGATTGATTCCACGGACGTGGACGTCGAGAGGGATGCGAGGATCTCTACCGGCTTCAAGTTCTTCGGTAAGTCCTATGCCATGGACGAAATTTCCAAGGCTCGCATTGCCTATATGGCCACTCTGGCTGGCTTTGCTGTCGGTGCAGGAGCTGCAGCCGGAAATTATCGTTGGCACGGAGGAGATACTGACTTCGTCTGGATCGCCGATGACAACAGCCTCAATCCAATGGATGCTCCGACCGTCTTCGCTTTCGGTCAGGCAGCAGCGACCTGGGAGATGAACTGCATCTTTGCAGCCAGGGCTCTCAAGGATACTTCACCAATTCCAACTGACTATCAGAACCCGTCATACTGGCCGACATGATCTACGAAACCCTTTGCTCCAGCTCCAGGCTCCTGAACAGACTAACTGGTGGACAAACGAACCAAACCTTCTGCGCCAGAATAGCGAGAAGGTTCGGTCATGACTGTTTGTTCTGTCGGTTCGTCGGAGCAGTGGTCTTCGATAAGGACCACTGCTGGAAGGCTCTGATCGTAGATCTCAGGCTTCGAAAGCGTTCCTGATGATCTGACGATGATCGAGGAACCAGTTCTGGTGATCGATCAAATTGTCCACCACCCACCTGGCACCGATGGCATCGTCCATTCCGGTGACCTTGGGTAGAACCCTCGAACGAACCTTGAAGAAGAACGGATGGGAGATGACCCAGCTTCGTGGATCACGCTTCTTGTCGGTCATCGAAGGAAGTTCGATCGGCTCCTGTCTCCAGTACTGAAGGAGATCCAGACCCGTCTCTTCCTTGACCTCACGAAGGATCGCAGCGAGAAGAGAATCATCTTCCGGATCCACGAATCCACCTGGGAGAGCAGTTGTCCCGTCCTTGCGGGTGATCACGAGGATGTGGTCCTCGAAGTCGTCTGAGAAGATCACCACAGCATCCACGGCTGTGTGAGGTCCTGGACCGTAGTCCTTTGGAGCGGGAGCAGGAGCTGGTCCACCGTTGTAGAACGCTTCGTCTGCGTGGTTCTCGGCGACTTTCACGACTTTCTTGGGCATCTTCTTCTCCTTAGAGGTCATTGGACGACTTGAATTTCTGAAGGCCTTCGATCACAGCGCCGAGCATGGCTTTGTCGAACTGGATCTCTCCTCCGAAGTAGTCATTGCCCTTGATCACTACAAGACCAAGACTGTCCGGGTCTGAGACGATCGAGAGCTTCTCCCCTCGACCGTCGTAGATGTGGACTTCAGATTCTATGTCGTATTCCATTGAATTCCTTAGGGGGTTGTGGATCCGATATTCTCGTCGGGATCGACGGGAACCGGCTTCATGTTGTCACCGTAGATCTCGGTGACGATGTTCCGGAAGATGGCAGCGGATTCGGCAGACAGCTCGATCCCCATCTTCTTGGCTTCGGCGACGATGAACTCTTCAGCTTGACGAGCGCGACGAGCGACTTCTTTGAAGTGGTTCATCTTGGCTTCGGACATTTCCATGTTCTGTCTCCGTTTGTTTGACAACGGAGACAGTCTACTACATCCTTCGTGAGTTGTAAACTCTTATTTTCCGAAGGTCGGGGAGGTCTCCATGAAGAACAAGGCGTCCGTTTGAACCTTGCCGAAGTTCACGGTCTGTTCGGCCTTCTGGTCGCCCTTGATGAGACGAACTCGGAGATTGCCGTCGGAGCCTTCGATCGCATAGGCATCGATCGTTCCGTTGAGGACGCCGACACCGAAGATCTGATTGATGACGTTGGCGTAGATCGTCATCGTCTCCTTCTTGGGTTCGGAGGCGGTGACGTTCATCTTGTCGGCGACGCCCTTGAGGGTCCCGTCGAGGAGCTGCTGGAGAGTGATCGGCTGATTTTCTTGGATCTGGACGGGAGCATCAGGACCTCCGTCGTAGGTGTGGGCACTTGCATTCACGGCGAACAGGGTAGCCAGTGCAAAGACTGCTCCCAGGATTATCGGACGGAGATTCATGATTTGTTCCTTTCTCGTACCGCTTGTATTTATTCGACTTCGTACGGCTGATTATCTCGACGAAAGGCGAGGTCCCTGTGCATCTCGAAGACATCTCGGCGATCTTGCTCCAGCTTCTCGTAGATGTAGCCCTTGGCTGCGTTCTCGGAGGTGCTGTAGATGACGAAGGTCCATTCCTCGAGTGAGGGCTCACGACCCTTCTTCTTGGTCAAGAACTCGGCGTCCTTTCGATTGATCTGATAGACATCCCAGCGATGAGGACTCTTCGGAACGACCATATACTTCATCGGAGATTCGATCCCGGAGTAGTCGGGCTCAGGTTCGACCTTCTTGCGGCCTTTCTTGAACCAATCCGAGCGTTTGAAATTGAACATCAGGTCCTCTTGAATTCTCGAATGGGTTCCCAGTTCTTGTGGACGAGACCGGCTGACTTCTCGAAGATGTAGTCGATCTTGGACGCCAGGGTCCCTCTGGGGACGACGGTGAAGTTGCAGCTGTATTCTATCAGGAGATCATACCAGAACTTCGTGTCCGTCTCCCTCTTGTCTCCACCATAGCGAAGAGGATCCGGTTCGAATGGGACATCATCCGGGAGGAGGAAATAGTGGGAGGACCTGAAAGAGTCGAACTGATCGTTCCAATAGGACGGAACCTTCCACCCGGCGAGTCTCTGATATCCGATGGTGCTCAGGAGGTCCGTGTCCCGATAGGTGACCATGGTCTGTCCGGCCGTGGCCTTCATCTGGGCGAGTTGACCAGCGAAGATGATGTCCATGACATTCGGGTTCAGATCCGGGCCGACGGTCTCCAGATAAGGGCGGGCCCATTCGGGCTGGAAGGATGCTGCACTGTTCTGCTTGGCTAGGGCCTTGGCGATGGTGGTCTTGCCGACGGACTCCTGACCGAACATGCAGAAGGATCCGAGCTTCTGACCGAGGTGATTCCGAGCTGGACGAATGATCTGATCCCAGAACTCCGGACCACCGCGACGAACCACTGTTCCTGAGATCGGGAGGATGTCCCTGGCGATGTCGTATGGAACGAAGCGACAGTCTTGGCCGAGATGCTTGGACATCTCCAGGCCGTACGCTTCCGAGGCGAAGAAGTAGTCGTAGTTCTTGCTTCCGGTCCAGTCCCAGGTGGTTTGAGCCCACCAGTTCCAGAAGTCCGGATGATCTTCCGGGTTCTGAGGAGCGGTGTCGATGTCAGTGACTACGATGTCGATCTGACCGTTGTCCACCGGACCTTTGAATTCTTCGGTCAGCCAACGAAGGCGAAGACCACCTGAGATCGGCTCAAATCCTCTGGTGTTGACCATGACGGTCAACTGACCACCTTTGATCTCCATGAAGTTCCGAGCGAACTCGATAAAGTTTCTGTGACCCTCCGTGGGAAGGAGGGCAGTCATCATTAGAAGTCCGCGCATGCTTGTCCTATTTCAAATCGAGGTCGGAGGGCTTGTGAGATCTCCAGATCCTCAGGGTCTTGAACTTGGGGAGGAACCCTGGGATGTTGGCATCTCCCTGGATGAGGGTGATCTTGTCGGAGATGTGATCGATGATCGCTTCTTTCGGATCATCATAGACATCACGATCCACGTAGGTCGAGAAGGACAGGACCTTGGTCTCTTCACCTTTGAAGAAGGTCAGATCGTAAGAGACAATTTCGATATTGCGTGGCATTTCGGAATTCCTCTGAATCTCATATAAGTCGAACTTACACAGGATTCAGAGGAATGTAAACAGCTTATTCGGCTGGGAGTCGACCAAATGCAGGCTGAGGCTGCATGGACTTGTTCCACATGTACCATCCGAAGACGGTGTTCAGGAGGAAGAAGATGTATTGGATGGCGACCAGGTAGAGGCCGGAGTTGTAGTAGACGTAGATCGAGACCACATTCACGGCGACCCAGATGAACCAGGTTTGGAGTTTCTTTCGGTCCAGGAGGTACTGAGCAAGGATCGTGCCGATCAGGATCCAGGAGTCAAGAGGCGCCATGCTTCCGCCGAAGTATTGGACGATCCAGAGGGCGCCGAGATAGGTGGCGAAGGTAGCAAGGACGTAGACCGGGATGTACTTCCACTTGACCCATTGGACCGGCTTGGCATTGTTGTCAGGTCCCCAGATGAACCATCCATAGATCAGGGTCGGGATGAGATAAAGGTTCAGGACCATCGAACCGACCAGATGGGACTGGTAGAAGAGATAGGAGTAGAGGGCTGTGGTGATCACGCCGACCACATAGTTGAAGCGGCTCTGGACGACGCAGAGGTAGGTGCAGACGAAGGAGGTCCAGACCGCGGAGATCTCGATCGGGTTCCAGGAGATGTCCACACCCATCAGGGCCGAGACACCGTAGATGATGACCATCAGGCCTATCGAGGCCACCAGGGATTCAGTGATCGGATTGTCTCCGACCCGATTGAAGTACGAGAGCATATGCTTTTGACTTTCTGTTGGAGGGATTAGGACTTGAGCATTTCTTCCAGGTGGTTCCTGGCATCAGTCCACTCTTGGGTCGCTTCGGCGAAACGACGTCGAGCTTCGGTGATCCGCTGACCCTTCGCAAAGGACTTGATGGCGGCGATCGGGTCTTGAGCATCGATCACCGAGGTTGGAAACTCGAACCGATCTTCTTGTTCGCAGGATCTGATCGAATATCGAGTCAGGAGATAAACTTTCTCTTGTCCGATTGAGAGATATTCGATGGTGTCGTGACTGATGTTCCCGAGGCCAGCTTCGACGAGGAGATCGTTGAGGCGATCCTTGGCTTCATCGATGTTCGGGTGTTTGTACTGGCTGATGCGAGCCTCCGCGTCTTCGAGGATTTCGCGGAGGGTGCGAGGCGTCTCAGAGTCTTCCATGTCAGCAGCTTCCAAATCTGTAGGATTTCCAGGTACCGGCATCATCGTATTCGAAGCCGGCGGCGTCGAGGATCTTGAGTTCTTCCTCGGTAAATTTATCGGGTTCATCGATGCAGACGACTTCGAGAACCTCGTGGGAGCAGTAGGTCGGATACGTCAGTTGGTATCCGGAGAGGTGTCCACGAAACACCTGGAGAGCAGCGATCAGCTGGTCCATCAGTCCATCCTGCTCGTGACCCAGATCTTCGACTCCGGGAAGTGCTTCTTGAGAACAGCACAGGCAGCTCGCATTGCTGCTTCCTTGCGCTGCATGGACAAAGTCCTTCCGAGGCTCCGGTCGAAGTCGGACGGAGAGATCGTCCAACCACCGTAGACTCCGGTGTCACCGAGCTTGTTCTGCTTCATCCACTTGACGAAGGGACCACGGGCTGGCTTGACCTGGATCCAGGCATAACCACAGACACCGTCGGCGACGTATTCCTCGGTTCCTGGGATGATCGCGTTACCGAAGAGACCGCTTGCTTGACCGACCGTCATTCCGACGGGGACGCAGTCATTGTGGGCGACGATTGCGGCGTTGGTGGCTTCAGTCCAGATGTCTTCGAACATGTTCATGTCTGCAACTCCTAGAGGTTTTTCCAGATGGCTTCGAGGACGAGGAAGTATCCGGCCATTACGACCGAGCTACCGAACTCGCTTCCAGGAATGGATGGAAGATGAAACTCAATTTTCCATCCATCTTTGGTCTTCCACGGGATCGGCATGCTTCTGTACTCCTTGTATGTTGTCATTCTACACCATCCACCGAGGATGTACACTGAAATCCTTCGGAAAGGCCAAAATATTTTCGGATCACACAGGTTCGTAGGTTAGCTCGAAAATGTCCGGCTTGCAGGGATAGAACTCGCCTTGGACTCCCTTGATGATCCAATCACCTCGGGTGACGATGTGACCACCTTCGAGGGTCTCGATCCAGCCGTAAGGGCCGATGCCCTTGACGTAGCCGAGTTCGTTGTTGTAGGTCCGGACCTTCGGATGATCACCGTGATCGAACCATTGGTCGGCTTCGATGGTCACAGGCTTCTTCTTGAAATACGGCATCAGCGTCTCCTTTTGAGGCTTCTGATTTCACGCTCGATGGACCACAGGACGTGATCAGGGGAGGCGATCAGACAGTGAAGAGTGTAGACAGTCTGGAGGACGAGAAGCCTCCCTTCCAGCGCCAGCCTATCCATTGAGGAGCTTCTTTCCGCTGGTGTTTCCACCGTTCCATTCCGGGATCGATGGGATGTCTCCGGCAGAACCCGGTGTAGGATACCGAGGACGCGAAGGCTTGGACATCGGGATCACCGGCAGATTCTTGTCGGCGTCGGCAGTTGCACCACAACTCTCGCAGCTCGGGACCGGAGGATAGATGCTGTGAAAAATGGTCGGGCACGTCACCCGACCATTGCAGAGGGAACAACGTCCCACGACTCTGATTGTCATAAATTTCCTTGTTGATTGATCAGTTGATCAGCGAACCTTGATGATCGCGATCTGATTTCCTTTGAGACGACGGGTCACGTACATCTCTCCGCGATTCTTCTTCTCGCGGTATCGGCAGACTGCTCCGAGGGAGCTCTGGAGGGTGTCCATCTCGGAATGACCCTTGGCGTCGAAGATCAGGCTGTCTCCCTTGATCTTGAGGCGATCCCAGTCGTAGAACCGACGCTGTGGGTTGGATACGCCCTTCATCTTGGTGTCGCCGATCAGATGCTGGAGGTTCATTCTTCAGATGTCCTTCTTTTGGATGATGCCACGTTCGATGAAGTAGACCCAAGTTGTCATGGTCATTCCGACCTTTTCCTTGGCGAATTCGTAGGAGAAAGGATGATCCCGAAAAGCAGGATCACCAGCCATCTTGCGGATGATCTCGTGGTTGAACGAGCCTTTCCTGAAGCCGAGACCGGCCAGTTTGAGGTTCGGAGCCACCATGATGAACTTGGTCTTCTGGGTCCAGACGTCGGTTTGAGCCTTCATGTCCGAGTTCAGGATCTCGAAGGCCTCGAGGATGCGCCTCTGGATTCCGTAGTTCCCCATGTTCGGATCGAAGACTCGACCGTTGTTCAGGATCATTCCGTGACCACGAACGATAAGAAGATAGACACCCTTGGGGTGCTTGGCTGCGAACCGATGAATGGTCGGCTTCTTGATCGAGACGTCGTCCCAGCAGTCATAGATCTTTTTATACTGGATGCCGAGGTGATCCATGTACTTGGGGACCAGGCCGGTGGTCGTCCCACCCTTCTCGGAGTAGAACTTGTTGGAGTGGCCTACGTCCAGGATGTGCTGTTCATCGAGCCAGGAGCAGGCATTCTTGAAGGCCAACGGGACGCAGTTGTTGTGCTTCCCGTTGAGGATTGCGGTATGCTTGACTTTCATTCCGAAAAACCTTAGTTGTTGTCGCGATGCTTCGCTTTGGCAGCGCGCTTGGCGTCTGCGAGTTCGAAGAACAGACCACCTTGACGTTCACCGATCGAACCCTTACGGTAATCGATCCAGATGAAGTTCTTCCAGATGTTCTTGTCCCTGGAGTAGAGGTACTGGACGGTGTATCTCTCGAACCGGGTCTCGACGATCCGGATGTCCATACGAGAACCTGGGATGGTGAGAATGATCTTGGGATCCATGTTCTTATCTCCAGTTGATAAGAACAGTCTAATCTGATTCTTCTATGAAGTAAACAGCTTTCTTATGGCTTTTTCGCCTTCTTCGTTGATTCCGCGGGTTCCGATTCCTGTGTAGTAACCGTGCGGATGCGCCGGCTGGAGAATGGAGCACCACTGATCTTCCATCTTGTCGTAGGACAGCCAACCGCGACCCATCTGATCAAAGAAGAAGACCGTCGGATCCATGGTGCAGTCGATGAACATCTGAATCGCCCATGCAGTCCCGCCCTGAATCTTCCCGTCCCAGAGAGTCCCGACTGCATAGACGCAGGTGGTGTCTCGAACCTGGTAGTAGTTTCGGGCGAGGAGATTGTAGGCGAATTCGTCCGGATGTGGAACTCGACGCTTCAGGGTCTTGTTGGCGCGGAGAAGATACTTGGCTGCGAACCCGAGTTCGGTCTCAGTCAGGATCTTGAAGTTCGGACGGTTCTTGAACTTCGGATTGAAGTGATAGTGGCAGACGTGATGGCCGGCCTTTGCAGCAAGCTCGCCGAACAGAGTGTCAGCACCGACGGCGCCACCAGAGAAGCAGACGTCGGTCATCGTGAAGCCTTCTTGGTCGCATCCACAGTGATGACCTTGACCTTGGCACCGATGTTGATCAGATGCTCTTCGAGTCGGCCGGCCATGGAGTTCGGACGGCTGTAGGATCCGGTGGCCTTCTCGAGTTCAAAGTGCCAGCCACCGAAGCAGCCCGGATGGAAGTCCCAGTGATTGCCTTCAGAAACCCAGAGTTTGTTGAGCTTGATGGTCGCCATCTGGTGAGGCTTGAAGGTGACCACGATGGTCACGGCCTTTCCGATGAAGGCGTCCAAATCCTTGAGAGAGGTAATACGATCCATGTCGGCTGCTCCTGGTGTTGAAAATGGGATGCAACGATCGAGAGAAGAATTTGAACAAGGTCACAATCGACAAAGTCAGAAAGATGACAAGGTTACACTTCGGCCCACACCCTGTGACAAAGTCAAAAATGGCAGCACTAAGCAAGCCTGGGTGATTGGAGTGAGGGACCGACTGATATGACCATAAAGGTCGCGTTACTGGAATTCCCTCTCGATCGTCCAAGATCTCTCAGATGAGAGATCTTGCCTCAAGAAACTCTACCACGCTCCCGTCAAGGTTGATGGTAGAAGAGTAATTGAGGGCATTTCTCTTTTCCTCCAGCTCGGCCTTGGCCTTGCGGAGGTTGCGGAGACCGACGACTTCGCCGTCGATGTCTGCTTTGGTATAGAGGTTCACCGAGAAGGTCGACGGATTGGCCGTCGCAACCGTTGAACGATTCTCTGTTTCAGCCAGGGCGATGTTCCTGGCGATGGTGTAGTTCACTGTCTCTTCATCGAAGACCGAGACACCGGTCGTGTAGCGACGGTTCTCATAGATGGAACCAAAGGTCTCGATGATGCGTTCCAGACGCTCGATGTTGGCCATGGTCTCGCCGATCCCGACCGAGGCATTCAGGATGCCGATCTGGGTCTTGAGGCTCGCACGGATCGAGGACAGAATTCCGTAGTCCCGGGCAAGGACGGAGATCTCGTTCTTCTTGACTTCGATCTTGGCCTTGATGGCCTCGAGAGTCTCGCCCGGGAAGCCGGTGACGGTGCCGTTGGCCTTCTGAGTAATCTGGTCTCGGACCTCACTCAGGAAGGAGTCGATCGAGTTGCGAAGCTTGTTCGCCTTGGCCAGGGAGATGGTCTGGCTCTTATCCTTGGGAGCTTCAGGAGCAGTCACGGCGGCATCGATGCTCATGGTCGGAGCGCCGGTCTTGGTCTTCTTTGACATGGTCAGCCTTTCAATGGAATTTCTTGACTCCGAATTGGAGCTCAAGGAGAAGTTGGGTCTTGTGCTGTCGGTTCAAGTTCGTGGACAGGATCTTCCGACCGTCTTCGACGAGAAGATACTTGGATCGGACTTCGGTCACCTTGAGACGGGAACCATCAACCATCCAGACTATTTCACCGAGAGTAGCTTTCATGAGAAGATACTACTCTAGATCGAACCGATTGTAAATCAGAAAAGCGGGAGAGCGTAGATCTTTTCGAAGAGTCGACCGACTTCTTCGACTTCTCGAGATTCGTCCGGAATGAAGACAACTGCTCCGGTCAGGACGTCCTTGGCCTCGAAGAGTTCACCAGGACCCTTGTAGAAGTACTGAGGATCGATGATCCGACGAAAATAGAAATTGTCCTTCGAAGTATCGGAGTTCTCAGCTCGAGCCAAGACCGCCTGGTCCTGGAGATCCAGGATCTCTCCGTAGGTCGCTTTGAGGACGATCGCCGTCCCGAACCCTTCGGCTTCTTCCTTCCACTCGTTGACAGCTCGCTTCAAGCTGTACGTCAAGCTGGTCTCGGGCAGAGAATTGAACTTCTCGTGGAAGGTAGAAGTCCCGTGGGAAGCTTGAGCTGCTGCACGACCCGGAGACATTCCGAGTAGGTCCGAGCGCAGGGCAATGTAGAGACGAGCAGCCATTCTGGCTCCTATATGAGCATGAGGATCAAGCAGTACACTGCAACCTGAATGACGGCATTCAGGATCGGATGGTTCTTGATCGGAAAATTGTCTGGTCTAAAGTTCAGCAAAAAATTTGGCATGTTCTATCCTTTGGAAGTCGGAGCCGGGGTATTTTGGCGTTCATACCGTCCATGGCCTGCGTATGAACTTCCGGATCCTGGGACTCGATGATCATTTCGAGCTGTGTTCTTTTGGCCGTCCTTGGGACGTTACCTCAAACTCGTGCCTATTCCCCACTCCGATTCAAGCTCTTAACGACTCCGACTACCAAAGGATAGACTTAAGACTGGGGTCCCAGGGAGGATTTGCACCAGGAGAGGTCCGTGAGATCTTCCCGAGCTTTTTCAATCGCTCGAGGATCTCCTCTCCTTGTTCCCATCGATCCACGGACTGGTTCGTAGCGCTCTACTTTGCAGGACCGCAGTCTTAAATCTAAACTCCGGTGGCGAGTTCACTCACCTTTCGCTGCCGGTACAACGCCTCTAGTCGAGGAGACACCACTTGTTTCTATACACTTTTTCGCGTTTTTACATTTCTCAGAGGAAGCCGGCGGGTTACATCGTACTTCTCCTATTTGTAGAGCATGGACTTGAGTCGAAACCTTCGGACTATGCTCAGCTCGTCCATTTCAATTTTCAGTGGTTTTTGTTTCGACTCAGTACTCTCTTAGAATACTCCAGATTCTCCTGGATGTACACTCAATTTTTCGGTTTTCTCCAAAAAATCTCATATCTCTTCATTGCGAGGGTGTTTTTGGCATATTCGTAGGTTTTCTCAACCGAGATGATAATCCCACCGGCATCCAGGATCTCTGCAAGGCGATTCGTGACCTCCTTGCGGTACATGTTGGCTGTATCGATCATCTCGAACTTGACGCTCTCGACCGGGGGCTCAGGCACTGTCGACTTCGGAGTCGACGAGAGGAACCTGCTCCCGCAGTCGCAGGTCACATAGCCCTCCCAGTTGTCGTTAAGGGATCGTTCCTTGAGTTCACTCTGCTTGTCGCACGGACAAACGTTTGCAGCTATACCCATCCGTCGGCCTTTCCATTCTTCCAGGTGAGATGATTGGTCCCGGTCCCGGCTGTGAGTTCCATCTGTTCGAGAGTCACGATTTCGTGACCTCCGTATCCAACCAGAGGCCAGAGAAGACCGTTAGCCTTCCAGACGTATTCGTGCGGCTGAAGATCCTTGAGGTCCCTCTTCTCGAGTCGACCAGTCCAAATCACGCCTTCCGAGAGCCTCCAGAGAGTGAAGGCCGTTTCCTTCTCGCGGAGAAAAGGAGCGTTCTTTTCGGTCGACATGATGGACGCAGTGAGGATGGCAGGTTCCACAGATAGGCAGGAAACTGATGAGACCAGGATCGCCCTATCCGCCGCCTGGAGTACATAGACTGGCTGCGGTTCGGCCCTCATGATGTCCTTCAGATGGATCATACTACCACCACCAATGGATGAGAAATTGCTCATCTTCCTTGAGACCGTTCGTCCGGGCGAAGTAGATCAGGTTCTCGAGAGAGATGGGAACCTGTCGCTCCTGATAGTTGCCCTTGGAGTCTCGATAGACCTCACGGACCGTGGCTCCGCCTTCGACGACCTCGAGAAGATCGTTGATGGACGTCGAGTAGTAGAAATTGTCGTTGCCGAATTCATTCATGCGCCAGAGATTTTTGATCTCATCCTCGACCTCCACTGGACACAGGGTCCACTGGGCATAGAGGATCTTCTTGGTCTGTAGTGCTTCCGGTGTTCCGGTGAGATCGGCGTTCTGCCAGTCTCCGTGCTTGTGTGGATATGCCGATGTACGGCCTGACCAGTTTACCATCCCTTGAGTCCTTTGAATTCTTCGAGTACACGCTTGATGCGCGGATCGAGAGTTGAGTCCGGCAGGTTGATAAGAGCCTGGACGTCCTTCTCGGTGATCGACGGATCCTTTCGGATCATGGTCGAGTCGTAGGTGTCGATATAGTAGTAGGTCTTGTCGTGACGATTGTACTCCACACTCAGGGTGTAGACGTAGGGAACGTCGTCGATGTAGAGTTCCTGGGTGTAGGTGTCCTCACCGAGGTTGTACGAACCTTCACAGGCGGCGCGAGCCCTCTCCAGGAACTTCTCTTCGAGAACGTCCTCGGCAGTCTCTCCGTCTTTGAACCGATTGAACTCTGGATCGTCTTCCATCTTCTCGAGGAGGGCCTTCTTGAGCTCGACTGCCGCTTCTAGGTCGGCGAGCTCCATCTCGACTCGAACGAAGGATGGGTCTTTCTTGTAGAACTGATGCATATCATTCCTGGATGGCTGAACGAATTAGGCTTTCGTAGTAAGCCTGAACTGCTTCTTTGGCGGTGGCGCCGTCACGGACTTCGAGAAAGTGCTTCATACGTCCGAAGCAGGTCCATCTATTTCCGATGACTACGAACCTACCGACTATGGTTTCGACTGAGCTCGTATTACCGTCGTCGATCCATTTGAGGTCTTTGATCTTCATGACGAATCTCCTTTCCTCAAATTATACACCGAGCGATGCAGATTGTACATCGCTCGGTGGTAGTTCAGAGATTACTGGCCGATGGCCTTGGTGGTGTCGATGAACGGTACGGCACTGGAGCCGGTGAACTTCGGAAGAGCACCATCCCACTTTTCGATCGACTTGTACTTGACGAGAGGATCGGTGAGGGACTCGGCGACGATTCGGTTGGCTGATGCTTCACCTTCTGCTCGGGTGATTGCAGCGTTCTTGTCGCCTTCGGCTTCAGCTTCTTTCTTCTTGGCATCTGCCTTGGCCTGTTCGACCTCGGCTGTCTTCTGAGAAGTGATCTGGTCGGCGTTGACCTTGGCATTGATCTTCTCAAGAACTTCGGCTGGGAGTCGGAGCTGACCGACCCAATAGATGCGCTCGACCTTGAGACCGATCGGTTCGACCTGTTCTCGAACTCTGAGTTCGACGGCCTTCATCAGATCTTCCTTGCCGGAGCCGTAGACCGACTCGACTCGGAGCTTGGATCCTTCGGTGACAAGAGCATCGCGGACCATGTTTCGGAGGTAGATGTCCGTGATCTCGTCGATGCCTTGACGATACTTGGCGAAGATCGTAGAGACCTTGTCCGGCTCCACGGCATAGGAGATGCCGAGATCTGCGCCGACCACCATGCCTTCGGCGGTCTGGAAGGTGAAGGACTTGTCTTCACCATTGGCTTCCCAGGTCTTGTTCTGGGTGAAGGTCGGGAAGATGAACAGTTCTTCGTTCCAACCGACCCAGTAGCGACCAGGTCCTAGGACTTCGTTGTCGATGCCCTTGGCGGAGCCGAGGAGATAGACTTTGACGCCGACGTTGCCGGCTGGGACCTTACCGCATGCAGCAAGGGAGAGGGACGCCATCAAAAGAAAGGCGACAGCAAAAAGCTTCTTCATCATATGAGTTTGTATTCCTTATGCTTTGTTGAAAACGAGTTGGAAGGACTTGAAGGCTCGGATGATCAGCCATCCTGGGAACAGGAAGCCGAGCGAGGCTGTGAACAGGCCGAGGAGTGCTAGGCCTGAGTCAGTGGACGATACCAAGGCCGGAGCCAGGTAGCCGTAGATTGCTCCGAATGCCGCGATGGCAGAGAACAGCCATAGGACAGGGCGAATGGCCCTGAGATAGGTCTTTTCCAAGTTAGATTTCCTTTCTGTTGAAATCGTGCTTATCTTACACTATTTCGGACAGCTTGGAAACTCTTTTTTGCGTGAGTGCCTCGGAAAGTTTCTTTCTCGTCGCCATCTTCCTGTTCTTCGGAAGGGTCGGAGTCAGAGCGATATTTCCGGATCCGACGGTGACGATAGGTGTGTCTTCGTCCATGTCGTCACGAGGATCCAGATCAAGTTCGATGCCTTCGAGGAGAGCATCGAGTTGTTCTTCGGTGAGTTCGTCCTCACGGAGGAGGGCAAGGGCGGTCCCGTACCTGATGAAAGGATTCTGGGATCCAGGAACCTTGGAGATCACTCTCTTGATGTTGTAGATGATGCGATCCAGGGCATTGTATTGTCTCGACTGATCGGGAGTCATGGTGTCCACGATCTTCTTCCCAGTCTTGTCGATGATCCCGGCCTTGAATGCCGGAGTGTCTTCCCATCTCTGGGACAGGCGTCTTAGGATCTTGTAGGCATAGTAGGTGTTGACACCGTAGGAGATAAGGCCCATTAGACGTCTTTCTTTAGGAATTCCAGCATCTGGGTATCTATGTTGACGACGTCCAGGGATCGGCGCATGTAGATCAGGAAGGTGTTGAGAATATACCAGTCCTTCTCATTCACTGAGGACTTGAGGAGGAAAATCACGAAGGAGGATTCGAAGGTGTTGAAGAGGACCACGAGGTGATTGAGAATCAGACGATAATTGGGTCGTCCGGCTTTCAGTCTCGTGATCAACTTCTTGACGAGGACAACTCTCTCGATGTCCTCTATCAGATCCTGATCGTCTATGAACTTCGAGAGAGAATTATTCCTCGCTCTCTGAAGGTACTCTTGCTGCTCTATGCTTTCGGTCGTGACGTCCATCAACAGTATTGGTCAATCCTACGGAGACCAGAGTGAACAGCTGTATCTTCTGAGTCGAGGTAAACATGGACGGGCACTTCGACATGAAGTCCTCGTAGTTCCCTTCGACAGCCAGCTTGCGCATCTCTGTCGCGTTATAGGGATATTTATCTCGGTCGGCGAAGTTGCTTACGAAGACTGGACACTTGAATGTGTCCTGATATTTGACCATGAGAGGCTCAAAGGTCTTGTAGCGATCTCCACCGAAGACCAGCTCGATCTCGGAGTACTGCTCTGAGAGTTCGCGAACGAGACCGAAGAGATTATTGGTCTCATAGCCTTCGTCCGTCGGAGCGACTCCGACCACGAGTCGGAGGAACCTGAGTTTGTCCTTGTAGCCGAGAGGGTTCTTGTCGTTGTCCTTGGTCTGGGTCAGGAAGACCTTGAAGTCGGCGCCTTCTTGGTGCGCTCGCCTCTTGACCTGGAGGAGCATCTTGGCGTGGCCTTCGTGGATTGGATTCATGCGGCCGTAGATCATGATCAGTTTCATGAGGGTCCTTTCAGTGATTAGCTGCCCAGAGCATGAAGAAGAAAGCTCCGATGATCATGGTGCTCCCGACTCCGATGAGGATCCAGCAGAGGAGGATCGGAACGGTCCAGAGCGAGAAGGCTTGTCCAATCAGAGCAAAGCCAGGGAGATAGAAGAGACCGGCGGCGATCTTGAAGTAGATCTCCATGATCAGTTCGGAGTTATCCCTCAGAGGACCGTCCGTGTTCATAGAAGGATATCCGGGATGACGACATTCTTCTTGGTGAAGGCCGCAACCAGATCTTCCTTCAGACGCGTCCAATTCTTGGTATCCTTGGACGCATCATGAAGGACGTTCATGAAGGTCGGGTTTTCTGCCGTGGACTTGTCCAGTTTGCACTTGTCGACCAAGAAGTCCTCGAACTTGACGTATCGATCATAGACATCTGCGGTCTTGGTCGGAGTCTTGGACTTTGGTGTGAAGGTGTAGGTCGAAGTGATCGCTCCATCCCAGAGGGTGTAGCGTGGACGGGTGTATCTTTCCGTCGATCCATCCCGACGAAGAACCACGTTTCCGACATCGTAGTATCTGGCGAGCTGGAACAGGACCTCATTGCGATACAAAGGCTTGTAGGTGTCGGTGTGAGGAACGGTCGTTGCCTTGCTGATCCAGGTAAAGATCTGATCGTCGATGGTGAAGTGAAGATCGATCTGAACCCCATTCCTCTTGACGAAGACTGAATTCGGACCGTCGGCCTTGACTTCAAAGTCCTCGGCGTCGTCGAACATTGCGTTCGCGAGGGTCTTCGGATCCGGCTTCTGATTCAGATTGGGACCCCAGATGCCACCGAAAGGCTGGTACTTGATAAGGAGATCGATGTCTCCCATGTCCGCGGCACCTCTGGCCTTCCTGTTGTTCCAGGAGCCGATCACCTGAGTCGTGGCACTGTAGCTCTTTCGAAAATTGTGGATCGAGGATAGGACATCTGAGACGTCTTCCTCAGTGACTCGACGAGTGCCTTCAAAAATCTTACCGCCCATCGGGTTCTCCTTCGAATAGGACTTTGTTGAGTGGCCAGCTGAAGAACTCCGGATGGACGACCTTGGACTGGCATTCGTATGCGTCGATGATCACGCCTTCCAGGGTGTCCGGAAGGACATAGGCCTTGAGCATCAGACTCTCGACCTTGGCCGTGATCAGTGTATCGACTGTTCGTCTGAATTCTCTGTTTTCTGCCTTCATGGACAGGACGCTAGCGAGAGTTCGATCTGTCAACATCTTGTCGACCTCGGTCTCAAACATCTGGAACAGAGGGAACTTCGGGACGGACTTCAAAGTCCTGGCTCCGTGGAAGAACAGAGTCATCTCCGGATTGTCCTTGAAGTGCTCGAGTGGATACCAAGTCCGGACCATCTTCATCAGGAGCTGATCGGTATTGTGCTCGGCCACGAACATAGAGAACAGTTCTGCCGTCATGATCTCCTTGGACGTCAGGACCATCTCGGCCTTGATCATCGAACAGAGCTTCTCGTTGGCCACGATCTTATCGATGACCTGGGCGAAGAAGGTCGAAAACTTTGCAGCTCCAGCCCATTCGAGATACTCTGTTCCGGACTTGACCCACGGTGAGTTGTAGGACTTGAACTCTAGGATCGGAGGGAACTTCGGGACAGAGAAGACGTTGACCGGCACGCCGAACCTGAAGCCGATGAACACCCCGTCCTTCTTCTCAGAGACTGTGACATCTCCATTCTGAAGGGCCGTGTATGTTCTCAGCTTGTTCTCGAGCGACAGGTCTCTGAAATGCTTGATGGATGGCATCAGCGAAGGGTCCAATTGTTGGTTTGAATTCGTTCGGACGCGAACGAGAAGGATCTGGTCAGACTGAAGTTCTTGAGTTTGTCCTCGTCCATCGAATCCGTGTTGTAGACGTTCAGATTGTCAGGATTGACGAAGAGCATTCGGTCGAACTTATCACAGTTCTGGTAGTACGTAAACTCGTGAACCGCAAGTTTCTCAAAAAAATCTTCGATCGATTCACATTTGAGAAACCAGTCGAAGTTCGTCTCCCTGAACATGGTCCTCTGGAATACGAACTGAAGAAAGAGCATGAGCTCGTGCATGGATCCGAGCTCCGGGAGATAGTGCTTCCTGAGCTGCATCGGCGTCAGAGGCTTGATGGCCACTCTCGGGCCCAGATACTCCTGGATGGCGGACTTGACGGACATCAGGGAGATGTGTGAGGACTGAGAAGCGAGCTTGCATCCCTTGGCCTTGATCTCTACATCCATCTCTCCGATCCGGAGATCTCCACCCTTCTTGGCCTTGGTCGATCCACCAGTCAAAAGAACGAAGGCGAACTCTCCCTTTCCGACCGAGGACGAAGACAGAGAATCAGCCACATGGGAGACCATCTTGTTCAGGGTCGGAGTAGTGAGCATCGGATCGACCAGATCCCGGAGGTTCAGAACCTTGTCGTGAGTCTGGGCGATGTACTCGGAGGAGATCAGATCACCATCCGTCATCTTCTTCAGAAGGGCCTTGTTGTCCTCGACGGAGTAGCCATTGGTCGGAAGTATCTCATTGACGAAGTACGAGAAGTCCGTGGACTCTATTGTGAGCTTCCGAGAGTCGAACAAGTCCCGGACTGAAGTTTCCAGCCTGGGACTTGTGATGGCATAGTAGGTCTTGTAGAGGAGGTTCGGATCTTGTATCTGAGAGACTTCGTAGGAGAGCTGAGTCCTGAAGTCCTCAAAGTTCTGCATCGACTTCCAACAGGAAGCTGTAGTAGAAGATCAAGTAGGAGCCGAGGTCGACTACGGAATCCATGAGTCCCTCGAAGTTCGGAAGATCCACATTGACCAATGACTCGATGCGATTGATCTTGGTGTGGATCATCTGGAGGTAGGAATAGTCGTGGAACGGGAAGTACTCGATGCGCTTGTCGTCCAGGCGGAAGTTCGGGTCCTGGATGCGCTCAGCATTGTAGTCCTCGGTCTTGAGGACCAGGAGGTGGACGATGTAGTCCTTGAAGGCAGCCTTGTGGATTGCCAGCTCGGCGTTCTCGATGTCGTAGAGGATCTCGGCCAGATCGAACATCAGTTCCACCTGCTCGGTCGGGATCATTCCGGCATTGACTTCTTCGACGGCGACGTTGAATGCCTGACGAAGATACTCGAGAACTTCTTTCTGGGTGAAGTCAGCCAAGAACTCGTGGAGTGAAGTGCCTTGGCTCGGAGTGGAGAAGAGTCTGATTTCTTTGTTCATCTGTCTACCTTATCAAGACTTTGTCGGAATTGTCACTGGAATGATGCTGATCAGACCATTTTCATACTTCTTTCGATGGCCGGAATTCATCATCGCCGACTTCCCGATGCCGGCCGTGGTGTAGATCTTGCAGGTCCGACGAGGCCAGGCATTCGTGGCAATCGGCATCTGAGTTGCGACATCCACGGCCATGTAGCCGACGACCTTGTGGATCTGAGGCTCCATGTCCACGATGTAGACGTTTCTGTTAGCGATCATTGCTGATTCCCAATTTCTTGCAGATTTCATCCCAGTGAATGGGAGTGTAGTTGGTCATCTCAACCGAGATGTTCAGGTGCTGAGGGGAGAGGTAGTCCCTGGTTCTATGGACGTGTCCGTGGATGTTGAACTTCCCACTCCCTTCGAGACCACCCATGAACACAGGGCGATGGGTGAAGAGAGTGTTTCGAGTCGGCTGCCAGGACTCCTGGACCCTCTCGAAGTAGATCAGATATTCCTTCATCGTGAACTTGTCGTGGTTCCCGAGGATCAGACGCTTCTTGCCGTTGAGACGCACCATGCACCGATGATAGGCGGGAGCAAAGAAGGCCACATCACCGAGGTGATAGACCTTGTCTCCTGGCTTGACCACCGAGTTCCAGCGTTCGACCATGGTTTCATCCATGTCCTCGACTGAGTCGAACTCGGGCCTGACCCTGTCTCCGTCGTAGTTGACGAAGTTCAGGATGTTGGCATGGCCGAAGTGGGTGTCCGATACGAACCAGAGATCATTCGACGACATAACGAATCACCTTGATGTTCTGGTCTATTGGTCGGATTTCTTGGATGTAGAAGATCTGGGCTTCCGGATGCTTTTCGAGCAAGATTTCTTCCAGAGTTCTGGTCGGCTTAATGCCTTCACCTTCTACTGTGTTTCTGAACTCTACTGCCTTGACTGCGTGGTAGATTTCTTCCGGGGCCTCTCCGGTCATAAAGACCGGTCCCCAAGTCATGATTATCTTGCTCATGCGAAGACCGGAACCACTCTCAGTTCGTCGCGTTCGTAGACTTCACGAGCATAGCCGCGCTTGAAGGCACTCACGGCCGATCCCCAACTGTCGTAGAGTGGGGTGATTCCCTTGGCGTTAACGTGGATGTCGCCGTTTGGGTACATTCCGATGTAACCAATAGCCTTGGCTGTTTCTTCTACCATGATCTCTCCTTAAAATCCAAATTTCTGGGCACGTGGGGTGTTCTTCGAATTGAAGATCTCGGCGAGTGGATATCCATTCTTCGGACGCTCGGCCGGGAGGTTCTTTCCGATCTTGGTCGACAAGGCTTCGGCCTCGTGGTGGTCAAGATTTCTGAATTCGAGAATGTCGAAGCACCGACCTGGTCTAATCAGGGCTTGGTCCACGTCATTGGTGTTCTCGATGTTGGTGGTGAAGATGATCTTCTTCATGGTCAGATCGATGATACCGTCCGAGACGTTCAGGATCTTGGACATGGTGGTGTTCTGATCCTCGATGCGTCTCTCCAGCAACCTGTCGGCGTCCTCGATGACCAGGAGAGCCTCCTTGGAGTTCGAGATGAAGTTGGTGTAGAGATCATCGCGCTTCATGATGTCCTCATCATAGACCGAGAACACCTCGAACTTCGGGATGGCATTGATGATGTGACGAATGAAGGTGGACTTGCCGGTTCCAGGAGGTCCGGACATGATCAGGATCGGGGACTGGGACTTGATGAAGCTCTCGATGTAGGCCTTCGGATCCTCGAGCCACGGATAGGCTTCCGGGATGATCTCCTTCGGAGTCTCTTTGATCGGCATCGATCGATACTGGAGAGAGTTGTTGGCCTGGAGCTGGACCCACTGTGTCTCGAGCGGATCGGCCTCGATGATGAGCTGATTGTAGAAGATCTCGTCCAGGTTCTTGATGTGCTCCTTGACCGAATGGAACTCGCAGACCAGGTTGATCGAAAGGTCCTTGAGGGTCTTGGCTTCGACGATCCCGTCCTTGTGGGAGAATGAAGGCACGGCGACGCAGATGGTCAGGAGCCTCTGGTCCTCGATCGGGAGGAAGAAGACGGCCGAGTAGAAGGACTCGATGCGAACGTGGATGGACGGATACTTGGTCTTGATCTCGTCGTAGAGAACGAAGATGTTCATGTCCAGGGAGAAGTTCTTGTCCGGCATGTAGGGGGTGAAGGTCGCGTTGACTCCAACCTTGTCGATGAGATTGTCGATGAACTGAGTCTGACGATCCTCATAGGACATCACAGACTGTTGGGCAGGAGAATGGTTCATGCGTTACACCAGCTTCTTCATGAGTTCGAGAATGGTCGCCTTGAGCGCCTGGGCTTGTTGATAGTCTTCGAATCGATAGGTCTTTTCGGTCGACGATCCATCCACGAAGCCCTGACGATAGGCATTCAAGGAGATCTCCTCGGCGAGGACTTCGATGTATTGCTGGATGTGCTCCTGATTGTCCGTGAGCATGTCCAGGAGCTTTGCTCGAGCCTGGACGGAGGTGATCGATCCCTCCTTGTAGAGTCCAAGGATCATATCGAGCTGATCGGTGGTTACTGTCACTTAGGTTGTTCTCCTAGGAAGTTCATGTCGATGTCGAATAGGTCGTGGATGGAGGATCTAAGCTCCTTGGGATCGTATCTCTCGATCTGGACTCCACACATGTTGAAGAGCTTCTCGGTGAAGTCGAAGCCCCACCTGTCTTCGAAGACCGGGTAGTATGGAAACCGGACCATCTTGATCCCGGCTTGGATCAGGCCCTTTGCACAATCGGTGCATGGACAATGGGAGATGTAGACTGAACCACCGAGGACCGATCCTGAATTGTGGAGGGCGGAGGTCAGGGCGTTTCGTTCGGCGTGTTCGACGAGCTTATACTTGAGCTCTCGATTGTTCAGGAACTCCTCTGAATCAGGAACTCCCTTTGGGAAGCCGTTGTAGCCGACCGAAACGACCTTCCCATCCTTGACGATGCAGGCGCCGACCTTAGTGGAAGGATCCTTGGACATCCGAGATGTCGTCAGAGCTGTGGAGAAGAATAGAGAGTCCCATTTATCTGGCTTCCGTAGTTCCATTATGCCTCTCAGCTATTGCAGGAGGTATGAAATCACTGAAGTCGTGCTTGGAGAAGAATGTCTTCTCCAAGAGAGCACCTGAAGCCATACCGAAGATGTAGAAAAGTGCCAGCACAGCCAGCACCTTGATTTGTTGGTTCACTTGAGAAATCTTCTCTTGAGATCTTCTGGAACGGTTTTGCAGATGATGTCGCCATCTCCACGTTCGTCGAAGAAGGTGATATCTTTATCCATTTCTTCGTCGTTTGTAAATACCTTGTACCAGACTTTTTTGTCCGGATGCCAACGATATCCACCGCGTCCCTTGATTATGTCCTTTGAGTCGAAACCGGACTTTAGTTCAAGAGTCGTCGATCCGGAGTAGGCCCTCTGGAGTAGGCTCTGAAAGACCGTGAGGGTCGGAGTCAGATTCTGGGCCAGGATGTTCAATCCACCTCGACAGTCAGCTAGTGCTCCGTGGTGATCGAACCAGAACCCGTACCTGAAGGCCAGATAGTCCAAGGTCCTGGAGTTGATGGAGGCCAGGGAGTAGTCCGGATCGAAGGCCGAGTCTGCCCACATGATGTTCTTGATCGACGGGAACCGATTGTGGATCTTCGGACGATCGAACTTGGCATTGTGGGCCACTGCAAGCTCTGCCTTGGAGAAGGTGTCCAGAACCGTGAAGTCGTCAAAGGACTTGCCTTCGAGTTCCTCATTGGTCACACCGCAGAGCCTGCAGATCTCGTCCGAGAGAGGCTTCTTAGGCTGCTCTCGACCGACGTACGGCTTGAAGACCTGACAGATGTCGCCTTCGTCGGTGAAGGTGAACGGAAGAATAGCGATCTCCCAGATCTCGGCATCGTCCGACAGACCGGTGGTCTCGGTGTCCGTATAGACACCGATGTTGGTTCCCTTCTTGTCGGAATAGTTGGTTCTCTTTTCAAAGAACCTGATGATTTTGTCCTTAGGATTAAGCTCGGTCAATATTCTTCACTTGGAGGTATTCGAAGTTGTTGTCTTCTTGGTCGGCGTCGATGACAACACAGGTGAGCTTGTACTTCTCTCCGAAGACACAAGCGGAGTCGATGTTCAGCTGATGGTCAAGGAGAACGTAGTCCTCCCCAGGAGTGTGACCATGGACCACGAACATCTTCTCTTCCTCGTCGAACGGACCGTTGTACTTGACCCAATCACGCTCCCAGAGGAAGATGTATGGGCTCTGCTCTTCGATCGGAACGAGTGGCTCGATACCGGCGTGGACGAAGACGAAGCGGCCGATCTGATGGATCAGCTTCAGGTCCTTGAGAAAGCGAACGTGTTCGGACCAGACGATCCCTTCCGGATAGGAGTTCATAGTCGCTCCACCACCGTTCTGAAGCCAGTGGTGTGGATTCAGAGGGTTCTCGAGAGCATCGATCATCATGTCTTCGTGATTGCCCTTGAGCGGGATCACGTCGATGCCGATGCGTCCAAAGATCTCGATGGACTGTCTGACTCGATCGACGACCTGGGCCGAACGTGGTCCACGGTCAACATAGTCTCCGAGGAAGACCACAGTCCGCTTGTCGGCCGGGTTGGCGTTCATGTGGTCCTGGATCTTCTGGAACATCGCTGCGAGAGTGGAGTCGCATCCGTGGATGTCTCCGATGGCGTATATCAAATGTTTCATGGTTTTAATCTATCACCGATCTTTCAGATTGTACACTCTTTTTTCGAGAACCTTGCGGAATTGAACGAACGGTCCAACAAGGTTGCCCGGGTTCGGAGCGTCCGGATTGTACTGAGCCTGGTGTTCTGCCGGGGAGGCGTGAAGTGGACGAGACATAATCAGCTGAGAAGCTAGCTTACGATCCTGTTCGACCGTGGACTTGTTGCCATCGTGGTTCAGATAGGAGACACGAGCGCACCGAGCCACCGAGCTGTAGAGTGCATCGTCCAGACTTTCGAGTCCGTTGAGGGCCTCCCCCATGTAGACAGAATTCTTGCTGTCCGAGAATGGGATGTGCCACTCGCCCCTGGCCAGGGTGGTAGGCCTCGAGTTTTTGTAGGTCTCGAGCATTCGATAGGCCAGATGACGAATTTCTGGTTGAGCGTCCTTGTGAGCACGAAGCTCAAAGAAGTTGGACAATTGAGTGGTCGTCATCAGGACGGTGATCCAAGACCAAGGCTCTACGATTCGATTGACGATCTGCTTGTGAGCGCCGGACTTGTACATCAGGTAGGCGAACCCAACTGCTGTATAGCCTGCTGCCTTCCAGATCGTACGAGCTGCCCACTTCTTCCATCCGGTGAGGAGGGACTTGGACTGCATGCCTGGATTGTTTGCTCCCCACTCGATAGGCATTGCCATCTCTTGGAGGATGGACTTGAGCATCTTGATGGTCGGGATCGCTCTCGAGGAAGCTGCGTTCCTGGAGAAGACTCGGTGAGTCATGAACTCAGCATGGACGAAGCGTGGATAGCGTAGTTCCCAGGTCGAGATCTCGTCATTGGTAGGAGTCTTGGAGTGAAGTAGTATCTTGGCACTAATGGGCACGGAGAGGGAATTCCTGTCTCTTACGTTCTTCCTGCTGGAGGGCGAAGAACAAGTTGAGCCAACCGGGTTTGACGGCCATGGCTTCAGCCTTGACGGCTCGGGTGTATAGGCTGCTGATGAAGTAGTGGGCGAACCCTTTGCTGGTGTCTCCGCCGGTCCAGTCCTGAACCATTGCACCGAGGTCGACGCAGAGCTGGACGATATTTTGCTTCCACTCGGTCAACTTTTCGTTCTCGCGACGAAGACGGGCATTCTCGCGTTCGAGGTCAACCGTTCGATCGGACTCTTCGTAGAGAGGAACGTCATCAGGACCGGCGAACTTCTCGGAGTAGATGACAGTATTGCCGTAGCGCTCTAGAAGGTAGGCGGCTCCAGGACGAACGTAGCCGACCGGCTTTTTGAAGGCTTCAGCCGGAATTTCGAATTTGAGATCTGCCGGAGCGTTGCCATCGTATGCTCCCGCATCCGGTGGAAGATCCTGTTGATAGAGTCGTCCGGACCTCAGAAGCTCAAGAGCTTCTCTCAGAGTTCCAAGCTGACCTTCGGCCTTCTTTCTTGTGTTCTCAAGTGATTCCATTCGCATTTTTCATCCTTTCGTACTCGTCCTTGAGGAGGTTCGAGATCAGTTCTTTGTTGTAGGCATTGTTGTACCAGAGATTGCGGCCGGACGGATGCGGAATGACCATCCAATCAAATGGCATAGACATTCCAATACGGAACCCACCGATGCCTCTGATGGCAGAGTTGTTGAGCTTCCAGTCTCCGAAGTTGTAGACCGCTCGATTGATCCCGAAGCACTCTGCAACATTAGGGCCGAGCATGATGACCCGCCTCTGACGAAGAATGGAACCGGCCAGGTTCTCTGCGGCGGGCTGCCACTCCTTGACCTTGATCGTTCCCTTCTGTGGGAAAGGACAGATGTTGACTCGGTCGAAAGCCTGCATGTAGGCAGACCACGACACTCCCATCATGTCGGCGATCTTACGACCAGAGCTCTGTGGAGCAATCGCCGAGAGAGGCTGGCCTTCGTGACCAGCCTTTCCAGGTGCGATGCCGACGATGACGGTTCTATAGGCCGGTGATGGCATTGATGATCTGAATCCTCAGATAGTTGGGATCAACGTTGTCTCGGTCGTAGTCTACACCAGATTGATCGAGAAGGTCCTGGAGTTCTTCGACCACATTCTCAATGACCAGCTCGGTGACTGCGTCGTCGTGGAGGGCCTTGATGACCTCGATGTGGGTGTTGATCTTGGAGACCTTGCAGTTCGTCACGTACGGAACGAGCTGCTGCATGGACTTCATCACATGGTAGTAGTCCGAAAGTTCGTTCCAGATTTCTACAGGGAGGGCGGCGTTCGGATAGAGTTCATTCCAGAAGGCAAGACCTTCCTCGATGCTCCATCCCTGATTCTTGAAGGGCATCTTAGTTCTCCACCGGAGCAGGTAGCTCAATGACGAAGTTGAAGTCTTGCTCGCGGAGAATGGCTTCGTGTGCTCGTTCTGGTGCGACCCATCCTTCAGGCTTGATGCAGTCGAAGCCTAGTGAATTCGGACGAGTGGACTTGGTTCCACGGACCTTCTGCATGTTGGCCAACTGGACTGCATCCCAGTGACCGTCGAAGTCCACGTCCAGGAGATCCAAGGTGCCGACTGCGAAGTAGATCAGATCGATCACTGCATCGACCAGCTTGACTTTGTCTCTCTCGGCCAGGGCTTCACGATATTCGGAGAGTTCTTCTTCCATCATTCCGGCTCTCTGGTCCAGATTGTGGATGGTCGGCTGCCAGCCATTGTGGAAACCAAACTTGAGGTGGAATTGACGGAGATCGTCTGCGAGTTTGGAGCGATACTTGAGTGGACCTGCAGTGAAGGTGATCGTTCCGTCCGTGACCTGATAGTCGTTTCCGATATTGTAGTCTTTTGGTGCTACCTCAAAGGAGAGGCTTGTTCCTGGGTTGTTCATGCTAAGCTTTCAGAGTAGTGAGTTTCCGAAACCGTAGAGAACGTATATGCTCTCCCTTTCGATGAAGTTGTTGAGCCTCATTGATCTTGAGGACTTGAACTTCACGATGCTTTCGGCATTAGAGTAGATTATATCATCGTCGGGTGTAGAATAGTTACAAATTATGGACTTGACGCCGCTTTTTGCCAGGTATCCTGCCCAATCGTCCAGGCTCTTGTAGTCATCGATGGTGAATGCTCCCTTGCCGACCGAATAGTCCTTGTGGGACGCATTCAGGTACGGAGGATCCATGAAGACGAGGTCCAGTTTGCTCTGGATCTGATTGCCGAACATGGTGATGTATTGCTGATAGGGCAGGTTATCCAGGGAGACGAGCTTGGCGGATAGGGCGTCAAGGGAGGCCAATCGCTCAGCCAGCTTAGGTTCCGTATCGAAGAAATGCCAGGTGGACGTATACTCGCCCTTTGGGTTCAGACGATACAGTCCGAAGTGGGAGTTGTTCTGGAGGAAGAAGAACATGGCTGCCCGGTCCACTCCCTTTTCGAACGAGGTCTGATTGAACTTGGCTCTCAACTCATAGAAGTAGTCGTGAGACGACATGTTCTCCTTGGTCATGTACTGGGTGACGTGAGCCAAGAACCTCGGTGATCTGAAGTTCTCCAGGAGATTGCAGATGTCCTGGTTGAGATCGTTCCCGTAGCAGGACCCATCGGCTCCGAAGACGGCTGTGATCACTCCGGTGCCCATGAACGGTTCGCAGATCCGGAGGTTGGTCTGTCCGAGTAGACCTCGGATCTTCTTGACCTCCTTGGACTTTGAGCCCGACCACTTGAACGGTGAGATGTACTTCATCAGTTGAACTTGAACCCCATCTGTTTCTTCTCGGCCTTGCCGAAGCTCGTATTGTCGAATGCGGCATCCCCATCCGGTTCCTTGAACTCTTCCTCCGGATTGAGGTTCATTCCAGGCTGCTGTTGAGCGACCTCATAGATGGTCATACGGGATCGATCGATGCCGAGAACCATTCGTCGATATTTGGACTTGTCGCCTGCTCGAGACTTGAGCTGCTTGAGAATGATCAATCCCTTGTTCTCCAGATCTTCTGTGTTGATGATGCCCCACATGACGTCGACTGACTGAGGAACACCGATGGACTCGGAGGTGTTCTCGAGAGACACGTCCGATGCATCCAATCCGGACCTGTTGGTCTGAATGGCCGACCACATCAGGGTGCCCGTTTCCTGGGCCAGACCTCGGAGCTCCTCAGCGATGGACTTGTTGTAGGAGTAGAGGTTGGACGGATCCTTGACTCGGATTGAGGCACAGATGGAGATGTAGTCGACGATGATGATCTGAGGCTTGAATTTCTCCTTGAGCTCCAACTCCTTCAGAAGGATTCTGAAGTGATTGGCATTCGCCGAGGTCATCGGGTATTCTTTGATCTTCAGACGACCGGATGCGGCAGTCTTGAGATCGGCGACCTTCTGGATGAAGTGAGGCTTGAGGAGACTCTTGACTTCACCAATCTTGAGCTTCATCAGATTTGCATCGATGCGCTCGCGGATCTTCCATTCGGCCATCTCGAGGGTGATGTACAAGACATCGAACCCGGACTGGAGATAGTTGGCCGCTAGGTCGCAGAGGAAGCCGGACTTGAAGGTGTTGGTACCACCCATGAAGATGTTCAGAGTCTTCACCGGGAGGCCACCTTCGGTAGCCTTGTTCAAGATGTCCAGCTTGAATGGGATCAGGTTCTCGGAAGAGTTGTACATCTCCCAGGACTTCTCCGCATCCTCAAAGTAGTCCAGACCGAGGTTCTTGTCGAATGAGATCGATAGAGCATCCCGGAGAATGTCCGGAATCTGATCTCTGTTCTTGGTCTTGTCGTCGTAGATCTGGATGGCTTCGTTCAGGGCCAGATAGACTGCTCTATCCTGGATGAACTTCTCGGTGGTCGTTCTGATCCACTCCGGCTTTACTTTGTACTTGTGCAGGAGGTGAGTAGAGTAGAGGTCCTTGAATTCTTGTTCTTGGTCTTCAGTGAAGTCCTTCCTCTTGAGGACTTCAACCTGGAGTTCTGGTGCTGAAGGAGTCTCGGAATACTTCGAGGTGTAGCTTTCTATTTCTTCGAAGGCGACTCGTTCGGCTACGGTCTCGAAGTATTCCGGCTTGATGTATGGGATGACTTCCCGAGCAAATTCCTTGTGGTGCACCAGTGCATTGAGAATGATCTGCGGCTTACTGATTGTTGTCATTACGTCCTTTGTGAAGCAGGTAATTACATTCTACCTGGTAGATCACCTGGAGTACATTGAAAAGTAGGTCTTTGAACGGTTTTGCGCCGATGTCGGCGTTCTTATCGTTGACCAGAATTTCGTACGAAAAGGAGATGTGATTGGCGACCTCATCGTATGAGGCATTCTGGTACCTGAAGATCACCCCGGCGTATTGTGGAAATGCCGAGGTAATCTTGAAGTAGCCGGTGGAGTGGTTCTCGTCTACCGTGACCTCAAGAGGGAAGTTGGTCTCAACCACCCTCTTGACGTTGTAGTCGAACTCGGCATCCGGACGATCATTCTTCGGATGCATCTTCTTCCCCGTCGTCGAAGTCCTTGATGTCCGCAGCGATGATGTCTGCGGTCGGAAGACGATAGCGCTCTTCGACTCGCTTCTCGAAGTCGGACTGCTTGAACAAGGTCTCCCACCATTCGGCGTTCAACTGGCTCTTTCTCCAGAGCTTGTCCTCGATCACTTCACCGGTGGACGGATCGAACATCTCACGCTTGTACCAGGCATTCTTCGGCTTGGTCACCGATCCGAGCTCACAGGCGATGTCGAGCAGGCCGGTGTACTTGGAGATGCCTCCCTTGAAGTTCACAGTCATCGGGAAGATGGACTGCTCCTTGACGTAGCGAGACTTCTCGGCCTTGATCTTGAAGGTGAAGCCGGAGAGCTTTTCCTTCTTGTCGGCCGGATCGGTCTCACGCTCTTGGGCTTTGGAGATGAAGAAGATGTTGGTCGCCGAGTACTGACCACCCGTTCCACCGGACATGATGGTCTTCGGGAACATGCCCTGTTCGGAGTAGACGTGGTTGACGGCTACGCACGGGATCTGTTCGAGAGTCAGGTACGGGGTGATGATGCGGAACAGGCCTTTGAGTGCCTTGGCTCGGGTCATATCAGCCACGGACTTCTCGTCGATGGCATCCTGAACTTCCTTCTTGGACGCCAGGTTGCCGATGGAGTCGATGAAGATGATAGCCTTCTGCTTCTCCTTCTTCCCATCGTTCTCGGCGACCATCATCTCGAGCTTGCCGACGATGTCGAACTTGAAGTCCTCCACGTTCCTGATCGGGATGTGAATAACTCGAGACAGGTCGATGCCGGCTGACTTCCAATAGGACAGGGTTGAACCGAATTCGGAGTCGTAGAAGAAGCAGATGGCGTCCGGATACTTCTTGAGGTAGGCGCCGACGCAGATCAAACCGGCTAGCGTCTTGAAGTGCTTGGACGGAGCAGCCCAGAAGTGCAGGCCGGAGCCTAGTCCGCCACGGAGACGACCCGAGTAGGCGATGTTCAGGAGGTAGACGGGCAGTTCGGTGAGATCTCGCTCGTTGAAGAGTTCAGAGTCCTCGATCGAGGCTGACTCTTTGTTGTGCTTGACCAGTTTCTTGAAAAATTCGCTCAATTTTCGTCCTTCTTATTGTCCACGAAGTCGACCGGAAAGATCGTCCACTCAAGGGTGCCGGCTTCCATTTCTTCCAGAAGCCAGTCGTTCTCTCCGATGTAAGTTATGACGTCCTCGGTGCTCGGACCTTGAGCAAACGAGGCGTAGTGATCATCGTCGTCTTCTGTGAGGAACTCGACGATCCATACTTTGTTCATCTTCTGATTATACTCCATTCGAACTGAATTAGAGAAACGGATTTTCGCATGTATCCGTTTCTGGTGGTATTCCACACGGTGTGGCGGCTGACTGCATCGACTTGTGGAAGATAGCTTCGAACTGATCCTCATAATCGAAGTACGGTCTCAGTGCCTCGAGAGGCTTGGGCATGCTCCCGATCCATCCGATTGTGTAGGACTTGATAGGGTTCGGCTCCTTGAGTCCGATGAACCTGATCTTGTCTCCCTCCTTGATGGCCGGGTATTCGTTGACCAGACCTAGCTTCTCGATGTATTTGTTGAAGTTGATGGCCGCTCTTGAATGCTTCGGACAGCCCTTTCGGATCGTCCCATCTCTCTCGAGATACTCCTGGATTCCATTCACCGAGGACGTCTTGGCCACCGTATCCGGCTCGGCCTTCATGAAGCTCGTCCTGAACTCGTTCACCGAGTTGTAGTAGTCCTGAGGAGTACCGAACAAGAGAGCATCAAAGGACTTGGCCATGGCATCCTTGACGTACTGAGGAGTGATGCTCTTGACGATCTCATGTCCTGTCTTCTTGAGCTTCTCGCCTCTCTTGTATTCGGCGCCTTCGTTGTTCCTGACCGACATCACATAACGCTTCTTGGCCATGAAGATCGAAGAGTCGGCGATGTTCTCTCGCTTCATGTCCAAGACCGATGGGTCACGAACGTTCAGATACTCTGCGAAGCGAGAGATGGACTCCTCGATCAGCTTGTTGATCTTGGTGTCAGAGAACCAGACCACCCACTTGAGGGCCTCCTCGTCGTCATACTCCTTGCCGAACTTCATCTCGACCACGTCCGTGAGATCGAAGTAGGCAGCATCGGTGTCGGACGAAACGGCTCGATCTCTCTCGATTCCAGTGAGCTTGCTCAGGGCTCTGTTCACGTCCTGGGTCACCCATCCGATGAGAGCCTGTCCGGAGAGGGTGATGCCTTCGGCGATCAGGAGATCGAAGAACCTGAAGTATGGATTTCCGGTGACGCCGTAGATCGAGTTCAGAATCAGCTTGTAGGCCAAGTTCTTCATGTCGTTGAGCTTGGTCAGATCCTCATCATGGATCTTCTCTGCCTCGACCTTGAGCTTCTTGTACTTCTGCCTCAGGGCGAAGAGTTCTCGGACGACTGCCGACATGAACCCTTCCTTGTTCCGAGAGAACATGGCTCCATTGGCTGCCAGAGACATTCCATTCTCGAGAGCGAAGTCTCTTGCTGCCTTCTTGGCCAGGATCTCCTTGACCGTGATCGGAAGGACCTTCTTCTTGTAGATGGTCTCCGGTGAGATGTTCATGGCCATGATCAAGGATGGATACTCGGAGGTCACGTCGAAGGTGGCGATCCACTTGTACTTGCCTGGGATAACGTCCTTGACCGCTGCTCCTTCGAATGGAGATCTGGCTGGAGCATTGTAGTTCCACTCGAAGTAGATGCCTCGGTCCTTGAGGTACATGTAGAACATCATGTCGATGATCCGCATGTTCGAGAGCACGTCCTGGAAGTTACAGAAGGACAGATAGGCCATGGTGATAGCCAGCTCGAGAATCTGCTTCTTGCCTTCCAGATTGACTAGGAGTGCCACGTCCTGGATGTTGTATCGAAGAGCGTCCTCGAAGTTGGTCTTATAGAGAAGGTGGCCCGGAATGCCGGACTCGTGCTTGAGCTTCTCTTCCTTGATCTCGACCTTGGCGATGTAGTCCAGGGAGTAGGACTCACGAGGTTCCTTGATGAACTTCTCATAGAGCTTTTTGTAGTCCAGGCAGGAGATGCCTTTGATGTCCACGTTCATGTACTGACCGAAGGCATCGAAGCCTTCCTTGATCTTGACCACTCCGAACGGAGACAGCTTGTTGACCGAGTCCTCGCCGAGGATCTTGAGCATGCGATTGCGGATGTACGGAAGGTCGAAGCCTTCTGAGAACCAACCAGCCAGGATGTCCGGATAGTCTGCCGCGTGCCAGTCCAGATATCGACGGAGGAGCTCTTCCTCGTTCTCGCAGTGATAGAGGACAGCCTTGCCCTTGAACTCCGGAAGATCGATCGACTCAGAGTGGGAGTAGAAGCAGAAGAACTTCTTCCTCTTGGAGCAGTGGACGGTGATCATGTTGATCTCCTCCTTGGCTGCTATCGGGTCCGGCTTTCCGTGGTCGACCGTGGTCTCGATGTCGTATAGATGAATCATGACCTTGGAGTTGTCCGGCTGCTGTTCCTTGAAGGTGTCATAGACGTATGAGAAGTCGACTTTGGAGAAGCCGAATGCTTTGAAGTTGTCGCCTTCGATCTCTTTGATGAGATTTTTAGTCTCATAGATCGACTCTTTCTTTGACAGACGAGTCAATGGAACCCCAAAGATAGAATGAGCGTCTATTGACGACCCATTCACTGCAGGGATGAAGACCGGAGGAGTATAGTTCTTGACCGTTCTGTAACCGACTTTGCCGGTGTGGTCAATGTACTTGAGGCAGATTGCCGAGCGATGCTGGAAGAAATTTAGGTATTGAAAACTCATATACCCATTATATCAAAGAAGTGACGAAATGTTCAAACTTTTTTGGCACCGATCTCATATTTTGATCTGAGTCGAACCTTCGTTCTTGACGTATGTGGGAGGATTGTCAGATTGGTCGGCTTTGTGCCTTCGATGATGTCCTTTCGAACATCCAGAAGAACCTTCGGATCCGAGATGGTCAGAAGGTTCCACTTCTCGAGGAGGGCTACGATGTAGCTACGACGAATCTCGTCCTCGGCGGAGAAGTTTACACTCTTTCCGTCGAGGGCAAATAGTTCTTTGAAGTGGAGGATGTAGTAGAACCCTCGCTTGTGGAGGATGTGCGCAGTCTGCCAGAGAGTTCCGTCTCGATCAGAGTAGATCCCCATTCGCTGGAGCGTCTCTTTGATCTTGAGGAAGTTCTCTGGCTTGATTGTTACGCGGATGGCTTCGAGAGTATAGATTTCCGAGCCGGAGAAGTCTCTGATCTCAATGATGAGATCTCCCTGTTCATTCTGTGCCATCCCTCGACTTGCTCTTCTTCATCACAGGAGCAATATGCAGATCGATCAGGGTCTTCTTCTGTTCATCGGACAGGATCCTGGAAATTTCGATACACTTCTCCAGAGAGTATCTATATTTGTCCTGCAGTACATCGTACAGGTCCTTATCCAATTTGGTTATGTCCATCTTCGGCCACTTGGAGAAGCGTCTCTTCTTGGACACCAGGCCGTGAAGAAAGTGATACTGAGCCTCGGCCGGAATGTCCGGTCTAAGGTTCATCTGCTGAGCGTAGGCGATGGTGTCCTCGTAGAGAGACAACCCACGATTCACGATGAATGAGTTGTACTCTCTCGGGTCCAGCTTTCCTTCGATGACCGCATTCTTGTTGTCGGTGCAGATGCTATTGATCCAGTCGAAGGGTGTGGTCATTCGAACTCCAGGTTCCCCATCATGTTAGTCAGATTCGCAGCCAGGGATAGCTGCTTGTCGATGGCCATGACGTGGTCCTTCTGGGCCTCATTCAGGTAAATGATGGCCTGTGGGAGGGACGCAGTCTTGAAGTACTTTGCACAATTCTGATAGAGATCGAGGATGACCTCGGCCGGATCGTCCACGTTCTCGCCGATCCACTTGCGCATCTTGTTCCACTCACGGTCCTTCATGAACTCCACGAGCTCAGCGCAGTCTGCCCTCTTGATGAAGTCGAGAACGCCGGCATCGATCTTGCCGGTCGAGGAGTAGTGCTGGAGGGCGTTCAGGATGCGCCTCATGTCCGGGAAGTATTTCTGGACAAGAGTCTTGAGGACTTCTTCGGAATAGTCCTCGATGCCCTCTGCCTTGAGGATGCCGACCAGACGCTTGAGGAACTGGATGGCCAGCTTGGTCTTCTCGTTCTTCGGGATCTTGAATTCGATCACGTGCATTCTGGAAACCAGGGCCTCGATGAAGCGACCTGGATAGTTGGCGGTGAAGATGAAGCCGCAGTTGTCTGCGTTCTCTTCAATGAAGGACCTGAGGGCGAGCTGAGCATCGGTGGTCAGATTTTCAGCCTCGTCGATGATGACTACCTTGCGGCGGTCTGAGTCATCCCAGGATACTGCCGTGGCAAACTTCTCCATCTTGTTTCTGATGGTGTCGATGCCGCGGTCCTTGCCGGAGCCCTGGAGGAACATGTAGTCCAATCCGAGTTCCTTACAGAAGGCCTTGGCCGCTGTGGTCTTGCCTGTTCCGGCTCCTCCGGCGAAGATAGCATTCGGAAGGTTGCCCTTGTCCTTGAAGGCGAGGAGGTCGTTCTTGATCTTCTCAGGAAGGATGCATTCGTCGAGAGTCTGAGGACGATACTTCTCGACCCAGATCCATTGGTCTAGATTTGATGTGATCTTGCTCATGATTTGCTTTCGTTCAATAAAGATGCCGACGGCCCTTGTGAGAACCGTCGGCTAATTTCACTCTATCACAGGCTCAGCCGAAGCGTGAGAATTTCTGCATGCTGATCCAATAGTCGATCGTCTCGTTGTAGAAGTGGATGATCTTGGCTTTCTCATTGAAGAAGATGCCGACCTGATAGGTGTCGTTGAGCATGATCAGATCGTTCGTTGAGACCACGATGTTGAAGTCCTGGGATGCCTCTTCGCCGATGTCGATGGTGTAGAGATTGGAGCTCGGATCGAAGTCCTTGGTGTCCTTGTTCAGATCACCGGCGATGATCGAGAACCTGCCTCCGGTCGAATTGAAGGCGATGAACTCGAAGCCGTTGGCTGCAATGGCCTGCTTGAGACGGGTCAGGAGATCGGATTTAAGTTCGAACTCGTGATTGTACTCCAGCTTCCCGGGGATCTTGTCGGCATAGGTCAGGGCTGCCTTGTTGGCATAGGTGATCTTCTGCTTGCCGAACTGATCCGAGAGCATGAGGAACTTGTCCTCGAGCTGGATCTCCGGTTCCTTGAAGATGCCATGGATGGAGATGAATTCATTCAAGGAGAATAGGGAGATCTCCTTGGAAAAGGTCTCTGGGCATCTGAACCTGGCGCCGATGGACTTGGACTCGTTTCGAGTACGGATCTCCGATCCTGGCTCGATCACGATGTTGGAATGGATGGACGAGAAATTCTTCAAGACCTTGAGGGTCTGTTCACTAAGCTTCATTGTTAGCCTTTCTGATTTAGATGTATCGTATCACATTATGGGACCGGATGAAACCTTTAGATTTCATCCAGGACGGAAAAGTTGCCGTGCTTCTCGGCGAGTAGGCACCTTTGGAACTTGTCGCGGAGGCGATCGTTGTGTGAGATCACAAAGACGTTCATGTCCGCATCCTTGAGGAGCTTGGAGACGAACTCGACGCCTTCCTGATCCATGGAGCTATCGAACAACTCGTCCATGAACAGGAGATTCGTCTGGATCGAGTTCTTGATCTTGGCCAGCTCCAGGAAGGAGAACAGAAGGCCAAGGTTGAGGCGAGACGCCTCTCCTTCGGAGAAGGATCCGTAGGTGAAGTTGTCTCGATAGCGAGACTTGATGGTCTCATCGAAGTTCTCGTCCAGGTAGAAGGACACATAGAAGTCCATCATGGCCAGGTACTTGTTGATCAGGGTGTTGAGCATCGGGAGGTAGGTCTGAATGATCTTGGCCTTGATGCCCGTGTCGGACGAGAGACGGAGGCAGAGGTCGAAGTACTTGAGCTTGGCGATGCCCTTCTTGTAGGATGCTTCGTACTCCTGGAAGGTCTTGATCAACTCGTCCAGCTTCTCCTGGTAGGAGGAATAGGATCCATCCTCGGTCTTCCTGAGCTTCTCGATCCTCTTCTTGATCTTGACGATGATCGAGTTGTGGGACTGGGACTCGGTCAGGACCTTGATGTGCTTGGACTTGACCTCATTTACTCTGCTCAGGACGTCGTTGTAGGACTGGAGAAGAACATCGTACTGTTCCTTCAGCTTCTCTCTGGAGACGGTCGCCTTGGTCACCCTATCGTCCAAGGAAGAGCACACGTGCGTCTTGAACTTGGCATCGATCGTCTGGGCACAGGTCGGGCAGTGATCATGATCGTGGTAGAACTTGATCTCCTTTGAGTCCTTGGCGATGATGGAAGCCTTCTCACGGATCTGGCCGTTGAGCTCGTCAAGGTCGTCCTTGAGAGCCGCGACTTCTTCATCCGAGGGAAGACCCTTCATGTCGTTCTGGACGTCCGCCAGTTTCTGATCAGTCTCTTGAATTCTCGCCTCAGCTTCGAGTAGGTCCTTTTCGAATTCGAGGATCTGAGAATCCTTATTGGATTGGATGTGCGAAAGAAATTCCTTGTTCTCATCGATCGAATTCTTGACCAGCTTTATCTTAGTTTGGAGTTCGGTTAGTTCGACTTTGTGCTCGCCGATAGTCTCCTTGACGATGGCGGCGATCACTGAGAAGATGGACAAGTCCAGGAGCTCCTCGGTGAATTCTCGTCTCTGCCAGGTCGGAAGGGCCATGAATGGAACATACTTGGCTGCGCCGAGGACGACCATCTGGGTGAAGGTTCGATAGGACATCTTGACGATCTGCTGCTCGAGGATCTTCTGGTAGTCCCGGTTCTTGTTGTCCTGATTCATCAAGGTGCCGTTGTAGAAGACTTCAAATATGACCGGCTTGATGCCTCTACGAACCATATATGACCCATTATTGACCTCGAAGTAGACTTCAACAACACAGTCCTTCTCGTTGATCGTATTGACCAACTGTTCCTTCTTGATCTTGCGATAGGACTTTCCGTAGAGTCCGAAGGTGATTGCTTCGAGGATGGTAGACTTGCCCATCCCGTTCTTGCCGATGATGAGAGTCGAGTCGTGAGAGTCCAGGGTCACCTCGGTCCAGGTGTTTCCATAGGACATGAGGTTCTTGAATCGTACTTTTTTGAAAATCAGCATTATTCGCTATAGGCTACTCTGTTCAATGCGTCGGAATAGAACTTGGACATCAGTGCTTTGAGCACGTCCTTCTTGATGTTCTTATCCATCGGAGTTTCATCTATGACGTCATGGATGATGTGGATGGTCGACTTGGTTTGGGAAAGGAGATCGGCAGACAAGTTCTCATCTACGAACAGGCCCTGGACATCCTCAATGACCTTTATATCATAGGTTTCCACATCCGTGTTAAGAATGTTCATGGCCTTGTCGAGAACGTATCGATTGACCTCTCCGGAGACGATGACCTTGATGAACTTCTTCTCGAAGAACTCGGAGTTGGCAAGGAGCCACTCGATCGGATCCCATCCTTCGATCAGGTTGTCGGTGTAGTGGATCTTGACGTAGATGTCCCTTGGGTTCGGGACGAAGGTCAGGTCGATGGTCTTGGTATCGAAGACGTGGAAGCCCTTCTTCTGACCGTAGTCCGACCAGTTCATCTGATACTGGGTTCCGAGATTGATGATGTTACCGCCGATCCGGGACTTGGTATGGATGTGTCCATTTAGGACGTGGTCGTAGTCATAGAAGGTCTCCATCGAAAACCCGTGCTCCATGAAGACACCAGGCACGGACTGGGAGCCGATGATGTCCGTATGGGTGATCAAGGTCCTGGCCTTCTTGGACTGGATCGCTTCCAGGCACAGCTCCTCGTTCTCCAGACAGATCCAAGGGATCAGGTGGATCGGGTAGCCATCGTACTCATAGACCGTCGGGACACCGACGAACTCCACATTCGGATAGTTGGCCACGAAGGGTTCAATGGAGTTCGGACGAATGGTGTTCTTGTAGTAGAGATCGTGATTGCCTGGGATGATCCGGTAGTTCAGGAACTCGGTGTCGTGGAAGAACTCGGCGGCCATGTTGAAGGTCTTGACATTGATCTGTTTGCGATCGTCGAATAGATCTCCGGCGATGATGACGTCCGAGATCTCGTTCTCGATCACATACGGAATGAAGACATCCTTGAAGAACTTCTTGGTCTCAGCTTCCAGGTGGCTCTGGCCATTTCTGGCTCCGAAGTGGAGGTCGTTCAGGATTGCAATCTTCATTCTGCAGCATGCCTCTTCTTGAACTCTTCGTTGTTCTTCTCGAAGCGTTCGTCTTCCATCTTGTCTGACTCGATCTTCCCGGTAAGGAGCTCGACATAGGAGTTCTCCGGATCCTCATTCATCATCTGATCGAACAGCATCTGTTGGGCCGCGACTGTCTTGGCCTTGTTGTTCTTGGACTCTTGCTTGAGGTACTGGAGGAAGGCGTTGTTGACGATCCGGGTGATGTACGCAAATGGCTTGTCGTACTTGTCGGGGTTGAAGTTGTGGATGTACTTCATGACGGTCAAGGAAGCATAGGATGCCAGATCGTCGTGAATATGCCTAAGGTGATAGAACTTTCGATAGAGACAGAAGTTCTTGGAAATCAGGAATATCGCCTTGGCCATATGATCCGTGATCGGAGGTGGATTGCCGGGTCTTCCCTCGGCTCTCCATTCCTTGACCAGTGGATAGTAAACATCTCGGATGTTCTCGTAGAGGGCTTTGTTGTCTACGTAGATCTTTGTGGTCTTCTTGACCGGTTGGACTTTGTTGTTCATTATGAGTACATTATACCGTTTTTCTTACGGAAATGTACACCGAAAAATTAGTTCGGAGACTGGAGGGTCTTCAAAGGATATGGAGCTTTGATCATCGGAGTGGTTTCCACGATTCTCACATCGGCTTCAGAGGCTCCGTTGATCGAGTCCTTGACGGACGATACCGTCGAGAAAACCAACCAAGCACCCATAAACCCGAGAACCCACTGAACGATAACGATCTTTTGCGCCAGAGATAGAGGAAAAGTCATTCGATTCCCAGCATAGACTTCAAGTTGCCGACAGCCCACGAATACACAACAAGCCAGGCTGCCAGGAAGGCAGCAGCACCAATGATTAGGTTCTTTGCAAATACGCCAACTCTACCGAAGGAAATAAGGGTCTGGTAGATTGTGATCATCTGTCTGATGATCTTCTGTTCCTCCGGAGTGAACGGAGCAATGGGGTCGTAGTCGGTCTCGTCCAGGAGCTTTTCAATCTTCTGGAGGACTCGAATCTCTTCATCGCTCGCAAGAGCAGCTACGGCAGGATTAGTCATGATCGGGGTTTAGGACACCTTGAGATAATCTCGAGAAGCCCAACCCTCTACGCCAGCGGCCGTTCTGACCTTGACCCAGAGGTTCTGCCTCTCTAGTTCGGTTACCTTTGAACCGTCAGTGAGGAGAACCAATCGAGGGAACGTAGTTCCCTGTCCGGAACGGACGTTGAGTCCGGATCCCTTGGTGTTGGAGACCACAAGAACCTTCGGCTGAGCTGCTGCTCCTGCCTGGTTGTACTTGGAGTAGAAGCCGGCTGGGAGAGAAGGACCTGGATCGATCTTTCTGTCTGGAGCGATCATGTCGTGGCCGACGACTTCCTTGATCGAAGGATATGCAGCCATGAGGGCCGTGATGATTCCATCCATGGCTTCCATCTGGGCAGGAGTGAACTGAACCCAGTATCTTGCCTGTCCGCCATTCGGATGCTTTGCAAAGACGATGGTGTCGTCCTTGTCGTTCCAAAGAACCTTGCTGGTTCCAGGGAACTTGAAGTACTTGACGCCTTCCTTTTCGTAGGCAAAGTCTACAGGACCAGGTCCGGTGTTCTCGATGCCGATGGAATAGGAATTGAGGTTCTGATGTCCCTTCCACGAAGAACGACCTGCATGCCACTCAACGTCCGAGAAGGATCCGATCTGGGTGACCTTGCCTTCCGGCGAGATGACAAGCTGACAAGAAGCCTGAACGTCTGAGGATGAAAGAGTGGAAACGTCTGCATCGAAATTGACTCCAGCGGTGTAGTGGACTACGATGAACTTGAGGTTGCCCGTCTTGAATTTTCCTGAAGTCTTCTTGGTCGCTGCGTTCGTGACCTTCTTACCGTCCTGGTAGAGATAGTCTGACTTGATCGTAAATGTGCTCATGAAGTGGTATCCCTTATTCCTCGTATCTATCGAAACTCGGGATACTCTCCTCGCCCACGTATTTAACTCTTGAAGCTGAAGCTTCAAGTTCAGCTTTCTTCGAAAGCTTCACAACAGTTGATTCAGTGAGTTGAAGTCAACAGCACTTGCAGTGCATCACTCTGCCTCCGAGCTGAAGCTCTCCGTCAAGAGTGAAAAAAGAATAGAAGCCTAAGATACCACAAATGAACATCCAGGCTAGCTGTGACAAGGTGTCACACCCGTTGACGTCAAACGGATTTATTTTGCAGACAAACGTTGACAGCGATCGAGTCCACCAGATCGGACGCAGACCCTCGGATTTTCGAGACGACGACATCATGGACGTTGAACCCGAAGCGATCGTGGAATGCCTCGGCCATCTGTTCCTTCTTGGCATTGCCCTTCCCGTGGAATTCCTTCTTGACGGTGGCCGGAGAGAACAGGTGCATCTCCTTCCCGTACTTCTTCCAGACCTTGTACTTGATCATCTGAGTCGCCTCGGCGATGTCGAAAACCCTCCCTTTGGATCCCATGGAGTAGGACTCGATCCCGAACTCATAGCTTGATGCTTCCGGGATGCGGGCCATGAGAGCATCCGAGATCAGCTCGTACCTTTCCTGTGGGGTATTCCAGAGAGGATACATTATCGGGAAGAAGCTAAAGAGAGAGGTTTCGTACGGCTGGATCTTCTTTTCCGAAGATACGACGAAGGATTTGTAATGATCCTTCGAGTAGATCGTCATAGAGGGTGAGGTCATTGAATAATCGAAGGCAATAAGCATTTTTTCGTTCACTTTTGGTCCATTCTGTGTTAGACTAAGAATATGCAGAAATCGATGACATTGGCGGAATTCAAAGCCGCACACACTATATACGCTCCTGTCACTTCCCACCCTGAAAAATTCTGGGCTGCCGTTCCGAAAGGCTCCATCAATCCCCAAGTGGATATGATCACGGCCGGAACCGAGGATACCATTCACTGGCTCCTGGAAGTCAACTACAACACATGGATGAAGAAGACAAAGACCAAGATGGTCGTCGAAAGGGCCGGAGCATAATGCCGACGTACAACTACGAGAATACAGAGACTGGAGAGACCTGGTCCGAGTACCGCAACATGGATCAGAGACTCGACGGCGTCGACGGCAAGAAGATCATCTTGGTCCTTTCTGCTC